TTCACATATTAATTAAATCTATTCTATAAGGATTTTTTTCTTCTCTCATATTTTCTATAGTATTATCTAAAAATACTTTATCACCTTTATCAATATAATTATTATCTTCATCTATATAAAAATCTATATATACTATTTTTCTAGTTTCTGGTTCTACTATACCATATATAATCCATCTATCCATTCCTTTTTATCCTTCCATCTGATTTGTGAGGCGCATGGTTTTTCACTTTAACAGCCCGTTAGGGATGTTTTGTGAAAAACATATTTATATTTAGGCTTTCTCACAATCTCACATTTCACAAAGTTTTCACAACAATTCTTCACATTTTTCACAATATTTTCTCACAACTTCACAATTTATTCTTCACATTTCACAACACTGTTAGAAACCGTGAGTATCATATTGTTCACATTCTTCACAATTTTCACTAATAATCACATCTTTATTTTTTCAAGGCTGTCTATGGCGGACAGCATCTCCACTTAGGCCAACCATAGCCCCTAATTCAGTATTACTTGGCAATCTTCCATGACCCCCATAAAACTCAATTATAGCCCCCTTAATTTGTTCATCTGATACTGCGGAAGCACGCCCTCCTTTTTTCCCTTTTCCAGACTGTGCGGCAGTATATTCATGAGAGCCTTCTATTAACGCCCTAACACTAGTTATAAATAACTTTGATACATCTCCAGCATCAGGCGGCAATTCTCCATATACCCCGTAATAACATAAATCATAATTAAGTCTATATCTTAATTGTTCATCTTGTATTTCATTTACTGCTTCTAAATACCTTTCATTATATGTAAAAGTAGTGCCTAATTTTCCCATCTCCGCACCTACCCTTCAATACCTTCAAAGTATTCTTTAATTGCGGGATGTGTTTCTAAAAACTCGCGCAAATCTTGCATTTGTTCTTCTTCGCTTTTATTTACTTTTTCTATATATTCTGCTTTTTTACCTTTTCCAATCTTTTCTATCATTACACCTGTCTTTTTATATATGCCTGCTTGAACTGCGGGAAAATTTTTATAAATTGACACTTCACTATATCCATATTTTTTTGCTAATTGTTCTTGCGTCATATTTTCCCTCTTTTCTATTATATATCTATTATACTCAAAATTTTTCCAAAAATCAAATTCTTTTTGTAATGATTGTGCGTATTTTTTCGTCACAACCTCACAATTTCACAATAGTTTCACACAGCCCCTTTCTTTATATAGATGCGGAAATGCTTGTTTTGATGCAACTTTAGCCGCAAATAAAAAGGCTAGTTATCTAGCCTCTATTTTTAAATACACTCAATTAAATATGATATAATTTCTTGTGGGTCTTTAGCATATATTTCTAAATCTGCATCTCCCCATCTATCAAAAGTTGCTTTATCGTTAATTCTTAACATATAATGAAAATTATTGCCACCGTGAGGTTCAACAGCACAGAAATATCTATCTTCAAACTCCCAATATATATGGCTTATTTCTCCATCGTCATATAGACAATCTATATTATTACCCCAACCTTTTACATATTCTAATATTTTATTCATGCGGCAGCACCTTAATCTTTCTTAACTCTCGTTTCAATTAAATCTAACTTAAACTTTTTACCCTTATATTCAAATGTGATTAATTTACCAACATTCTCAACTTTTATATTATCGCAATCTTCACATCTATCTAAATCTTCTGCTAACATTGAAATTAAGAATTCTTTATCAGGATTTGGTTTTCTTTCAACTTTCTTGCGTTCTTTTTTCTTAGCCTCTGCTTTATGAATAGTTGCAGTTACTCTATTATCCTTTGCTTTCTTTGTTAATTCTTCCTGTTCCTCGTTAATTTCATAACCTTCATCTTCAAGATATACTTGAATAGCATCTTCTCTATCTAGCCCTAATTGTGTCATTAAATTCTCGATTGTCTTTTCACTTATTCTTATTATTTTTCCATCTTCTAACTTATAATCAAACATATTAATTCCCTCTCTTTCCAAATTTAATTACATATACTTTACCATTATTATATCTTTCAACAACAATAGGCAATTCATAGCGTTCATAACCATCTAATATTCTATCTAGCGTGAACCCCATTTCAATGTCATCACTATAATTACTACACCAATCCCCTATATAATCAATAATTGCATACTTATTTAACATATCAATCACTTTCCTTTCTTATTCTAAATTACTTAAAATTTTAAATCGTGGATTTGGGTCTCCATCTGCGGCAGTGCAATTATATAAATAGATTTCTTGCTTTACAATATTTGCGGCACTATCTATCGTATCATAACTACCTACAAAATACCAACTTTGTCCTTGATGAATAAGATACCCTTCTTCATCATAAATACTTTTTTCAAGCCACCTATAAACACTCCACATATCAATCACCTTCCCTATAAAATATTTCTTATTTTTTTATTTTACATATATATTATATCATTTTTTTAAAAATTTGTCAATAGTTTCGGTGTTTTTTTGATAAAAAATCGTATGGACTAAAAAATTGACGACTATGCCGCCAATTCTTCCATATATGCTCTAAGTTGATTACTTCTTATAGGGTTTCTCATTTTACGCAAAGCCTTTTCTTCAATTTGTCTTATACGCTCCCTAGATAAATTCATATCTTTTCCAATTTCTTCAAGTGTCATTGGCTCTCCATCAAGTAATCCATATCGTTTAATTAATACTTGTTTTTCTCTTTCTTCCAAACTATCCATAACTTTAAAAAGTTGTTCTTTTAAATCCATTTTAGCAACTGCGGCAGCAGGTGATATGAAATGCTTATCCTCGACAAAGTCTACTAAACAGTCATCGTCTTCTTCATTAACTGGCATATCTAATGAGATTAAATATTGCCCCATATCAAATAAATTCTTTACTTCTAGCACTTCCATATGCATACGCTCTGCTAATTCCTCTACAGTTGGTTCTCTTCCTAGCTCATTTGACATTAATTTTTCAGTTTGACGCATTTTATAATACTTATCATTTATATGAGCAGGCAATCTAATAGCACGCCCTTTATTAATTATTGCTTTAGTAATTGCTTGTCTTATCCAATATGTTGCATATGTAGAGAACTTATAACCTAGATCTACATCAAATCTATCAACAGCTGCCATTAGTCCAAAAGCACCCTCTTGAATTAAATCTTGAAATTGTAGACCTGAGCCCTTATATCGTTTAGCAATAGCAACAACTAATTTTAAGTTTCTATTAATTATTTCAGTGCGGGCGTCCTCGCTACCTTCTTTTAACTTTTTAAATAATGTCTTTTCTTCATCATCAGTTAATATATCATATTCTCCAATTTGCTTTAAATATGTTTGAATGTCGTTAATATTTAATTTCATATGTATCAACTCCCTTTCGCGGCAATGCCTGCCTTATTATTTCATAAACCTCAAATCGGCGAGCCTCATCCCGAGGTCGCCGTGAAGTTATTAACTAATTTCTAATTATTCAGCGATAGCGTAGATAGTTTTCTTTCCATCTTTACCACGAGTTACTCTATTAGTATCAACTAATTTCTTAACTAATGCAGATGCTTTTTGACTAGAAGCTATTTCACAATTTGCCATAATGTCAGCAACTGTAACTGGAGTTCCAGCATTTACCATATAATTGTAAATGTTTTCAACGATTTCTTTATTCTCTTTTTGAGTTTTAGTTTCACCAGTTCTTTTCTTAGATACTAATTCAATTTGACGGTCTAAGAATGCAACTAATTCATCGTTACCAGCAACAAATCCTTTCAATGTTTCAAAATAATCTTTCTTTGTCATCTTTTCCATAATTTTTCACTCTCCTTTTCCTAATATTTCTTATAAATAAGATAACTAAATGGTGTCTTTCTTTTTGTAAACACCACCTAGAATAAATATATTATCAGTTTACATTTATTCTAGGTGCTATCTACAAAGAGATAGCATATATGAAACCTAAAACGTTCCACGCATTTACAGCTACTAAGTAGCACACGTTCCACGCAATTACATAGATTTCTTAGTGGACTTATTGCCGTAGTTTTTTAAAGAGAACCTCCTGTTTAAGCATTACCCTGTTCACCAGTGGGTTTCACAAACTCTTTTTAACACTGCTATTATGCAAGCAGCACTGCTGTTCTTTATTTATACTCGCAGCCCCTAACGAGTTATTAATTATTTATTTATTTATTACATAATAATTATATAATATTTTTTATAAATAATCAATAGTAGTTATTTTTTACTCAACTTATAGTCTTTCAACTGGAACCAACAGACCTTAAATTATTTTGTAAATATTTCTTTTCTTATTTACATATTAATTATATAATATTTTTTAATAATAATCAATTTAAGTAGTTTTTATCAGGTTCTCCTAAAGCCGTGACCCTGCGGGATAAACTATAACCAACTAAACACTCTACGACACCCGTATAGACCTGTCGCCGCCTGGGAAATTTTGATTGGCGTTCCCGCTATAACGCAAGGATTAGCTAACGCGGGTATTCCCTACCATATATATTTTAACTCAAAGGGTATTTCAACCTCCGCACAGTATTAATATTTTACTGGACTTACACCAGTGCACGACTTTATTTTTGAGTTGCCATATGCGGCGGTGGTAGCCATTTCCACTCCTTAGGTTAGTTCTACGCCTCTAACGACCAATTTCTATAAATATGTTTTATTTATTTATTACATTATAATTATATAATAATTTTTAATAATAATCAATTATTTATTTACTTTGCTAGATAAGAATGTTATTTTTTCAGCTTCAATTATATTGCCTTCTCTAATACTACCTCTTATTCCAACTACATCTCCACGATGACAATATGCTTTAACATTTTTAGCAAGTCCACCTGATATATGAATTATAAGATTGTCGTTTTCATATTTGCCTTTTTCATTTTTATATGCTCTTGGAACTATAAGAGTTAAATTTTCATTTTTAAATTCTTTTAGTCTTCCAACTAACATAACGCTGTTTACCATATCAATCACTTTCCTTTCTTATTACATTATAATTATATAATATTTTTATTAAAAAATCAATAAAAATATTAAGGGTAAAGTTCAAACCTCCTACTTGGCGTCCCTTCTACTGTTCTTTCAGCCCTATCGACGCGTTCCCTATTCTTTTTATATAGGAGCAACCCACAGTTTTTATAAGATTTATATTTCCTTTTTCATCTTACATATATATTATATAATATTTTTAATAAAAAATCAATAGCAAAATAAAAAGCGGCAATCCTTTTAATTAGATTGCTCACTATATATTGTATTTTTTATATATTCAACTATTTCTTGCTCGTCCGTTATAATTTTTGGAACAATTATTGAAATATATTTACTATTATCTCCATTTGAAATAGTATATTCTATATTATCAAAAGCACGTATTTCTCGTATTATTAGTTTTTTAAATTCTTCAAAAGTAAAATTTCTTCTATTTATAATGTTTTGATATATTTCTTCTTTTTCAACATCAACGTTATGTTCATTTGTATATGCATATGGCATATAATTAAACATAGGATTATATAAATCTGTTGTAACTGCCCAACTTTGTGTATTAGCTCGTGGAATTATAAATGTATGACTATCAGCGGCAGCTGGTTCTTCATTTGCAGGATCTTGATCAGCGTGCTCTTCTGCCGCATTATCCGCTTCTTGAAGCTCTGGATGATGTTGCCTATAGAATGGACAGTTTGCACAATGTTCTGGATTACATTCTATTACACTGCTATCATCAAAGTCGGCATCTCCTTCTTGCTCAGCTTGCCATAGATCTCGTTCTGAACAAGCATGTTCTTCACCATCTATCTCACAGTGTGCATGCGCCCAAAGATATGAACGACAATTTTCACAATCATGGTCGCATTCTACATAATCATCAGCATAATCACACCATTCTTCATTAGAACCCTCTTCACACCAATTTTCATTTATATGCCCATCACCATTATATTCCATATAATCTTCATCACTACCACAATATTTTTCTCCACAGCCACATGGACATACTATATCATCACAATATATGTCAAATGGTGCGTGAAATTCATCATTTTTTAATACCCACACATTATCATTATGATATTCACTATATCCATACTCTCCATGCTGTCTATATGCATTCAATTTATCATCATATGTGCTTTTTCTCCATAGATTTTCTTTACCTGTTTTTTCGCATATGAAAGTCTCTACCTTGTTTCTTATCATTTTCATAAATTGCTCAGAACAATCTCTCTTCCATGGATATACGCTATTAAAATGAACAGCATTAAAAGTCTCATTAAATGCTAGTGTAATACGAAGTCTTTTATATCTTATATTTTTAAAATCATATTTATTATAAAGCATAAATTTACCTGCATCAGTCCAAACATAACTAATTACAGTTGCTTTATCTAATACGCCCGCCAAACAACCATCAGCATGACTATCACTAAAATTCTCTAGTCTATAACAAGATGTCCAATTATAAGGATTTTCACTTGATAACATTATATCAACAGGGTCAATAGATAAAGTATATGTTGCATTTAATTCAGCATTTTCAAATACTTGCCCTATTTCAGTAACTACTTCATCAGGCGCATTTAATTTGCTTTTAAAGAAATGTGTGATAGAAGTTCCCTCCGCTATAGTAGGAAATATTTCATCTAACATTTTTCTTTCATCCCATCCTATATTTTGGTATCTTATTTTATTATCACAATGATTTGAAAATATTTCGAGCCAAGGATAAAATACGACATGTTTTCTACCCACTTCTAACATTTTTTCTTTATAATCTCTCTGTTCATCGCGGTAAGTAATAGGCATATCTACCCTTAATTCACCACCAAAGAAATCAAATAGATATTTTTTATTTCTAGCCCATCTTATTAAATATTCTTCAATTATTTCATCTTTTAATTCTGTCATAGATAACCCCGAATATTGAGCAATACATTTTGTAAAATCGGGAATACTAATTTTATTTACCATTGGAGTATATTCTTCTCCTAATTTATCTATTAAAGTTTTTTTAGTTAACATATTATCATCTCCCTTTCCAATATATTCTAATAACTATCGTAAAATTTAACTACATCATTATGACTATCTATATAAGTTTCAAGCCATTTTAAATTAATAATAATTTGTATTATCTTTTCAGCATATTCTTCAAATTCCCATATTGAGTCAGCATATTCATCCCAATACTCTTTTGATAAAAATGGTGTTAATACTTTTATTAACGCAGGAATGTCTTCTTTATCAAGAGTAAAACTAGCATCGTTTTGGTCTAAATGAAATTTGTCTATAATTGCTTGTCTAATACCCCAACATTTTCTAAAATATGCAATATCTATATCTACATAGTCTTTATCAATTTTTGGCATATCACTAAAAAAATCATAAGTATAACTATTTAAAACATCATATTTTACAAAATTAGGAATTTCTTTAACCTTGTCTTTTTTTACTCGTTTAATAATAATTCCATTATCAAGTCCCATTTTTTATCACTCCTTTTATTTATTACATATATATTATAATATAATTTTATAAAAAAATCAACAGATTATTCATCTGTTGAGTCCTTTATTAATTTTTTATCAAATAATCCAAATTTATGTTTGGTTTCACCTGTTATAGCTCTAAAATCAGTTTTATATTTCTTTGCGGGAATAATTATTGTATATTCAATACCATATGAAGTAAATCTGGCGCGACCTCCATATTTAGGATCTTCAGTCTCATATTCAGGTTCCCATTCTCTCCCACATTGGTCATATACATATGCCCCATCACGCAATTCTTCTCTTATTGTTTTATCTAATAAAAATATTCTTTCAATTTCATCTAATGTTTTGTGTTTATAATAAGTATAATATGTATTAAATGAATATCTTTCATGTTCCACTTCAATAATTATCCAATTTGGTTTAAACAAATTTTTAATTTTCATTTTCTTCCTCCTTTTCCTTTATATAATATGTTCCACTATACCCTAAAATAGCATTTTCTTCATCAGTAAGTCCTATATGATTATAAATTTCTTCTTCATTAGAAGCCATTAAGAAAATTTCTAAATGCATTTTTCTTGCTAAATATAATAATCTATCATAAGGTATTTTTTTCATATTATTCTCCTTTATTCTTTTTATATTCTAAATATTTGTTCAAATTAGCTGAAATTCTTTTCATTTCCTCATCAAGATGAACATATACATATAATAAATCTTCAGGGTGAAAATGAATTAATTGACATATATCATCATAAAAACCGTTTTCATCCATTAAATCTTTATCATCTACATATACTGTAAATTCACAATTATTTTTTTCATAATAGAAATCAATTTGTTTTTCCATCTTTTCTCTATCAAAAACAATATCTATATATCCTTCTAATTGTGTATATACAAATTCTCTAATTTGGTCATACATTGTTTCTTGTAATTTCTTTCTCATTTATATTTTCTCCTTTTCATTCTATATAAATATTATAACATAAAAAAAAGAAATAATCAATTAATTATTGATTATTTCCGAATTTACTTAATAAATATGTATTGCTTACTGCTTTAAATGAATTTACTCCATCATATGTTCTTAATACAACACCTTCACGATAATCGCCATCTACAACAGAGGCTCCATCTGCATATGTAACCATTTCATCAATAGAATTAGGTAATGTAAAATGTTCCTCTAATATAGGTACACAAGGAAGATCATATATGACTAAAAATTCTGTCATATCTTTAGGATTTAATCTTTTAACTTCCCCTGTTTTATAACCTAATATTAAATTAAATACTTTAAAATCTATATCATTCATATGATAATCGCGATCTTGGATCCCCTTACCATAAGTTTCCCCTTGAATAGTAACGAAAGCCAAATTGTCATATCTTTTTAAAATGTCTTTTAATACATCTTCTAAATGATATTTTTCAGCCATTTCAGTATATACATTAGTTTCATAAAAACATTCTTTATCTGCTTTATCAAAACATACATTGCGGCTGCACACATAATAATCATATCTATTAAAATGTTTACGCTTCATAGTCATTGTTGTTGAAGTTCCATCTATTTTTTCCGTTACAATCCACTCAGTATTATCTGGCGGGAATAGCTGAGGTAAATTTTGAACACGTTCCTCATCTGTTTTAACTACCCAATCGGGCCAGAATGACGCCTTAGCATCTCTTCTACGACCCAAGAATAAAAATAATACTTTCTTACCAAAGTTGTTTTTATACATTTTATTTAAAAAATTATATTTTGCAAATAATTTAGCATTTCTTTGTTTCATTCTTGCATATTTATTTACAGTTGTTTTTCTTTTATTATCATCAGCTACCGAATAAACTACACCTAATTCTTTTGTAACAAAATCTCCAAGTTCATGTTCATCCATTTCCCAACCTAAGTCCGCAAATGAAACAAGTAAACCTTGAGATATAAAATTACCCTTACCCCCAAACGTATATTTTTGAGTTTTTACTTTGTAATGTTTTGGTGCTAGAAATTGCGCCCACTCTGCTGTTTCTGGTAATTTACTATCAATTTCAAAATATACTGCAATACTACCTGGAATATAGGTATTTTTTCTAACCATTATATGCCAGCCGCCAACAACAGCACATTCACAATTATCTGAACCCTCAATTGGTTGTATATCATCAATTTGCACTATGTATGCTAATTCTCTTTCTTTTGTTTTTGGATTAATCATATATATTACCCTCCTTTCCTTAACATTTTGGCATTTCATATAATCTTGAATAATATCCATTATGATAATTACAACTTGCTAGATTATACATTTTCTCTTGTATTTCATCTAATATTTGAATAGCTCTTTCTTTTGTTTCATAGATTCCAAGTTCAAAACTAAAATCTGCATTTGCCATAATAGAAACATAACCTTGATCTGTCATACCAGTAGTATCAATTCATATATTATTAACTTTTAACAAACTCTTTTTATCTTGAGTGCGGATCCATAGTTCCAAGTTTCTTCACCTTGACCTTTCCTTTATCATATCTTACAATATCAATATCTTCTTCTTCCTCTTCTTCATATGTTCCTTGCTGTGTTAATATTCTAATATATTTATTCCAAATATATGGGTCTTTATCTTGTTTTGTTTCCATTATTACTCCAATTCTATAAAATCATTATAGATACATCTAAATTTATCATTAATTTGTTTCTCTACGTGATAGTGTCCAAAAATCCAATGATCAAAGGTTATTTTATCTTTTACTTTATCTAATTGCTTTTCACTTTCATGAATTGCATTACTATCACTAATATTACTTAAAGTAAATAACCAATGTTTAGCTTGTTGAACTTCACTATGTGGACAACAGTGACTAAATACATAATCATAATGTGCCCCTTCAATAATTTTATCAACATCTGTATCAGTAATAGCTTCACCTTCCCACCAACCTAGATGTCTTATTTTTCTAATAAATTTATCTACACTATCAGCACCACCCATAAATAATACAGATTTATTTCCTATAAAACCCGAAAAACCTCTAGGACAATAGTGAATATGTTCTGAATTATTATATAAATGATTTTTATCACAATTCCAACTATTAATTATATCAAAATTTTCATGATTGCCATCTAGCCAATAAAGATGTGTTCCGCGGCAATGCTCTTCATAAAACTTAATATTTTCTTCCGCATCTTTCTGGTCATCTCGCCAGTAAAGACCCATATCACCGCATACAATAATGCCATCATTTTGTAGATTATATTTTTCAATAAATTCAACTATTTTATTTAAACTGCCGTGACAATCGCCCGTAACAAATATTCTATTCATATTAATCACCTTTCTCTCATTTTCTATATATATTATAATATATTTTTATAAAGAAATCAATTTATTTTACCCTTTTAAGAACTTTAATTTCTTCTTCTTCATTTTCAAATGTTAAAACTCAACATATATTTTTAAACTCTTGTAAATTATGTCAAGTTAAAGCTAAATTGTTTTGTTTTAATCAAGTTATAAAATTTTTTCAAGTAAACATTTTATGAAATGTTTGTTGTTCTATCTCTTCCGTTGTTATAAACTCTTTCATATTATTTTTCCTCCTACAAATAAAAAAAGACGACCCGCAGGCCGTCCTTGGAAAGGGATTGAACGTAAGTAAGATTTAGGAAAATCCTTAATCATTACTTACAAGTATATTATAACGAAAAATTTTCGTTTTATCAAATTCATTATTGAATATCTTATTACCTGAAAATATACATATTATTAAATAACTTATAAACACTATTAGTAGGCTTTACATAAGATATTCAATAACGAATTTGATAAACTAAATTTTTGTTAGCATGGTTGCGAGAGGGTAGATTCGAACTACCGATCCCCAGCTTATGAGGCTAGTGAGATGACCGCTTCTCTACTCCGCGATATAGAAAGGTCTATTATGCACCCGACCAAAAGGCTGGTTTCATGTTGCTTTTTTTATGGGGTTGGAACATCACCACCGCAGTCTCCCCAATAATATACTAGAGGCTGCACGAAACGAATACACATTTAATCTATAATTCCTATAGAACCTTTTCCTAGTAATTGTATAATTAATTGATTGAAATGTCCCTTGATAAAAAAAGTAATTTCGATGTTCCTCACATTAAGAATGATATAAGTAAACTTCGGTCATTAGCGAATAAAGAGCCTCATATGGGGAGCTACCCCATAATCTTCTTTATCCGAAGCAGATGCTTCCAAAACTAAACAAGGTCAATACTTGCTACTTTCACGGGCGATAGGCAATTTTCCAAATATTTATCTTTTTCATAAAACCATCGCACGGTTTGAAACTAAACAGTAAATGTGTAGATTTCCGCTACTCGCACTACTATCCATTTTTATATCGTGTTACCACGACTCAACTACACAATGACTTATTGGTCTTAATATGGTTTCAACCTATAGCCACCACAGCTATCAGTTCCATACCTTACACACCCACAGGGCTGTCAGAATTGTCAACAATAGGATAGTATACCTTATCTAAATATATTCATCCCCACCACAATCCTCTTTTTTGTGCTATTAACACATCTGGCGGCAATCGTTACCTTTTGCTGCATCTCCGTCCATTTAAAGTTTTCACTCTAAACCTTGAAGTTGAGGCATCGTGTCCATCCCTAGAAGTCTGTCTAGGTTTTTCATATGGTTCAAAATTATTTTTTTTATCAAAGAACATTTCGTAATCATTAATTACATACTTATTATATAAAAAATTTTTAAAACTTTCAACTATTTTTTAAAATAATTGTTAATTTCTTCGGTACTCCATAGTTTTAAAATATCAACAGATACATTATCAACTTTTGTCTTAGATTTATCAATTTTTTTTGATATATCGTCCCATTGGTCCAGTCCTACATAGATAATATCATTATCTACTGTAATACTTTTTGCATCAACCATAATAAGAGTTCCTTTTTTAATTATTTCTTTTATTCCCTTATCACTAGTATCTTTTTTAAATCTAATGACAAACCGTTTAGAATAACATTTTTTTAAATTGAATTCAGTTATTATATAACCTTTATTTTTTATTTCTTTTGTATATTCATATAAAGTTTCATCTATTAAATTTTTATTTGTAGAAAAACCAATAGAAATCTTCTCTTGATTTTCTTCTATTTCATAATATTGATACCCGCATTGAAATAAAAGTTTAAATAAAACAATCATTATTAAAACAATACTTGGTATAAGTATATAAAGCAATGTTTTCTTTTTTGGAAGTTTTATTTTAAATTTTTTATCTTTTAATTTAATTGTTTCCATTCTTTTCCCTTTCATCACAGATTAAAGGGAACTTATTGCAATTCCCTCTAACTTTAATATATTCTCTTTGGAAGAAATGAAAATATGAAATTGTTATTATTTTTTTAAGCATCACAACTTCGCTTTCAGGGGTGTTTCTTGACTGGAATTGCACCAGTATCTACAAATGTAGGTCTTTCTATTAAACGACAGAAACATATGATGGGTGATTAGATTGGAGGACAATCACACCGCAAAACCTTTGAAATGAAATAACTATTGCATTTCGTTAGCACTCCCATGGATATAAGTGCAAACGTAATTAATTACCGATAGTAGAAGCCCTATCAAGCCGCTGGTTAGAGGTCAGCTACCTGTAAGAATTAGTGCCTTACACACAACCAAAACCCTTTTGTATTACCAAAATCATTTTGGTAATATAATTATAATAAAAATTTTTCAAACTGTCAAAAAAGTTTTCTTAATTTTTATTACATTAATATTATATAATATTTTTTATAATTTATCAAATAAACACGCGGCAGACCGCGATCAGTTCTTCATGGTGCCTCGGGAGAGATTCGAACTCTCGACCCTTTGATTAAAAGTCAAATGCTCTACCTGCTGAGCTACCGAAGCATAGCCTCCCCGGGAGGGAGTAGAACCCTCTAACCTCTTAATATAATATTAAGTGTTCTATCCGATTTTGAACTATCCGAGTACATATGGTGGAGATGACGGGACTCGAACCCGTGTCCAAAAACAACTACTAATCACAAATCTCATTCTTACCTTACAAGTTTTGTGCATACCGTTCTATCTATACTCTTTACCATATGCAAATCTCAAGAGTAAGTCTATGCTAAAAGTAAACATTAAGTGCGGCTGGCATAGATAGCTGACACCTTAATGGCGGTCTTTGTTAGTTAATACGATTATATTTTTCTCTGTCCGCTACTGATACTTCATATAAAAGCTACTTAGTCTTACGCAAAGGCTACGCAATTAGATGCGAATAAAGATTTAACTTTATTAGTAATTTTTGATAAAATGTTTCCATTTAATTTTTTATGTGCTATTTAACGCATAACTACGACTTGTATTGTGATGGTTCGCTTGCTCCTGTCGAAACCAGAAACATCCCCATATGGCGCCTCAGGAAGGACTTGAACCTCCGACCCTCTGATTAACAGTCAGATGCTCTAACCGACTGAGCTACTGAGGCAAAAATGGTGCAGATTCTAGGGCTCGAACCTAGGACCTCTAGTTTGTAGGACTAGCGCTCTAACCAACTGAGCTAAACCTGCAAAAATGGCGGGCTGTACGGGATTCGGACCCGTGATCTCCTGCGTGACAGGCAGGCGTGGTAGGCCACTGCACTAACAACCCATATAATCGGAACATAATATATGTTCCAACCACCTGTTTTATTTGTTTTATTTTTAGATAACTCTTCTTGCTGTCATTTTAATCATAACATTAACAGAAGTGATACCTATTCCCTTTTTTGGAGTTCTGGCGTGTATTATTTTTCCGCCGCCTATATATAAAGCAACATGCGTAATACTTTTGCCACCATTTCCGCTATAAAACACTAAATCGCCAGCTTTTAATTCATTAAAGCCAACCTTTCTACCTACTCTTGCTTGAGCGGCAGGTGTTCTTGGTATACTAACTCCAAAATGCTTATAGATACTTTGTGTAAAACCACTACAATCAGCCCCCCTAGTTAAACTAGTTCCGCCAGAAACATACGGATTTCCATTAAATTGAATAGCATATCTCACTATTGCATTAGAAGTATCTATATTGCCTGATGTATATATAACTTTATTTGTTGTTTTCTTTTTAGTTTTTTGTTTTTGTCTTGCTATATAATCTTGTTTTGCTTTATTGATAATATTATTGACTTGTTTCTGTTCAGTTTCAATCCCTATTTGTTTCCACATTATTTTTTCCACATAATCATTTTTTTGATATTTTGTTATTTGTTTAATAAAATCTTTCTTTTCTTTTTCAGTTTTAAAATATATTGTATTCTTTTTATTTGAAACAACAAAATATTTTACGGAAAAAACATACTCCTTTAAAACCAATTTTTCTATATTTGTTTCATAATTATTAGATATGTAATTATGCCCCTCTATTTGTAAAAGTGGCGATACTATATATCTAACATCTGTATACCCCTTATCTTTAATTTCTTGTATATGATTATTAATAATTTCATTTACAAAAATCTCTTGCTGTGTTGTTTCTACTTCAGTAGCCGCAAAACAAGAGGTTAAGATAGGAGGAACAAACATCATCATAATTATAAAACAAATAAATACCTTTTTCAACACCCTCTCTAACGAGGGCAGATACTCATTGTTTTTTTCATTCATATTTTTTACTCCTAAAAATAAAACAGGGTTTTTAATAATGGTGGGCGGAGAGGGACTTGAACCCTCACGGGATTGCTCCCATAGCATTTTAAGTGCTATGTGTCTACCATTCCACCATCCGCCCATATTGGTGACGCCGCCGGGATTCGAACCCGGGAATGTCAGGATGAAAACCTGATGTGTTGACCGCTTCACCACGGCGCCATATACAAAAGATTAGTTAGGACTCACACCTAAATTTTTGCACTCCACGTGCAATGTACTGGACATTATATAGACTTCTGCAGTGCCTCATATAATGGACTAGCAGACTTACACACCCATAGGCTCTGTTAGATTTTGGGCCCGCCTAGGTTCTGTATCATCTTATACTACTAATCTCTCATTTGATTACATATATATTATATTATATTTTTTAATAAAAATCAATTATAATTCTTCATCGTCATCTTCTGGTTCACCATAGATAACTTCACAAGTACAATAAGGATGATATGGAGGTTCATCAATCTCATCAATAGGCATCCATTCTTCAGTACTTTCGTTACAACATTCTCTGTCACAACCGCCACCGGGAACAACCATTCCATATTCTATTTTTGCACTTTTCAATCTCTTTTTTAATATTTTATGAGATACTACTTTTGTTTCATTTTCTAAAATCTTTTTTTCTTTATGAATTAAAACATCGCGGATAATCTCTTCATTTTTCGCCATTTCTACATATTGTTTAATACGCTCTTCTAATGTTTTATTATCTTTATCATATGTATATTTATCAATTTCCTTTTTAGTAATAGTTTTAGGAATTGATTTATCCATTTCTTTATAAATTTTACTACCTTCTTTAATAGTTAATTTATATGTTTCTTCTAATGAACTATATATGATTATAATAATATCATTAGCTAATTCATTTCATTTTTGAGATTTTTTATCATAAAAATCTTTTACAACATTTTCAATTTCATCAGCCCTATCTCTTTCCTTGTCTAAGATTAGCTTCATCATTTTTTTATGAGCTTTAAGTTTTTCTTTTTTAGTCATATTTTCTCCTTAAAAATGGCGCCCCCTCAGGGATTCGAACCCCGGACACACGCCTTAGAAGGGCGTTGCTCTATCCTACTGAGCTAAGAGGGCAAGTAAAGCATATTATTTATGCTTTGTTTCAGTGTAATTATATCCATTTTGTAGCAATAGGTCATCAAATGATATTCCCATATTATTAAATGGAACATACATTCTACAAGTTAATTCATAAATAATTGCATTATATTCCTCTTTTGATATTTCTTCACTTAAACGGTGCATTAATTCAGCAGTTGGTGTTGTTCTTAATTCTAATATTGTCATACTTTCTCCTTATTTTTTTTATGGTGCGGGAAGCAGGACTTGAACCTGCACGAACTAGGTTCACTGGTTTCTAAGACCAGCGCGGCTGCCATTACGCCATTCCCGCATGGCGTCCAGTGCTAGATTCGAACTAGCGGACCGCATAACGGCCGGCACTTTAGCAAAGTGCTGGGTTAAGCCATCTCCCCCAACTGGACATTGGAGCACCCAGTAGGATTCGAACCTACGTTGCTGAAGTTGCAGTTCAGTGCCTTATCCAACTTGGCTACGGGTGCATATGGTGCGGGATCTAGGATTTGAACCTAGGACCCCCGACGTATCAGATCGGTGCTCTAACCAACTGAGCTAATCCCGCATGGCGCAGAGTCAGGGACTCGAACCCTGAAGCCCGTGAAGACCAACGGTTTTCAAGACCGCCCGACTACCAATTATCACAACTCTGCATATGGTGGCTCCCAAAGGTAACGATCCTTCCTATCCGGTTTTTCAGACCGGTGCTAATCCATCTCAGCTAAAGAGCCATAAAAATATGGTGGAGGTTGAGGGGATCGAACCCACTCGGTACAATGTAAAGGGATTTACAGTCCCTCCCGCCTCCTTAACGGACTACACCTCCAAATAAAAATCATTACCACCAAAGGTAATGAAAAGTTGTCTTAAATATATCTAATAATTCGTTAACAGTATCATCAACTTCTGTCCCTAAATTATAATACCATTCCTCATCTAACAATTTATCAGACAATTCAATCATTTTATTAATCAATGCTTTTTGAGTATATTCTTGGTCTTTATACATAATTCTATGATATTCTAAATCAATATACTTTTCAGCATCTTCTTTATATACCTTTAATCGCTTATTTAACCATTGTATAAAAGAAAAACTTATATCAAAACATTCTTCTTTAATAATTTTTTCTTCTCTTTTTTTAGTCATCAAAAACATAACAATCCCTCCTTATTAAGCAGCTGCTTCAACCCTCTTTTCAATTTCTTTTAATTTAGCTTGCTTTTTCTTCCCTGAACCTGGAGGATGAAGTTTTACATACTCAGCTGCAGCCTCCTTTAACTCTCTACCTCGTGGTGTTAAATTTTTTTGAGCCATAGGGTTTCTTTTTAATTTCTTATTTGTTTTACCTTTTCTATCTAAATTTAATTGTGTAATTAAATATTGTGATTCTCCACTACCAGATTTACCTTTTTTTCTTTTTGCCATATTACTTTCCTCTCTTTTCTAACAATATTATATTATAAATTATTTAAAAAATAAAGTAAAAACATGCGGACGCGAGGTTAAATAATCTTTTAATCGCGTCCTAATTTATACAAGGGCTAGTTATACATACTTCAGCTATCAATTCCCCGTCGGATGCGGTTCAGTTTTCTTCACATTAATAACTATTTCCAATTAACCCTTATTACTTTTTTGGCAGGGGATGAAGGCATCGAACCTCCGACCTACGGTTTTGGAGACCGTCGCTCTGCCAGCTGAGCTAATCCCCTATATGGCAGGGGCTGTAGGATTCGAACCCACACCCCGGGTTTTGGAGACCCGTCTTTACGGTTTTGAAGACCGCTGTGCTACCATTACACTAAGCCCCTAATTTATAATGGACTAGAATAAGAAGATCGGACTCTTGCTTTCAGTGCCACAAACTAACGTGCTACCATTACACCAATTCTAGTATATATCTTTACACACCGCGTCTATTTCCGCAATATTATCAAACATTCCACATAAATATTTTTCATATAAATTATAATAGCATATTTTTAAATATAAATCATTCATTTTATCTTTATACACATTTTCAAGAGGCAATAATACATAATCAGGTTTTAAACTAACTATTTTATTCCATACTGAATCCATAGTTCTAATACCCCTATTTTTCATTTCTTCTCTTAAATAATATGCATATGAAATTAAATTACTATAATCATAGTCCAAAACAAAATTAACTAACACATGATTTGGAGTTCCATTTTTTTGAATAGCCCCCGCAATTGCGGAAACCTCTCTCCATTGTGCTACTAAATGTTGTTTTGGTAATACACTAATTAATTTTGTATGCCACAATCTCATAATTCTCTCCTTTTTTATACATATTTATTATATAATAAATTAATAAAAAAGTCAAAAATAAGAATTAAGCACCAATAAAATATTTTAATATTAAAGTTTCTTCGTCATATAAACAGAAAATAATATCTCTATATAATACTTCATCTTGATGTAATTCAGCATTTGCTTCTCTATAAATAGCATCTTTATTAGATGTAGCAAATGATTTCATTGTATTGAAATATTTTTCTGCCTTAATTAATTCTGAAAACTTTTTTTCTTTTAATAAACTCTCATCACTATTGTGAAGTAATTTTACACTATACATTTAAAAATCCTCCTAAACAAAAAAACCCTATAATAAAAATGCTTATTATAGGGTAATATTTTTATTCTGTTAAAGCTTTACAAGTTGAAGGGCCAACATATCCATCTACATTTAGATGTTTATCTTTTTGGAATTTTTTAACTGCTGTATTTGTGGCAGGTCCAAATGAACCATCTACACCAGAACTTCCAACACTATAACCTAATTCAATTAATCTATTTTGTAACCATTTAACCATGATTACTGCTTTAACACCTTTATATAATTGATGTTTTGCACATGCAGCTGTAGTTGCTGGTCCAAATGATCCATCAACTGCAAGTCCACATTGCCATTGTTCATTCATTTTTTGTTGTAAAAGTTTTACTTGGTCAACTGGAACATCTTGATCACTATAATCTATATACTTAAGTAATCCATGATAAGTCCATTTTAAATTTTTCTTTCCTTGATAATATCTGTTTCCTTTACTATCAATTTCACTAATTATTGCTTTTTTAGTTCCCCAACCAGTCGTATCTTCAAATACTTTTCCGTTTCCAATATAAATTCCTGTATGATTATATTTTGTATCTTTCATACATAAATATTCACCTGGAACTAAATTACTGAAATTAGTAGATACTTTTGTACAATAATTTAATGCTCCATTACAAGTAAAATCTGCTACACCATTAGATTTGTATACTGTGCCACCACGAGATAAATTTTTATCCGCTTTAAAACCCCATAAAATACATTTTACTGATAAAACGCAATCAAATTGCCATTTTCCATTACTATTTAATTTACTTCAATTTTTACCACTATAATATACATTTGGTACGCTATTTACTAACCATTTCAATTTTTCAATAAATTGTTTACTTTTCATTACAGCCATAGTATAACCTCCTTTTACTTAATATTAAAAAAAGGTTATTAAAATTAAACATTTTTGCTAAAATAAATAATAAAAAATGGTCGGGGATGAGAGATTTGAACTCCCAATCTCTCGGTCCCAAACCGAGTGCCTTAGCCAAATTGGGCTAATCCCCGATATAAAAAGCTCTATATTAAGAGCTTAACTAAATAATTTCTATTGTTTTTGTTTGTGGCAACTCTGCCTTTTTAGATGCGATGGTAATATATAATAAACCATTTTTCATAGTTGAAGTAATATTATCTAAATCGCAACTAGTTTCATCACAAGAGAACTTAGAATTAATTGAATATGTTTTTCCTGTGATTTCATCTTTTGTTTTGCCTTCTATTAAAATATAATGTTTTCCATTAATACATTTAACAGAAACTTTTAAATCTTTTTTGTCTAATCCTAAAACATTGTGAACAATAGTAATAGAACCGTCTTTATTATTATTGATTGAATAAGGGTGCATATCTTTTTCATCTCTAATAAATTTGTAGAATCCCTTATCTCAATCGAAAGGGTCAACAGCCCAATCTAATAAATTAATATCATTTAATAAACTCATAAAAACCTCCTAAAAATAAAAAATAAAATAAAAAAACTTAATATAGAGCTTATATAAAATGGCTCGGGGTGGTAGATTCGAACTACCAAATGCAGGAGTCAAAGTCCTGTGCCTTACCGTTTGGCTAACCCCGAATGTAAAAACCCTCAAGGCGAAACTCGTATCTTGAGGTTGGACTTACACATATATTATATGCTGCCATGCGGCCGCCGGTTAATCATTTGACGAACCGCGGTTACCGCTAAATCTTTATAGTGTTTAACCTTGTAATCCCATTCGCTTTTAACTGTCTTTTAGTTAAAGCAGCTGCAAGTCTTTTCATATTGGTTATTTTTTTAAATTTTCTAAACCAATATGAAGCAAGAAAATCTCTTCCTTCTACCACGTAATCGCGGTATTTCAGGAATGCCTCCTGTTCTTGCTTTAAAAGTGTTTGTTTTTCCATAAGTCTCACTTTCTTTGCATATAGCAATAAATTTCAAAATGGTGGAGAGCAGGGGGCTCGAACCCCTGACCTCCTCGGTGCAAACGAGGTGCTCTCCCAGCTGAGCTAGCTCCCCATTTATATTGGTGGCTCTACTAGGACTTGAACCTAGAACCTATCGGGTATGAACCGATCGCTCTAGCCCATTGAGCTATAGAGCCATAAAAAACATACGCCTTTTATTTAATTTTCCAAAGAATATTAAATTTTAACGGTCTTCCGAAGATTCCGAGGGCACTATTTTAATTAGGCATAGCCGCCTTTTTAGTAATTTCAATTTTAAAGATATTGCCAAAGTGTTTAAAAGTAATAAATTTACCACTATTAACAGTGCAATCTACATTATTATCTTTTAACTTATTAACAATCATATCAACAATAGTATCTTTTGTTGCATCTCTAAATGCTTTTTTACCATCATTATCTAATAATTTAGTAGTAGTTTTAAAATCAACTTCATAAATTTTATTATCTATAAGAACTAAATTATAAATGCCACTACCTGTTAATGAATATTTATGTTTATAATTTTCTTTAAATAGTTCTTGTAAAAAATCACTATCAAAAGCCCACTCATATTCAGTTAAACAATTATTCTTTTCAAAAAATTTAAACTTTGACATATCCATCACTTCCTTATATAAATATTATATAATATTTTTATAAAAAAGTAAAATATATATAAAAAATGGCGGTTCATTGAGTAATCCTATGTCTTAGGTCAAGTAGAGTTTCTCCAAAGATTACATCTCGTTACCAAAATTGCACTTTCGTTTTAAAATCTTGATATGCGGTTACCCTGCATATGACTTGATTGCCACTTAGTACACACTTCAAACTCAATAAACATCGGTCTAGAAGTTTTCCTTAACAATAATTTGCTATTAACTAGAATACCGTGCCATTTATTACTTATTGGAGCGGATAAGGGGAATTGAACCCCTACAAACAGCTTGGAAGGCTGTAATTCTACCATTAAACTACATCCGCATATGGTGCCGACTGTAGGAATTGAACCCACAACCTACTGATTACAAATCAGTTGCTCTACCGATTGAGCTAAGTCGGCAAATCGTGGATTCTTTCTTTATAAAGGAAGAAGAATCCGTAAGAAACCTTATAATATTGCAATATATATTACTGTTCGGTACAGTAATAACCAACAGTAGCCAATCATAGGCAAGTACGTCCTTCTATTTTTTGTTTTACCTATAAAGGTCGCCGAAGCTAGGCTGGGTCTGTTATCTCCCGTCTACGTATACGTACAATACTCCGCTCCTTTAACACTAGGTTAATGAGCAATGTAGAGCCACGCTCTCTACTCGTGCCTTTTCTCCGATAAAACTCGGACTCGGTCAGCCTTATAAGTCTATATATAAAATATAGCGAACCCGATGTCGTATTATGTTCGAATTTTCCTAATTTATATTGCGGTATTCAGTCCTCGTAACTCGTTTCTGGTCCCGCACAAGCCCCATAAAATATATCCCTCATCCCGAGTCGCCCGTATCTTGATATATTCTATATAGTTTTTACTATTCCTTCAGTTAATGGATAAGCAATAGTTAAGCAACCAACTATCTCTTTATACCATAGCGGCAGTGAGGTTTCTTACGCCCAAATCTCACTAAACGGTGTGGTCTATCTGCCAGTAAAACTATAAACTTGGCACGCGTGACACAGCCCGCGTATTAATATTATTCTTCATCACTATCTTCATTTTCAATAGTTTTTTTAACTTTAAATTTTACTCCTGTAAAATCGTTTTCATCAAGAATAATATCGCATTTATCATACGCTGCTTCAACTTTTGCAACAGCGTTTTGCTCATTTTCAGCTTCTACTTCAACTCTTTTTTTAAGAGTTTCAATAACCGTTACATAATATGTATTTTCTTTTGAATTCATATTTCTCACTTCCTTTTTATATATTAATTATATAATATTTTTTAAAAATAATCAATATATAAATTTTACTTCCATAATATTCTTCAAAAGTAGATAGACAATAGTAACAAAAAATGTCCTTTTTTTAGAATTATTTCAGCGGCGGCCGCCGATCCATCAAATGTAAAATCTAAATTCTACAAATGACAGGCCAACTGCCGCCGCATATACAATTTAGGAAACCTCCTCACGTTCTGTTTTACAAATTACTTTACTGCATAAAGCAAATTATTTTTCTCAAAGAGCGACCTTGATACTTATTCACTCGCTTATCGGAGCAACTCGTTCTGCAGTGGAGTCTAACCTTTAGCAAGAGAAGATACTTAAATCTCCTTAGGTAATTTAACCGTAATGTATATTTTGGCAAGTTTCTTAAATAAGGGACTTAGGTTAAGATTTTACGAAACTTACAAATATTATCTCTAGCCCCAACCAATATTGATATTGTTAATAATACTTAAAAAATAATTCAATAGTAAGTAAACCTATAAACTCTTTAGGAGCGTATCGCTTCCTCTTACTAAATCATTATTTTTCTTTTTCTTATTAACAAATATATTATACTATAAAATTTTTTAAAATACAATTTTATAAACCTAACGCCCTTAATAAATCATTAACATTGTTTTTTTCATCTTCTGTTGGTTCAACAATAGGTTTAGATGTTGTTGTTTCAACATCTTCAAATTCTATTTTATTTGCGGCAATACCTGGTACTGCATTGTCAGCACCCTGTTCAACATTTTCTTTAGCCGCAGTTAAAGTAACTTTAATTTGAATAGTTTCTCCATTTTCTAAGATAGGAATTCTTATTTCTTTTCCATCATTATATAAAAATGAACCTTCAAAATTACTTAATATTTTCTTCTGTATTTCCGCTTTCGCTATCTGACCCTTCGCCATCTTCAAAATCTCCTCTCACAATTCTTAAATCTGTTTTGCCTAATGATTGAGCTAATGCAGCAGTGTGATAACACATTTTACATATGTCACCTTTCATACATTTTCTACCACAATATACTCTTTTTATTCCAAACCTAGGAACTAAACAAGTACTATCTAAAGAATCTTTTAATCCAATAATAATTTCTTTTAGATCTCCCATCCATTTACCATCTATTGCATATATTTCATAATATATTTTTTGTTTTTTCCCATCTCCAAAAAATTCAAAAACATCAATATAATCTTCATACAATTCAACATCTTCTGGGCGGATTCAAAATTTACATATATCATCAAGTTTTTCATATTGTGATTGAGCTACATTTGGAAACGCTCTAACTTGAACATTTTTAGAATGTGCTATTTCTGCAACTTTATCAACTTCAAAACCTAATTGTTCTGTAATAAAAACATCTGTAACCCCATAATCTAAATATTCATATAACATATCTCAATTATTAATATATACATTAAAATATATTTTACATTCAGGATACATTTTTTTAAGTTCTGCCGCATATGTTGTATCTCATTTAGACAGACGAATTTTTACATTGTATTCAGGATTATTTTTTTGAAAATCAAAACATATAAATACTTTTTTTTCATTAATTGCATCATCAAGATTGTTAATACATAAATTAATCCTTTGGTCTTTATGTAATTCGCAATATTCTTTTAAATCATCTAATTTAGTTTTTAAAACATCAATATTTATTTCATTAACTTCTTCAAAATAATTTAAATCTTTTCCCTGAAAATCAATACAATATTTCATAAAACCTCCTAAAAATAAAAAGTGTTGAACTCAACACTTTATTAACTATGCTAAGCGATATGCTTTTCTAGTTTTTCCATCGTCAGATTTAACATCTGTTTTTTCAACTTCACCAAGAGTTACTAATTGAGTTAAACGAGCGATAACTTTTGCTTTTGAAATTTCTTCATCATTAATAGCTGATACAATATTTTCAACTGTTTGAAAATCATTAGTTAATACTGATTTAACTGTTTCTCTTAATTCGTCTCCTTCAGCTCTCTTCTCAGCAGCTCTTTCTTTTGCTTTTTCAGCTCTCTTATCAAGAGTGTCAATTTGATTTTGAACGAAATCGATTAATTCTTGTGATTCATCTTTCTCAGTTAAAATACTTAAAATTTCATTGTAGTAATCTTTCTTAGTTAATTTTTTGTCTTCCATAATCTTATTCTCCTTTTCTCTTTCGTTTTTCATAATAATATTATATTACAAATTTTTTTGAAAATCAACTGTACCCATTATCCTATCCAGTTCATATGACTTTGGATTGCATCTAATAAATCATGCTCATCTGCAACAGTTAATTCATCTATTCTATAGTTATTTGCAACTAACATTCTTTCTAATATATCTAAAGCACTATCATTTTCATTTGCACAATAGATGTAGTATCCAATATGCGGCATTAATTCCTCTTTAATGCTAACACTATTACGAATATGAAATCTAACACCATCAACAAATGGATTTCCCCCATCTTTACTAGGATCTAATGGATTTTCAAATCTAAACATATTCATCTCCTCCTTTTTCTACTTCTTCAATTTTTGGACTTGAAATTATTATTTCATCTACATTATGAAAACGCTTTTTAAGTTCTTTGCTTAAATGAACCCCATATATATCTTCTTTAAGCTCACCCAACCAATCTATTTCATCAATATAGCCATTTTTTAATTTAACAAAATCTCCTGTTTTCATAACTACTCCTCATCATTATTTAATATATTAAATATTTCACATAATTCTTCTTGAGTTGCTGGTTCACCATCAATAGTATCCATATCAAAAATTATCATATCTAATTCTTTTTGTGCTAATTTCTGTTTTTCTATTAAACGATTAATAAAATCTTTTTGTATTGCAATAACTTTATTTAATCTTTTTATTTCGTCTTTATATTCGTTAAATTGGTCTACTACCCAATCTGTTAAATCGTGCATCTTATCACCTTTTCTTTCTTTACATTTATATTTTATAATATTTTTTAAAAATAATCAATAAGAACGTGCGGCCGCCGATCTATCAAATACATAATCTGGGTTATTTCTGGATCTTGACAATTATAAAAAAATATTATATAATCACGCGTGTGCACGCGCGCGTATATTAAAATAAGGTTGGACATCGCTGCCAGCCCCACACGATTTTATTGATAATTTTTTAAAAATATTATATAATTATTATATATGAGATAGAAAAGAAAGGTGATGAAGATGAATATGTCTCAAAGCAGGTTCTTTTGTACAGAATGTGGAAATGAAGGAATTCCTATTATGCGTCCTGCAGGACAACAAAGAGAACCTGGTCATTTAAAAAAATTGTATTGTATCCATTGTAAAAAAGAAGTTAATCACGCAGAGGTTCGTGAAATAGGTGGATATACTGAAGAAGATTTTAGAAAAGAATTTGAACTCGGTCGATTTAAAGATGGTCAACGAGTTGAAGGTAAGAATCTTTTACTATGTTCTAATGTAACCTGTCCTTTTAATATAAAAGGTAAATGTTGGAATAGTAATAATTCAAATGATTGTGGTTATAAGCCGGTTTATGAGGAGGGTGATAAAAATGAGTAAAATGTATGTAATGATAGGATTGCCCGGATGTGGTAAAAGCACATACATAGCAACACATAAACAGCCTGACGATATAATTGTATCAAGAGATGTAATTCGTTATAGTATGCTAAAAGATGGCGATGCATATTTCTCAAAAGAAAAAGCAGTGTATAATGAATTCATAAGACAAATAAATGCGGCAATCGAAACTGGAAAAACTGTATGGGTAGACCAAACATCTTTAAACCGTGGATCCCGCAGTAAATTATTTAGTCATATAGCTACTAAACCAGACACTGTAGTTGGTATTTATATGAATATTCCTCTTGATACAGTATTAGCCCGCAATTCTTTAAGGACTGGACGAGCTCTAGTTCCTGAAGATGCTATTTTAAATATGTGTTTTCATTTTGAAGAACCGCAAGAGTGTGAAGGATTTGATTATATAGTGGAGGTGAAACATTAATGAAATCAATATGTAGATATTTAAAATTAAGAAAATTAAAATCTGGAGTTGCAAAAGAAAGCTGGGAAAAATTAGAAGGACAAGAATTTTTAGTTGTGTTTTTTGATGGAACAACAGAATGGTGCATTGATAAAGATGAATTATATACTTGTTTATCAAAAGACCATATAAAACAAATTCATTATATTTTTGATATGACAGATAGAATTGCAGTTGAACGAAGCATAATGATTAATGCTGAGGACATTTAATATGGAAAAGAAAATTTGGTTCACAAGTGATACTCACTTTGGACATAATAAAGAATTTTTATATGAACCTCGCGGCTTTGCATCAATAGAACAACATGATTGGGAAATTATCCGTAATTGGAATTCTGTAATAGGACCAGATGATGAAGTATACCATCTAGGCGATATGATGCTGGTAGATAATGAGCACGGAATGCATTGTATTCGTATGCTTAATGGTCATATTCACCTTATTCTAGGTAACCATGATACTGAAAGCAGACATGTATGTTATGAAGAGTGTCCTAATATATATGAAATTGTTTTTGCAACTCAATTAAAGTATAAGAAAAATTATTTCTTTTTATGCCACTATCCAGTGATAACCGCAAACTATGATGACCAAAAACCATGGGCTATGCATTTAATTAATCTATTTGGTCATACACATCAAAAAGAAAAATTTTATAATGATAATCCATATATGTATAATGTAGGACTAGATGCACATAATAATTACCCTGTTGAAATTAATGAAATTATTGCCGATATCAAGGCTAAAAAAGAAACACTTGATAGACAATAATTTTTTTCTTATAATAACAATAGAATAGGAGAATAAAAATGTTTAAAATATTTAAAACTTTAATCTTAATTATTTGATTAATTGATATATTAAATATTGATTTTATTATTAATAATATTCATATTGCACAATTTTTAGATACTACATTACCAATAAACTTTTGATTTTGGTTATTGTTTTGATTATTAGTGCCAACATCTCAATTAGTTACAATAAATAAAGATTATGATTATATTACTGATAAATATTTAAGAATTAAAAGAAATAGAAAGGATTAATATTATGAATTGGAAAATTAAAGATGCTTGGTTTGCTAAAGAAACTGGTATATCTAGTGTAACAATTAGTACACGATTAGGTTTATTTAATGGCAGTAGTTTAGTTCATCCTGATGATAAAGATATTGCTTCTGAGTTCGAAGGTTGTCGTTATGCTGAAGGTAGAGCCGCTATCGAATATTTAAAAGAAGAAAAAAGAATTGCAATAATTAAATTAGAAACATTAAAAGATTTATATAAAAATTATGAGCAAATGAAATATTTTAGTGAGAATAAAAAAGAAATTAAAACGTTAAAAGCAAAAATAAGAGATTGTGAAAATAAATTAAATGAAATTACAAAAGGAATTGAAGGAATTAAAAAACATCTTGCCTATTCAATGGAAAATTACAGAAAAGATAGAGAAGAATTTTATAATACAGTAAATAAAAATAGAGAAAAAAAGAAATTAGTTCCTGAGGACTAATTTTTTTATTAAGGAGTTGATAATATATGAGAACAATTATTCGTTTATACACTGATGGAGCTTGCAATAACAATCCTGGTATCGGAGGTTGAAGTTGTATAAGATATGATGCGGAAACTAATACTATATATGATGCTTATACAGGCGGAGAAGAGACCTATATGGATGGACACCTCGTGCAAAAGAAAGAAACAACAAACAATCGTATGGAGTTAAAAGGTCTAATACAAGCATTAGAATTAGCCACTACAAAATATCAAGATTGTGATGTATTAATATATAGCGACAGTGCTTATGTTGTTAATATGTTTAATACTTGAATATACAGTTGAGCTAAAAATAATTGGATAAACAGCTCAAAAGGAGAAGTTAAAAACTTAGATTTAGTTAAAAAAATATATGAATATACAAAAGTAGATTTCCCTAACTATGGTGTATATAAGATCGCGGGTCATAACAATGAAATTGGAAATGAACTTGCGGATGCCTACGCTGTTGCGGAAAGAAGCGGAGATGCAACAAAATTAGCCAAAATTTTAAAAGAAAATAATATTACTCTTGCCATAGAGTAATTTTTTGATTTTAGAGGAAAATTTTGATATAATTATATTAGATGATTTTTAGAAAGGAGAAAATATGGCGGATAAAAAGTTATATACTAAAGATAGTATTGAATCATTATCACCTCTAGAGTTTACTCGTCTTAAACCGGGTGTTTATGCAGGTGATACAACATATTCAACACAATTATTAGTAGAGATTGTATCTAATGCTGTTGACGAATATAGACTAGGTCATGGTGATAAAATCAATATTACCATTTCTAATAAAGATAAAGATACTACTGTTACAGTTGAAGATTTTGGTCAAGGTTTTATTCCTAATGAAATTCGAGATGACGGTAAATCTGTATTAGAGGCTGCATTCAGTGTATTAAATACTTCAGGTAAATATCGTGAAGATGGTACATATGAAGGAACATCACTAGGTTCATTTGGTATTGGTTCTAAAATTACAACTTTCTTATCTCATAAACTAGAAGTAACGACATATAGAGATAACAAATATGAAACTGTTATTTTTAAAGAGGGAGTATTTCAAGAAAGAAAAACTGGTAATTTAGTTCACCCATCTGGAACTATTGTAAAATGGTCTCCAAGTGAACAATTCTTTACACATACAACAATAGAAGAAAATAAAATTAAAGATTTATTTAACACTATCACTTGTTTGTGTCCTGGATTGACTATTAACTTGAATATTAATGGTGGTGAAACTTTAATTCAATATTATTCACAAAATGGTATAAATGATTTAGTTGATGAAGCAGTAAGAAATAAAGAAATTATAGCTAATAGATTTAATTTAAAATATGAAGAAGGTAAAGAAAAAATAGATATGGTATTAACATATACATCAAATTATTCTTCTATATTAGTTCCTTATGTTAATACAGGTCTTACAGAAAAAGGACCTCATATTACGCAAGTTAAATCTATAATTACAAGAGAATTTAATAAATTCTTTAAAGATAAAAAATGGCTAAAAGATAAAGAAGAAAATTTAACAGGTGATGATATACAAGAGGGTATGTATATTGTATTTAATATCACAGCCCCTAATGTTGCATATGATGCACAAGTTAAATCAACTGTAACTAAATTAGATATGAGTAATTTTGCTACTGTTATTGCAACAAACTTACAATATTGGTTAGCAAATAATGAAAAAGAAATAAAAATAATATTTGATAAAGCGGCGGCCGCACGAAAAGCTAGAGAGGCAGCTAAATCTGCTCGTGAAAGAGTTAGAGAAAATAATAAGAAAAAAGAAAAAGCATTAAAATTTGATAGTAAATTAGCTGATTGTTATTCAAAAGATAGAAGTAAATGTGAAATCTATATCACAGAGGGTGATTCAGCGAGTGGAAACTTAAAGTCAGCAAGAAATAATGAATTCCAAGCTGTTATGCCTGTTCGTGGTAAAATACTTAATACACAAAAAGCTAGTTTAGATAAAATACAAAAAAATGCAGAGATTATGACAATGATTGATGCTTTTGGATTGTATATTGATACTAAAACTATGACCGTTACTTATGACAAGAGTAGTTTAAGATATGGAAAGATTATTATTGAGTCAGATGCGGATGTCGATGGCGCTCATATTAAAAACTTATTTTATACTTTTATATGGAACTTCTGTCCACAATTAATTGCAGATGGATATATATATGCAGGTGTTCCACCATTATATAAAGTAACAATAGGTAAAGAATATAAATATATTAAAAATGATGAAGAATTAGAAGAGTTTAAAAAGACAATAGGCGATAAAAAAATAACTGTAAATCGTATGAAAGGTTTAGGTGAAATGTCTGTTGATGAAACAGAGGAAACATTAACTGACCCTAATAATAGAATTATTAAACAAATTACAGTTGAAGATGCGGAGGCCGCAGATGAATTGTTTAACGACCTAATGGGAACAGGAGTTGTTGCTCGTAAAGAGTTTATAAAAGCTCATAGTGAGGAGGCTACATATAATGCAGAATAATGATATTTTAAATGAATTAAGCACAAATTTTATTGAATATGCAGTAGCGGTAAACACAGATAGAGCAATTCCTGACGCAACTTGTGGATTAAAACCTGTAGCCCGCAGAATTTTATGGGGAGCTTTTGAAAAAGGATATACATTCTCTAAACCTCATGTTAAATCAGCTAAAATTGTTGGAGATGTAATGGGAACATATCACCCACATGGCGATAGTTCTATCTATGGAGCTCTTGTAAGATTATCTCAACCTTGGGTTATGAGATATCCGCTTATTGATTGGCACGGTTCTAATGGAAATATTGATGGTGATGGACCAGCTCATATGCGTTATACTGAAGCAAGGTTATCAAAACTTGCGGAAGATGGTATGTTAAAAGGAATTAAAAAGAAAAATGTTGATTTTATTCCTAACTACTCTGAGGACGCTGAAGAACCAGTTACATTACCTGCAATATTCCCTAACTTATTATGCAATCCAAATACTGGTATTGGTGTTGCGATGGCGTGTAATTTTGCCCCTCATAATTTAAAAGAAGTTGCGGAAGCTATATGCGACTATATTGAGGGCAAAGATCCAATGTTACCTGGTCCTGACTTTCCAACTGGTGGTGTAGTAATTAATAAAAATGATATACCAAACATTATGAAAACGGGTCATGGTAGTATTAAAATTAGAGCAAAATATAAACTTGAAGGACAAAATATAGTATTCTATGAAATCCCTTACGGAACATCAACTGAGAGCTTAATTGCAGAAATCGGGGAAATAGCTGAAAAAGATATTCCTGAAATTATAAATATTAGAAATGAAAGTAATAAAAAAGGTTTAAGAATTGTAGTTGAATGTGGAAAAGGTATTAATCCAGACTCAATAGCAAATAAATTATTCTTAAAAACTGATTTACAAAGTAGTTTTTCATATAATCAAGTTGCTTTAATTAATAAAACTCCAACAGAAGTTAATTTAAAAGATTGTATTAAATTATATTTAGACCATAATATTAATTGCTTAATTAAAGAAACCGAATATGATTTAAATGCTGCGGAAGCCCGCCTAGAGATTGTAGATGGATTATTAAAAGCATTAGCAGATATTGATAATATAATTGCTTTTATTAAGAAATCTGAGTCAAGTGCAGCCGCACGTGATGGTTTAATTAAAGAATATAAATTTACTGAACCTCAAGCAAAATCAATTGTTGCTATGAGATTAGGTAGTTTGGCTAAACTTGAAGGTGTTGAGCTTAATACAGAAAAAGCTGATTTAATAAAAGATATTAAAAATTATAATAAAATTTTATCTTCAAAAGATAGTCAAATAGAAATTATAAAAAATAAATTAAATGAATTAGTTAAAAAATATGGTGATGATAGAAGAACTGAGTTAGCACAAATTGATATTCCAAAAGAAGATAAGGAAATTCAAGCCGTTGTTCCTGAAGATGTTGTAGTTATGTTATCTCAATCTGGAGATATTAAGCGTATTCCTAAATCAAGTTTTAGAACCCAAAGAAGAAATGGTAAAGGTGTTAAATCAGAAGATGACGCAGTATTAGCATCTATCAGAACCAACACTATTGATAATTTATTATTATTTACTAATAAAGGCAAAATGTATAAAATATTAGTTGATAAATTACCTGTTGGAACAAACGCTTCAAAAGGTCAAAATATTGCTAGTTTAGTATCAATAGAATCAGATGAAAAAGTAATGGCGGCAGCATCATTAGATAAGGTGTAGATGCAGATTATGTTGTCTTTATCACAAAACAAGGAATTGTTAAAAAGTCATTATTATCTGAATATACGGGTCTTAAAAAATCTACTGGAGCTCAAGCTATTAAGTTAAAAGATGGTGACAGTATTGCTAATGTTCTATTTATGAAAGATGAAGATTTAATTTTAGTATCTAAACAAGGTATGATGATTAGATTTACTACAAGTGATATTGCCCCTATTGGAAGAGTAACCACTGGTGTAAAAGGAATTAGATTAAATGAGGGAGATGAAATTCTAACCGGAGTTATGCTTAAAGGTGGAACACATCTAGTCCTAATTAATAAAAGTGGAACTGGTAAAAAATGTTTATTAACAGAATTTACTCCTCAAGGTAGAGGCGGTAAAGGAGTTAAGGGTTGCGGTGAAGAATTAGCTGGTGCCGCACTGGTTAATAATGAAGATAGTTTATTATTAATTGGAAAACCTAATAGTATATGTATTGATGCAAGTGAATTGCCAGAACAAGGTAGAACTACTATTGGTGTAAAGATAGCTAAAAATGAAATTAAAAATGTTGTTAAACTATAACAACATTTTTTATTATTCTTGAAAATACTGAAAAAATATTATATAATATATTTATAAGGGAAGTGATATATATGGAAAACGAAATAAGAAATTTAATTGATAAATTAAATTATTATACAAAATTATATGATGAAGGACATCCAGCAATAACTGATCAACAATGGGATATGTTATATTTTCAATTACAAAAAATGGAAAATGAATCTGGTATATATTTTTATGATAGTCCAACACAATCAGTTAATTATCAAGTAGTTAATAAATTAAATAAAGTAAAACATAATCACCAAATGTTATCATTAGATAAGACAAAAGATATAAATGTAATTAAATCTTTTATTAGTGGAAAAAATTATATCGCTATGGCTAAAATGGACGGACTAACTTGTTCACTTCACTATTTAGATGGTAAACTTATATCTGCAGAAACCCGCGGAAATGGTATTGAGGGTGAAGATATTTTACATAATGCTTTACAAGTAAAAAATATTCCTAATAAAATTAATTATAAAGAAGAATTAATAGTAGATGGCGAAATAATTTGTACTTATAAAGATTTTAAAGATTTTGAAACTGAATATAAAAATCCTAGAAATTTTGCTTCAGGAAGTATTAGATTATTAGATAGCAAAGAAAGTTCTTCTAGACATCTTACTTTTATTGCGTGGGATTGTATTAAAGGTTTTGATAAATTTGAAACATTAGCTGGAAAATTATATCAATTATCATTAATTGGTTTTACCGTTGTTCCTCAAGCACCAGAACATATAAATTTAGAAGAACAAATAAATCATATTATAGACTGGGCAAAAGAAGAAGGATATCCAATTGATGGTATTGTATTTAAATACAATAATTGCGATGAATATGAAGCTGCAGGTAAAACTGACCATCATTTTAAAGGTGGTTTAGCATATAAATTTTATGATGAAGAGTATGAAACTCAATTAATAGATATAGAATGGAGTATGGGCAGAACTGGAGTTCTTACGCCTGTTGCTATATTTGAACCTGTCGAAATAGATGGTACTGAGGTATCAAGAGCAAGTTTACATAATATTAGTATTATTAGGGATTTATTTGGTCAAATACCTAAAAAAGGACAAAAAATATGGATATACAAAAGCAATATGATTATACCTCAAATATCAAAAGTAGAAAAATACAAAGAAACAGGAGAAGATGATTTAAAATATCTTAATCCCCCTACCATATGTTCTATATGTGGAGAATCTACACAATTATCTGGCGATAATGATAGTATATTTTTAAGTTGCGGCAATCCACATTGTCAAGGTAAGTTTATAAACCGTTTAGACCACTTTTGTGGTAAATCCGGTTTAGATATAAGAGGGCTTTCAACGGCAACTCTCGAGAAACTTGTGAACTGGGGCTGGATTTCTAATTATGTAGATATATATAAATTAGAAAACAAGTCAAATGAATGGAAAAACAAAGCTGGTTTTGGAGAAAAGTCAGTAGAGAGGATCTTGGAAGCCATCAACAATAGTAAACATCCAACTCTTGAAGCAGTAATTGCGGCAGCGGGTATTCCTTTGATAGGACGCGCTGTTGCGAAAGAGTTGTGTAAATATATTAAAACCTATGAGGATTTTAAAAATAAGATTAACTCAGGTTTTGATTTTACTGAATATAATGGATTTGGTGAAGCTATGAAAGATGCTTTATTAAACTTTGATTACACAGAGATTGATGAAGTAGTAAATCAAATGCTTAATATTCAAACAGATATACAAAAAAATAATAGTAATAAGTTAGATGGACTTGTATTCTGTGTTACAGGAAAAGTTCATCTATATAAAAATAGAGATGAATTAAAAGCAGATGTTGAAAATAAAGGCGGAAAAGTTGTTAGTTCAATGAGTAGCAAGGTTAATTATCTTGTTAATAATGATATAACTAGCACATCTAGTAAAAATATTGCCGCCCAACAAATGAATATTCCAATTATTACGGAAGAAGAATTACGATTAATGTTTTAATACATTGATACTATAAAAATTTTTGTATATAATATTAGTATGAAAGATAAAGAAATTGAAGAAATAGCCAAATATTTTTATGAATTAGAATTGCAATATCAAAGCAATCCTCAAGACCAAACTATTATTAATCGTTTAGAGGAATTGACCGAGCATCTTTCACTCGAAGATATTCTTGCAATAAGTGATTACTTAGATGAACATTTTCATTGAAACAATAAAAATTTTTAGTTATAATATTCATATAAAAAAATAAAAGGTTTAAGAAAAGGAGAAAAGAAGATTATGTTAAAACCAAATAGTAAATTAGTTTTTGATTATGTAAAAGCACATGGAAGCGAAAATATTACAGCTAATGATATCGCTGAAGGAACTGGATTAGCAGTTAGAAGCGTAAACGGTATCGTTACATCAGCATTCCAAAGAAAAGGATTAATGGAAAGAGTTCCTGCTGAAATCGAAATGCCAGATGGTACTCATAAAGCTATTAAGTTAATCAAACTTACTGCTGAAGGAGAAGATTTCGATCCAGAAGCTGTAGAAGAAGCTGAATAATTATAAATGGATTATTAGGAGGAGTTGGGTTTAACCCAGCTCCTTTTTATTTTAGGAGAGAGAAATGAAAGATTTTATAACTATATTTTTTGGTATAATGTGTTGTATTCTATTTGTAATATTAATATTTAAAAAATGAAAAATTTATGAAGTTAATAAAGATATAGAAAATTATAATGAAAATTTAAGAAGAGAAAGAGATTTAATTATTGAAGATATACACACTTTAAATAATTCAAAACTAGAAAAAAGTAAAGAATTAGAAAAATTAACTGATATAACTAAAGATATTAATGCCGCCGCCTATGACGCTTTTTCTCAATATTGTGAGTCATTAGATACTAAATATAAATTAACAGAAGAAGAGTATGATGATGCTATTGAATCATTAGAAGAAGCATATGATGAAATACAAAAAAATTTAATGGCGGAAATAGATAATATAAAAAAAGATTTAAAGAAAATCTCTGCAACACGTGCTGCCGCAATGGAGGCTCAACTTAAAGAACAAGAGGTTAAAGATAGACAAACATTCTATTGTCCACAAATTCCTGAAGCTGATCTTAAAGATGCTAAAACTCTACACGATATAGAATATAAATTAAACAATCCTCGTATATTGCGTATGTTAATATGACAATCTTATTATCAAAAGCCAATGAATCAAGTATGTGCTAACGTATTAGGCGGCAATACTGCAGAAAAGTGCGGCATATATAAAATTACAAATCAAAAAACTGATTTGGTATATATAGGTCAAGCTGTTGATATAGCCACTCGTTGGAAAAATCATGCGAAAGCCGGTCTAGGGATCGATACTCCCGCAAATAATAAACTATATAAAGCTATGCTAGATGATGGACTAGAATCATTCTCTTTTGAGGTTTTAGAAGAGTGTAGCCGCGATCAACTTAATGAAAAGGAAAGATTTTATATTCAACTTTATCAATCCGACCTATATGGTTATAATAGCCAATCTGGGAATAAATAAGTAGTTTTGATAACTATTTATTTTTTTTATATAATATATATATGAAAAGAAATAAATTCTAAAACCGTGAAAAGAGTACAGATTTGACATCTGTAAAATTTTTTGGTATAATTATTATGAGAATAATTGTAAATCATAAAGATAAATAAAAGATTAAGATTTTAGAATTATTTGAAAAGAAAATTTAAAGAAAAGGAGAAAAAGAATGAGAAAAGCACAAAACACAGAGAGAATTGAAGGTAGAATTTATCAACATGATTTAACGGTTAAGCAAGTTCAAAACCAAGCATCTGAAAATTTTGGTAAAGATTTCATAGCTGGTAATATCGAAGTTGCAACTGATGACGAAATGTTAAATGTTATCAAGGTTCACTTCACTTATGTAACTGAAACTAATAAGAATGGAGTTAAGAACGCAACTTATGCAACTTTAAAGAAAATTATTGATGAAAATAAAACTTGCGTTACAGTTGGAAAGGATACAGCAACAAAAGTTAGAATTGATACTGCATTAGCATTAAATGACTTCTATAATAATAATGATGAGTTAGTATCTGCAAAAACAAATGAAGGCGGATTTGTAACAATCATTAATGAATTAGGAGAGCCTAAAGAAAGAAACACATTCTCAGTTGATATGGTTATCACAGGTGTAACACATGTAGATAAAGATGATGAGAAAAATATTAAAGAACATGCATTAGTTAAAGGAGCAATCTTTAACTTCAGAAATGATTTATTACCTGTTGAGTTTAAAGTTGAAAATGAAGCTGGTATTAAATATTTTGATGATTTAGGAGCTTCAGGTTCTGAACCAGTATACACAAGAGTTTGGGGAAAGATTATATCTGAAACTAAAACTACAACTCAAGAAGTTGAAAGTGCATTTGGTGAGGCAGCAGTTAGAACATATAGAAACACAAATAAAGAATGGGTTATCACAGGAACTGCAAAAGTACCTTATGATTTTGGTGATGAAAATATCTTAACTGCAGAAGAATTAACTAAAGCAGCTCAAAATAGAGAAGTTTATTTAGCAGATGTTAAAAAAAGAGCAGAAGAATATAAAGCTAGTCGTGCAGCAGGAACAGCTCCAGCAGCAGGAACTACAGCTACTAAAACAGCAGAATTTAATTTTTAATAGGAGAACCATATGGCTATAAATTTATTGGAAATTGAACCACATAAGGTTAGCCGCGATTTAAAAGGATATTCAGTATTCTTTTATGGAGAACCAAAGAGTGGGAAGACAACTACTGCCGCCCACTTTCCAAAAGCTCTATTACTAGCTTTTGAAAAAGGTTATAACGCAATCCCAGGAATTATGGCTCAACCTATTAATAAGTGGTCTGAATTTAAAAGTGTATTAAGAGAATTAAAAAAAGAAGAAGTAAAACAAAAATTTGAAACAATTATTATAGATACTGCGGATATTGCATATGATTATTGCACAAAATATATTTGTGATAACACTAAACGCCCAGATGGTTCATTTGGAGTAGATTCTGTAAGTGATATACCTTATGGTAAAGGTTATGGAATGGTTGGACAAGAGTTCGACGAGTGTTTAAGAAGTATTGTTCAAATGGATTACGGTCTAGTTATTATTTCTCACGCAACTGATAAAACATTTAGAAATGAAAGTGGCGAAGAATATAATCAAATCGTTCCAACATTAGACAAAAGAGGAACAAATATAGTTTCAAGAATGGCAGATATCATTGGTTACTCTAGAATTGTAGATACAGAAGCTGGAGAAAAAACAATGTTATTTATGAGAGGAACTAATAGATATATGGCGGGATCAAGATTTAAATATACCCCTGACTATATTGAATTTAGTTATGAAAATTTAACAAATGCTATTGCTGACGCTATTGATGCTCAAGCTAAAGAAGATGGACAACAATTCTTCACAAATGAAAAAAGCAATTTATATTTAAAAAAGGATAACGAGTTGGATTTTGATAAATTAATGTTAGAGTTCCAAGATGTTATTAATAGAATAATTAAAAAAGCTAACTCTGAGGAAGTATTCCAAAATGAATATACTCCAAAAATTACTCAAATTACTGATAAATATTTAGGTAGAGGAAATAAAGTTAGTCAATGTTCAAGAGAACAAGTAGAAGCATTATCTCTAATTGTTGAAGAACTAAAAGAATTAGAAAAATAATACAGGACGCAGATTAATGCGTCTTTTTTGATTTATTATAAAATAAGTAGTATAATATTATTAGATATGAATATGTTAAAGAGGAGGTGCGGAAATGGCTAAACTACTCGCTAAATGTTACTATTGTAATCAGCAATTTGACAGAAACAAAGAAGAATGAGTATCTGTAAATGCAAGAAGATATGCACACAAGTCTTGTCATGAAAAAGCTCAAGCTGGTAAAAGTCAAGATGAAAAAGATTATGAAGAACTTATTAGCTATGTTAAACAAAAATTTGGCTATCAAACTATTCCCGCAAAAATCTCCAGACAAATAACAGATTATAAAAAAGCTTATAACTTTACATATAGCGGAATGTTAAAAGCATTAAAATGGTGATTTGATATTAAGGGCAATACCTTGGAGGGTACAAATGGCGGTATAGGAATTTTACCCTATATATATAATGATGCAAGAACATACTATTATGGTTTATACGTTGCTAAATTAGTAAATGAAAATAAAGATTTAGAGCATTATAAAACTAAAGTTGAAATTGTAGAGATTGCACCTCCACAAGTTTATGTGCAACCGCCGCGTTTATTTAATATAGAGGGAGAAGATGAAAATGAGTAAGTATGTAGATATTCCAGCTATTGTTCAAGTTATAGGTAATATATATTTGAATCCAGGATTATTAGATAATGAAAAATATAAATTTTATGAAGAAGATTTTCCTAATGAATTTCATAAAGTTATATTTGGAAGTATTTATAATTTACATGCTCTTGGAGCAAAAGAAATAAATATAAATACAATTGAAGATTATTTATATAACCGTCCAAAATCATATGGCGTGTATCAAAATAATAATGGTAAAGAATATTTACAAAAATTATCTGATACAGTTCAATTAGCAACATTTGATTATTATTATAGTCGAATGAAAAAAATGACATTATTAAGAATGTATGATAAAACTGGACTAGATTTAAAATGGTTATATGATCCAGATAATATATTAGATAGTAAAAAGAAACAAGCACAAGAGGATTGGTTAGATAACACCTCTCTTGAAGATATAGCCGAAAGTATAGATAAAAAAATAGTTGATATAAAATTAAAATATGTAGATGGAACAGATGAAGAATATGTTCAAGCTGGAGATGGAATCACAGATTTGATTGAGAGATTACAGCGTAATCCTGAAGTTGGTTATCCATTATATGGACCTCTAGTTAATACAGTTACAAGAGGAGCAAGATTAAAAAAACTATATTTAAGAAGTGCGGCAACCGGTGTAGGAAAGACAAGGGCGATGATCGCTGACGCATGTAACATAGCCTGTGATGAAATATGAAGTGCGGAAACAAATAAGTGGGAAGTTAATGGAACGAAAGAACCTACATTATTTATAACTACCGAGCAGGAAGTTGATGAAATTCAAACAATGATGTTAGCGTTCTTATCAAATGTTAATGAAGCACATATTATATATAATAAATATGAGAACGATGAATTTGAACGCGTTATGCATGCGGCAAATCTTATTAAAAACTCACCGCTTCATATAAAGAGATTACCTGACTTCAGTTTGCAAGATATTGAAAATGCAATAAAATATGGTATTCACGAATGGGGTATTAGATATGTATTCTTTGATTATCTACATACATCATTAAAAATCTTAGGTGAAGTATCATCTAAGGCAGGAATAAAGGGTTTAAGAGAAGATAATGTTCTCTTTATGATAGCAATAAGATTAAAAGATTTGTGTAATGAATATGGTGTCTTTATTATGACATCAACACAGTTAAATGCAGAGTATACAACAGCACAACAATATGACCAAAACTTATTGCGTGGTGCAAAATCTATTGCAGATAAGATTGACTACGGTGCGATTATGCTACAAACTAGTCAAGAAGATAAAGAGGCATTAAAGCCAATATTAGTTAAGCAAGGCTTCCCTGAACCAATTATTAAAATGTCTGTTTATAAGAATAGACGAGGACAATATAAAGACATATTATTATGGTGTAAAGCAGATAGGGGTACTTGTAGAATAGAACCTATGTTTGCTACAACATATCAATATGAACTTGTTGATTTACCTGATTTAAAAATTAAGATAAATCCTAGTATGTCAGCAAGTGCATTTTAGGAAAGGAGAGTGCGGCAATGGATGATAAAGAACAATTAGAGCAAATAAAAAATAATTTATCTATTGACCAGATATTTGATTTGCTTATATCTTTAGGTGCGGATCCTGTACTTAAAGATGATATAATCATGTGCCGTACAATCTGTCATGGCGGTGATAGTCATAAATTATACTATTATGATAACACAAAACTATTCCGCTGTTATACAGAATGTAGTGATACCTTCGATGTATTTCAACTCGTGGTTAAAGTACAATCGACCGGCGGCCGCACATTCTCATTACCGAAAGCTGTCAACTATATAATTAATTATTTTAATTTAAGCGTAGAAACTAAAAATTTTCCTGATGATAAGGATAAACTATCTGATTGGCAAATTTTATACAGGTATGGCAAAAATTTAAAAGAAGAGGATAGCGAAAGAAAAATTGAGATAAAGTTTTATGATGATAAGATTTTATCATTCTTACCGCGTCCCCGCATTTTACCATGGGAGGCTGAAGGGATTAGTAAGGAAGTTATGAATTATCATAATATATGTTATAACCCTTCGTCTCAAGCAATAGTAATTCCTCACTATGATGTTGAGGGTAGATTAGTGGGAATCAGAGAAAGAACTCTTATAAAAGAGAATGAGATCTATGGTAAATATAGACCTATGTATTTGAATAAACAAATGTATAATCACCCGCTAGGATTTAATCTATATAATCTTAATTATAGTAAAGAAAATATAAAGCAAACTAAAAAAGCAATTATATTTGAAGGTGAAAAAAGTTGTTTATTATTTCCTAGTTATTTTGGACAAGAGAATGATATATCTGTGGCTGTATGCGGCAGCTCGTTATCTAGTTATCAAGTTCAACTATTATTAGATTTAGGAATTGAAGAAATGATTATTGCTTTTGATAAACAGTTTCAACAACTTGGTGACAAAGAGCATCAAGGTTGGGTTAAAAAATTAAAAGATATTAATAAAAAATATAGTAAATATATAAAAATTAGTTATATTTTTGACAAAGAAAATCTTTTAGGTTATAAGGATTCTCCTATCGACCGAGGTAAGGAGGTATTCTTAGAATTATTTAATAAAAGATTTAGTTTGGAGGAGGAATAAAAATATGAACGATAAACTCGAGTTATGAATAAAAACTTGAGACAACCCTACGTTTACGTTCTTTGGTTGAGTAACCGAGGCGGGACAATATTCCGCTTTAAGTCAGCTTGATGAAAATCAAGTTAAAGAAGCTATTATTATAGCTCGTGGAGCCAACGACCAAATACGTATGGTTAATTATCGAGACTATGAAAACAAAGGCAAGGTGAGATAAAATGAAATATAAATTAATTAAAGAAGTCGATCCAGCCCTAAGTCCTATTCAGCAAATATTGTTGAATAGGGGTATTAAGTTAAGTGATATGCATCATTACTTAAATACAACAGACGCAGATATTTTGGACGCGGAGATGCTCGGTTCTGAGAGCATCAAAGCGGCCGCTGCCGCATTAATTTTAGCGATAAATAATAATTCAAAAACATTAGTATTGGTAGATTGCGATTGCGATGGTTATACATCTGCCGCAATACTTATAAATTACTTATATGATTTATTCCCTACTTTTGTAACAAATAATTTAAAATATTATTTACACGAAGATAAAACACATGGTTTATCAGATTGTATAGATTATATAGAAAAAAATGATTTTAAATTAATTATTATCCCTGATGCTGCAAGTAATGATTATGAGTATCATCACAAACTAAAAGAAGAGGGTCGTACAATTATTATTCTAGACCACCATGAAGCACCAATGGTATCTAAAGATGCTATTGTGCTTAATAATCAATTATCAAATTATCCAAATAAACAATTATCAGGAGCTGGTGTCGTATGGCAGTTTTGTCGTTATTTAGATAAGATACGTGGTGGACATACAGCAGATGAATATATAGATTTAGCCGCATTAGGAAATTGCGGCGACATGATGAGTTTACGCTCAATCGAGACTAAACATATTATAACCAAGGGTTTCCGCAACGAAAATATAAAGAACCCATTTATATATGGTATGGCTGAAAAGAACGCATACTCATTAGGAAATAAAATAACCCCAATAGGTGCAGCATTTTATATAGTTCCTTTTGTTAACTCAATGGTTAGAAGTGGAACTCTTGAAGAAAAAGAAATCTTATTTAAATCAATGCTTAAAAACGAAGCATTTAAAATGATATTATCTAATAAGCGTGGACATAAATTAGGTGAAGAAGAAAAATTAGTTGACCAAGCGTTAAGAACTGCGACCAATGTAAAAAGTCGTCAAACAAGAGAACAAGATAAAGGTATGGCTTTAGTAGAAGAGCAGATAGAAAAAAATAATATGATGCAACATAAAGTATTAATTTTCTTATTAGAACCAGGACAAATTGATCCTAATATTGCGGGATTGATAGCTAATAAAATAATGGCTAAATATCAAAGACCCGTATTAATGCTAACAAAAGTAAAAGTATTAAATCAAAATATGATATTAACATCTAATCCACCACAACCTTATTATGATACTTATTACAGGGGTAGTGCGCGTGGATACTCTAAATCAGGAATTGAAAATTTTAAAGATATATGTCAAGAAACCGGTTTGGTAGAATACGCAGAAGGACATCAAAATGCTTTTGGTATTAGTATTTTATCATCTTATATTGATAGGTTTATAGAATTAACAGATGAAGCATTAAAAGATTTACAAAGCGAACCTTTATATTATGTTGATTATATTTTCAAAGGGGTTGATGTTCAACCCAATACAATTTTAGATATAGCCAATCTAAGTGATATATGGGGACAAGATATGGATGAAAGTTTAATTTGTATTGAAAACTTAAAGGTTGTAAAAGAAAATTTAACTTTGATGAGTCCTGATAAAAAGCCAACATTGAAAATAACTTTACCAAATAAGATTAGTTTAATTAAGTTTGGTAGTTCACAAGAAGAATATGATAAATTATTAACAGATGGATATATAGAATTAAATGTCGTGGGTAAATGTAATGCAAACGAATGAATGGGAAATATTACACCACAAATACTTATTGAAGATTATGAAGTTATAGGACAAAGTAAATATAATTTTTAGTTGATAAATATTTAAAAATATAATATAATATAAATGAAAGTGAGGGCAGCAGATGATTCAATTAAACGATAAACAACTTGAAGGTTTAAATCTTGCAGTAGCCAGATATAGAGATGGTGAAAAGACTACTATTATATCAGGTTATGCGGGAACTGGAAAGTCAACCTTAGTTAAATTTATTATTGCCGCCCTAAATAATGACGGTATTGATCCAGATAAAGATGTTGTATATACATCGTTCACTGGTAAAGCAACTCAAGTATTACAAAAAAAAGGAAATAAAAATGTTAGTACATTGCACAAACTATTATATGAGTATTTTCCTAGAGCAGATGGCACATTCTTTAGGAAACCAGTATTAGATATACCATATAAAATTGTTATTGTAGATGAATGTAGTATGGTGCCTAAAGAATTATTAATGCAACTTGCAAAATATAAAGTTCATATAATTTGTTTAGGAGATCCAGGCCAATTGCCGCCAATAAATAAAGATGAAGATAATCATTTACTTGACAATCCACACGTATTTCTAAATGAGATTATGCGTCAAGAAGAACAAAGTGAAATAATAAAACTTACTATGGATGTCAGAGCAGGAAAACCTTTAAATCATTTTATTGGAAAAGAAGTTCAAATATTAGATAAAGATGAGCTTACAACAGGTATGTTAATGTGGGCAGACCAAATTATTTGTTCTACCAATGCAACAAGAATAGCATTAAATAAACAAATGAGGGCTTTATTAGGTCGCTGTGATAATCCTGAAGATGGAGATAAAGTAATTTGTCTTCGTAATTATTGAGATATATTAAGCGAAGATAAATCACCACTTGTAAATGGAACAATTGGAACATTAAAAAATAGTTTTGAAAGTTTCTTTAAATTACCTGGATATATTACAAATTATAGAATATCACAGATACCAACTGTTCTTGCAACTTTTGCATCAGATGATGGTATAACTACATTTAATAATTTAACAATGGATAAAAAAATGATTTTAGAGGGTGAACCAACATTAACTTCTAAAGAAAATTTTAAATTAAGTAAAAATAAAAAATATGTAAATAGTATTCCATTAAGTTTTACTTATGGATATGCCATTACTTGCCACAAAGCACAAGGTAGTGAATGGGATAATGTACTTGTTATTGAAGAAGGCTTTCCTTTTGATAAACAAGAACATATTAAATGATTATATACAGCCGCAACTAGGGCTGCTAAAAAACTAGTTATAATAAGAAAGATATAGGAGGAATAATTAATGAATAATAAGTATACAGTGCAAGGAGTTATGAATGACAGATGAGTTATTTGGTATAAAGATTTAAAGAAAAAAGGTAATAAAATAGGTGTTTATAAAATAATTGATTTAAATGATGGCAAAAAGACAGCAAGATTTGCAGTAAGATATAAACCAAGAGAGAATCAAACTCAAGAAGTTTCAGATTCATTAATTATATCTAACTGTATTGCAAATTTTTATAAACATTCTTACACAAATCCAAGAGTAAGATCTAGGGGCGGAAGACGCAGTTCATTCGTTTCAGGATAGGCGGCCGCATGAAACTTAGGTTATCTTACTTTTATCAAATAAGAAATTTTAAACCTAATATGATACCAATGTCAACTGCAATGTCAGATCCAGCCTGGTATCATGATTTTAAAGACTCAACTCATATCTTCACAGATAAACGAGGAATATTAAATGGACTTAGGTTACTCCCTATTATAGTTCAAAATGCAAATGGTGAAGTTCACTGTCCATGCGAACATAGAGATGCAACTAGATGTCCACTAGCTCATGATTATGAGGCGGCTCTTGAAAAAGTAGACCTCCCTAAATTAATGAAAGGCGTAAAATCATTTTGTGATGATTACTGCCAACAAAATAAAATTAAAGAAGAGCCTATTGCAGTATTAATGGTATATGAAGCACCTAATAATCCTTGCAGTGAAAGATATAGTTTATTAAAATATTTTAATTCACACGGAATTGAATGTAAAGAACTAGACTACCCTATAGAGTAGTCTATTTGATTTTTATTTAATTTTTTAGTATAATATAAATATATAGGTATGAAAGGAAGGGAAGATATGAGTAATAGATTTGAAGTTCATAGTCATACAATGTATAGTAATTTAAGACTTTTAGATAGTATTAACCGTCCGAAAGATTTAATTAATAAAGCAATTGAATTAGGATTAGCTGGTATAGCAATCACAGATCATGAGTGTATAAGTTCTCATCCTGAAATAAATTTTTATCAAACAGAAGTTCAAAAAGAACATCCTGATTTTAAAATAGCATTAGGAAATGAAATATATTTAACTGACACAAGAGATAGTGGTCAAAGATATTATCACTTTATTTTAATAGCAAAAAATAAAATAGGTCATCGCGCATTAAGAGAATTATCTTCAAGAGCGTGGATGAATAGTTATTGGAATCGAGGTCTTGAACGTGTTCCAACATTAAAAGATGATTTAGAAGAAATATTAAAAAAGTATCCGAATAGTTTAATTGGAACAACAGCATGTTTAGGTGGGGAATTAAGTATTAATACATTAGAATTAATAAAATGTGAAAAAACTAATGATAAAGATGGTGCGGCAGTTGCACATAATAATATAGTAAAATTTTTGTTATGGTGCAAAAATGTATTTGGAGATAATAATTTTTATATTGAATGTGCTCCTGGTACAAGTCGTGAACAAATCTTAGTTAATAAAAGATTTCCCGCAATTGCAAAAGCATTTGGATTAAAAATGGTTATTGGAACAGATGCACATTATCTTAAAAAAGAAGATAGATATGTTCATAAAGCATATCTTAATAGTAAGTTTGGAGAGCGTGAAGTAGATGAGTTCTATGAATTTGCATATCTTCAAAATAACGAAGAAATAATAGAACATTTAAAAGCATCTGATTTTAGTAATGAATTTATAGATGAAATGTTTCAAAATAGTTATGAAATATATGCAAAGATAGAAAATTATAATTTAGCTCATGCGCAAACAATCCCTCATGTTGAAGTAGAAGATTATCCTATTATAGAGATTGAATCAGAAGAATTTTTAGATAAGTATCCAGTTTTATCTGATATGTTTCAATCAAATGATCAAATAGAAAGATATTGGGTAAACAAATGTTCAAATAAATTAAGAAAATTGGGTTTAAGAAATGAAACTTATCTAAGTAGATTAGAAGAAGAGGCGGATATTAAAAGAACAATTAGTGAAAAATTAGGAACTAATATGTTTGCATATCCAGTTACACTTCAACATTATGTAGATTTATTTTGGAATTGTGGAAGTATAGTAGGAGCTGGTCGTGGTTCAAGTTGTTCAGGTTTAAATCATTATTTATTAGGTATAACTCAACTTGATCCGATACAATGGAATCTTCCATTCTGGAGATATTTAAATAAAGAGCGTGTTGAGTTAGGTGATATAGATTTAGATTTATGTCCAAGTAAGCGTCCTAAGATTTTAAATGAAATTAAAAAAGAAAGAGGACAAAATTTTAAGGCGGAAATAGATGATTTAAGTAGAAAGAATCTTGGTTGTACATTAATAGCAACATTTGGTACAGAGGGTACAAGATCAACAATATTAACTGCATGTCGTGGTTATAGGAATGAAGAGTATCCAGATGGTATAGATGTTGATACAGCACAATATTTATCATCATTAATCCCAAGTGAACGTGGGTTCTTATGGCCGCTTAATGATGTTATTAATGGTGATGAAGAAAAAGGTAGAAAGCCAATTAAAACATTTATAAATGAAGTAAATATGTTTCCTGGATTATTAGATATAATGTCTGGTATTGAAGGTTTAGTAAATAAAAGAAGTAGTCATGCTTCAGGAGTTATCTTATTTGATGAAGATCCATATGAGTTTGGTGCATTTATGAGAACTCCAAAAGGAGAAATTATCACAGCGTATGATTTGCATATGTGTGAAGCATGTGGTATGACGAAATATGACTTCTTAGTAACAGAAGTTCAAGATAAATTAACAGAAGCAATTAAAATGTTGCAAGATTATGGAGAAATTGAAAGTGATTTAACATTAAGAGAAGTATATGATAAATATTTTCACCCAAATGTTCTTCCTATTGAAGATAATAAATATTGGAAAGTATTGCAAGATAATAGTGTTTTAAATATCTTTCAGTTTGATAGTGATGTTGGAGGTCAAGCCGCAAAAAAGATTAAGCCAACAAATATAATGGAAATGGCGGATGCAAATGGTTTGATGAGATTAATGACTGCGGAAAAAGGTCAAGAAACTCCAATGGAAAAATATATAAGATTTAAGAATAATATAAATTTATGGTATAGAGAAATGGACTCATATGGTCTAACAAAAGAAGAACAAAAAGTATTAGAGCCATATTTTAAGAGTTCACATGGTGTTCCTCCAAGCCAAGAGCAGTTAATGAGAATGTTAATGGATGAAAAGATTTGTAACTTTACTCTTGCGGAAGCGAATGCCGCACGTAAGATAGTTGGTAAGAAACAAATGAATAAGATCCCCGCATTAAGACAACAGGTATTAGATCAAGCGTCAAGTCCATGTATGGGTAATTATATATGGAAGTGTGGTGTTGGTCCGCAGATGGGATATTCATTTAGTATCATTCACGCGTTAGCATATAGTTTCATTGGTTTTCAAACAATGTATATAGCGACAAGATGGAATCCGATATATTGGAACACAGCGTGTTTAATAGTTAATAGCGGAAGTCTTGAAGAAGATAGTGATTTTGAAGAAGACGAGGATGGATATATAGTTGAGAAAAAAGAAAAATCAACAGATTATAGTAAAATAGCAAAAGCGTTAGGAGATATAATTAATAAAGGAATTAAAGTTAGTTTAGTTGATATAAATAGGTCAGATTATAGTTTTCAACCAGATGTAGATAATAATGAAATATTATTTGGTATGAAAGCATTAAATAATGTTGGCGGTCCGATTATTGAACAAATAAAAGCAAGTCGTCCTTATGCGGGAATCGCAGATTTTATGGCAAAGTGTCCGTTGAATAAGAGTGCAATGATTAGTTTAATTAAGGCGGGTGCATTTGATAAAGTAGATAGAGATAATGCGGCGGCCGCAGGTGTAGAACCACGAATCTGGACAATGGTATATTATTTAAGTAAGGTTTGTGAAGCAAAGAAAAGATTAACCTTACAAAACTTTAATGGTCTATTGCAACACGAACTTATTCCTCAAGAATTAGATTTTCAAAAAAGAACTTTTGTATTTAATAAATATTTAAAAGCAAATCAAAAAGTTGGAAAATATTATGTATTTAATCCATCTTGCGAAGAGTTTTATAATAAGTTTTTTGATGCTGACCAGTTAGAAGTAATAAATGGTTTAACTTGTATTCTTCAAACAAGATGGGATAAGATTTATCAAGATGTTATGGCGGAAGCCCGCACATGGTTACAAGAACATCAAGAAGAAATGTTAAAGAAATTTAATATGATATTATTTAAAGAATATTGGGATAAATATGCACAAGGAAATATTTCTGCGTGGGAAATGGAATCATTATGTTTCTATTATCATGAACACGAGTTAGCACATGTTAATACATATAAATATGGAATTGCAAATTTCTTTGATTTGCCAACAGAACCTCCTATTGATTCAATGTTTAAGAGAAATGGTAAAGACATTCCAATCTATCAAACATTTAAAATAATAGGAACAGTAATTAATAAAAATGATGTAAAAAGTTCAATCACAATATTAACGACAAAAGGTATCGTAACTGTCAAATTTACAAAAGAATATTATGCAATGTATAATCGTCAGTTAAGCGAAATCCAAGAAGATGGAACAAAAAAGATAACTGAAAAAGGTTGGTTCACAAGAGGAACAAAAGTTATGATAACTGGGTTTAGAAGAGATGATATGTTTGTTGCAAAAAGTTATACAAAAACACAAACACATCAATTATATAAAATATTAGAAGTAGATGGCGGCAATATGAAACTCGAACATGAAAGAAAAACAGCCGCAGAAGAATAGGAGAATATATGAAAAAAATAATTGAACATGGTTTTATGAGTTATATGGAAACTACCTGTCCATACTGCGGTTGTAAGTTTTCATTTGAATGGGAAGATGTAATTAGCCCAACATGAGGTCCTACTTGAAGATATGATAATACAAATATTACAGTTAGTGGTTGTTGTATTACTACAGGAACGGCTCAAAATTATGAAATTTTCTGCCCTGAATGCAAAAGAAAATTTCCTATTTTAAACTGGTCTTTCTCATATCCTAGAGGTAATTGTCCTTTTACTTATAGTGGAGAATGGAAAAATACATCTGTAACAAAATGTGACACAGAATGTACGTGTCATAAGTGTTCAGACAAAAATGATTAATCATATTAAGCAAAAATTAAAATTGTCATAGAGGTTAAAATCCTTGAAATAATTTAAATACTAAGGAGGAGACTATGAAAGTCATTAAACGTGATGGTCGCTTGGTTGTTTTTGACCCAGCGAAAATCGAGAGAGCTATTCTCGCAGCATTCGAGGATGTAGATGGTGAAATATCTGACTACGCTAAAGATAAAGCTGAAAATATAGCAAGTTATATTGAAGGATATTATTTAGATGTTGATGAAACACCTAATATTGAAGATATCCAAGACCTAGTAGAAAAAGGTCTAATGGCAACAAAAAGAAAAGATGTTGCAAAAGCCTATATTTTATATAGGGAAGAAAGAAATAAAATTAGAAATTCCAATAGCCAATTAATGAAGGCTATTAAGGAAAAGATTGAAGCATCAGATGTTCAAAATCAAAATGCTAATATTGATGAATATTCTTTCGGCGGCCGTATGGGTGAAGCCCGCAGTGAGTTAATGAAAGATTATGCATTAAATTATTTAGTATCTGATATGGCAAGAGAAAATCATTTAAATAATGAAATTTATATTCATGATTTAGATGCTTATGCTGTTGGTATGCATAACTGTTTAACCATTCCTTTTGATAAACTATTAGCAGAAGGATTTAACACAAGACAAACAGATGTTAGACCAGCTCGTTCAATTAACACAGCATTTCAATTAGTTGCAGTTTTATTTCAATTACAATCACTTCAACAATTTGGAGGAGTTAGCGCAAGTCATTTAGATTGAACTATGGTTCCATATGTTCGTATGTCATTTAGAAAACATTGGATTAATGGTGTAAAATATATTGAAGATAAAGTTAATGAAATTCCTGTTCAATATTTACCAGAAGAAACATCTATTGAAGATGAAGATTATCAAATGTTTCCAAGAGCATATCAATATGCAATGGATATGACAACAAAAGAACTTATGCAAGCTGTTCAAGGTATGTATCATAATCTAAATACACTACAATCTAGAAGTGGAAATCAATTACCTTTTACTTCTATTAACTATGGTACTTGTACTTTACCTGAAGGTAGAATGGTTACAAAAGCATTATTAGAAGGCTCTATTGAAGGTGTAGGAAAAGTTAGAAAAACTCCTATATTCCCATGCGGTATATTCCAATGTATGAAAGGTGTTAATCGTAAACCTGGAGACCCTAACTATGATTTATTTAAGTTAGCATTAAAATCAACAGCTCAAAGATTATATCCTAATTATGTTAATATAGATTGGTCTACTAACGCGGGATATGATATTAACGATCCTAAAACATATGTTTCAACTATGGGTTGTAGAACTTATAATGGTGCGGATATTAATGCTGAACCTGGCACAAATCCTCAAACTAAGGACGGCCGCGGCAATATATGTCCAGTTACTATTGTAATGCCAACATTAGCTATGGAAGCTAAAGAAGAAGCTGAAAGATTTAGAGAGGGAGCAGATGTATATTTTGATAAAATTGAATTATTTATGACGCTATTAGATAAAAAAATCCATGAAGCTAGAGATATGTTAGTTGAAAGATATAAATGGATTATTAGTCAAAATCCTGAATCTGCAAAATTTATGTATGAAAATGGATTAATGCTTGGCTATGATGGTAAGACAGTTGAAAGTGCTATGAAACATGGAACTCTTGTAATAGGTCAAATTGGTATGGCTGAAACATTACAAATTTTAATTGGTTGCGACCATACAGAACCTAGAGGAATGGAATTAGCAAAAAGAATTGAACAATTATTTAAAGATAGATGTGCTGAATTTAAAAAAGAATTACACTTAAATATTGGTGTTTATTATACACCTGCTGAAAATATGTGTTATACATCTATGAAAAAATTTAGAAAAAAATATGGAATTATTCCTAATGTAAGTGATAGAGATTATTTCACAAATAGTATTCATGTTCCTGTATGGAAAGAAATGAGTCCATTTGAAAAAATTGATATTGAAAGTCAATTAACTGGATATAGTAATGCAGGATGTATTACTTATGTAGAATTAGAGGGCGGAGTTAAAAATAATTTAGACGCTCTTGAAACTATTGTTAACTATGCTATGGATAAAGATATTCCATATTTCGCAATAAATGTTCCAAATGATATATGTTTAGATTGTGGCTATACTGATGAATTCAATGATAAATGTCCAATGTGCGGAAGCACGCATATTCAACAACTTAGACGTGTTACTGGATATTTAACAGGAGATTATAAAACAGCATTTAATAAAGGTAAACAACAAGAAACTGAACAAAGATATAAACATAGTAAAAAATTGGAGAACTGGCATGATTAGAATTGCTGGGTTAAATGGAAATGATTTTGTCAATGGAGAAGGTGTAAGCGTTAGCTTATTCCTTCAAGGTTGTCATTTTCATTGTAAAGGATGTCATAATCCTGAAACTTGGAATCCTGAAGGCGGAATTGAAGTTGATGAAGGAGATTTAATTCAACAAATTTTAACATTAATAAATGCTAATAATATTACTCGTAATCTTAGTATCTTAGGTGGAGAACCACTTGATACCGAACAAAAAAGATATTTTTTAAGAGAATTAATAATACGAGTAAGATATTATTATCCAGAAATTAAAATTGTGCTTTGGACAGGATATAAATATAATGATATAAAAGATAAAGAAGATTTTAAATATATATTAGAAAATATAGATTATTTGATTGAAGGCCCTTTTATATTAGAGGAACGCGACATAACGCTTAAATGGCGCGGCAGCCGCAATCAAAATATAAGAAATATGAAAACAGGAGAAAACATCAATGATTAATTTTTTAAAAATATTTTTTCCAGCTCTTATGGTAACTGGAGCAGTTGGTAGCTGCGTTGTAAATCTTGTTACAGATAAATCTAATTGGCCTGTAACATTGCAATGGTTTGGAGCTGCATTGCTATATACAGCATTATTATTTAGAAACAAATAAAAGGTAAGGAGGTAAGTTATAATTTATTAAAATAGCTTACCTCCTTTTTCTTATTTTTCAGGGGGTAATCATGGAAAGAAAAGAAATATGTGATAAGATTTATTACATGACTAAAAAAAGAAAATCTTTTAAAACCGTTTGTCAAGAATTAAATTTAAAAGATTATGAAGTTATAGGTTTAGTAACTATAATGGCACAAGAGGGATATAATATTGATTTTGTAGATGGAGAGCTTATTATTAGAAAAGTTCCTAAACAAAATCAAGATGTTTATGAAATTCCATATAATTTAGAACATTTAAAATTATTATTAATTAGTGATACTCATTTATGTTCTAAATATGATAGATTAGATATTTTAAAATATTTATATTCAAAAGCAGAAGATAAAGGTATTCAACATATATTACACTCAGGTGATTTTACTGATGGTCGTTCAAATAGACCAGAACATGTATATGAATTAAAAGAGCATTCTTATGAAGGACAAGTTGATTATTGTGTTGATAGATATCCTCAATTTAATGGAAAAACATATATAATTTCAGGTAATCATGATGACTGGTGGTATAAATCTGCAGGAAGTGAAATTGTAAAAACAATAGCTAAACAAAGAGAAGATATGGTTTATTTAGGTCCTGATGTTGCAGATTTAAAAATTGGTAAATTAAAAATTAGATTATTTCATGGAATGGGCGGCGGCGCATATGCTAAATCTTATAAATTACAAAAATATTTAGATAGCATTCCAACCGCAGAAAGACCTGATATTTTACAAACAGGACATACTCATCAATCATTCTATATGAAACAAGATGGTACACATTGTTTTCAAACCAGCTGTTTAGAAGATCAAACGCCATATTGTAGAAGTATGGGTATGGGAAATGATAAATCATGTTGATGAGTTGATGTAGACTTTGATGATAAGGGAAATATTTATAGTATTAAACCTGAATTAGAAACATTTGGAGACAAGAAAATTTATACTAAAAGGAAGTAGTTTTTATGAAAGATGTTACACAATGAATGATAAACAGCTATGGGTTAGATGATAAGGGCTATGATTTTATGGGTTATACTTTTACAGATCAAAGACAATTAAGCTTTCATCATCTCATCGTTCCTAAAAAAGATTGCCCTAAATTAAGATTGGGCAATGGATACTTTTTATGAAATGGAGCTATTTTAAAACAACTAACCTCACATAATTATTTACACGTAATAGAAAGAATAGATAGAAATACTTTTTTAAAAATTACACAAATATTAATAGCAGAAAATCAAACAGGAGAAATAAATATAGAATTATTAAAACAAATTAGATTTTTATTAGAACATTTTGAAAAAGAGCATTATGATGAAACTGATAAAAAAGGCAAAATTTTAATTAAATCGAAATATATAACAGAAAGGATCCCGCTATAAATGACAATAGAAGAAAAAATACAAAAACATCAAGAATTATTGAATATCCTACATGAAGTTTATATTGCAAAAAATCATGATTATGGGGATAGTGTTCATGATACTTATAATAAATATGGAATAGTTTCTTTTTTGGTAAGACTTGAAGATAAATTAAATAGAGCTAGAACAATTAGTTCTAAATCTCAAATGGTAGAAGATGAAAAATTGAAAGACACTTTATTAGATATGGCAAACTATGCTATTTTAGCAATTTTAGAGTTGGAGGATAATAATGGATAAAAAAATAAAAGAAGCATTAGAAAAAGAAATTATAAGACAACAACAAAATATTGAATTAATTGCGAGTGAAAATTATGTATCTAATGATATATTAAAATTACAAGGAAGTATATTTACAAATAAATATGCAGAAGGATATCCCTCTAAAAGATATTATGGGGGATGTGAAAATGTTGATACTGTTGAACAATTAGCTATTGATTATGTATGTAAATTATTTAATGTAAAATATGCAAATGTTCAACCTCATAGTGGTAGCAGTGCTAATATGGCGGTATATAGAGCATTATTACAACCTGGTGATACTGTATTAGGCATGAATTTAAGTTCCGGTGGACATTTAACACACGGATATAAATTAAATTTTAGTGGAAAAGATTATAATATTATTAGTTATGATGTTGATTATAATGGATATATTAATTATGATAATATTGAAGAATTAGCACTACAATATAAACCTAAAATGATTATAGCAGGCGCTTCCGCATATCCAAGAAAAATAGATTTTGCAAGATTTAAAGATATTGCAGATAAATGTGGTGCATATTTAATGGTTGATATGGCACACATAGCTGGATTAGTTGCGGCAGGTTTTCATCAAAATCCTTGTGATTATGCAGATGTAGTAACTTCCACTACACATAAAACACTACGTGGACCTCGTGGAGGAATTATATTAACAAATAATAGTGAAATTAGTAAAATAATTAATAAAACAATATTCCCAGGTATTCAAGGTGGACCTTTAGAGCATGTAATCGCCGCAAAAGCTCAGTGTTTTTATGAGGCACTACAATCCGATTTTAAAGAATATCAAAAACAAGTATTAAAAAATATTACAGCAATGGCTGAAGAGTTTCGTTCACTTGGGGTTTCTTTAGTAAGTGATGGCACTGATAATCATTTAATTTTAGTTGATGTATTTCACTCTTTTGGTTTAACAGGGGCGGAAGCAGAAATAATTTTAGATAAAATTCATATTACAGTTAATAAAAACACTATTCCAGGAGAAACATTAAAAGCAACTGAGGCAAGTGGTATTAGAATTGGTAGTCCTGCTATGACAACTAAAGGACTTAAAGAAGAAGATTTTAAAACAATAGCAGATATTATTTATATGGCTTTATCTTTAAGAACTGATAAAAATGCATTAGAAAGACAAAAAGAAAGGGTATTAGAAATTACAAATAAAATTTATTATGAGCAAACTAATTTTTAGATATAGTGCTATGAATAGTGGCAAAACAACCAATTTGTTACAAGTAGCACATAATTATGAAGAACGCGGGTTTATGGTTAAAATAGCTAAACCTGAAATAGATACAAAGGCGGATGACCGTGTTTCTAGCCGCATTGGACTAGAACGAAAGGTAGACTACCTAATACCGCCGCAAGGAGAAATATCAATAGATCTAAGAACTAATGTGCTATTGATTGACGAAGCACAATTTCTAAATAAAGAACAAATAGATCAATTATATGAAATATCAAAATTATATAATATTTTAATTATTTGCTATGGTTTAAGAACGGATTTCCGCATGCAAGGATTTCCTGGGGCTACTCGTCTACTAGAAATAGCTGATGAAATTGAAGAATTAAAAACTATTTGCTCTTGTGGCAAAAAGGCTACATTTAATCTTCGTCTAATTAATGGTTTTCCAACATTTGAAGGAGACCAAGTGTCTATTGATAATCAAGAAGAAATAAAATATGATAGTATATGCGGGGATTGTTATTTAAAATTAAAACAAGGAGCTAAAAATGGATTATAAAATTGAAACTAAAATTACTGATTTTGATATTAATTGAAAAAAAATAAAATCAGCATGTATGACTACTATATCAAAAGAAGCTGGAGATAAAGAACCATCAAGTGAATGAAAAAGAAAATTATTATTATGTGAGCATAGTCCTATTCGTCGCGGTACTGTAAGTTGGAAGTGAGATGCTATTCCCTATGCAATTTCAACTCATTTTGTAAGACATCATGAAGGTGTAGAAAAATGGGTAGGCACTCAAAGAGCTGATAGAACAGAAGTAAAAGATAGAAGTGAAAGAAGCCAAATGAATCCAGTCCCTATGGAGATGGAAGCTAATATTCAAGCATTAATTAATATATCATATAAAAGACTTTGTACTTGTGCAGATCCACTTACTAGAAAATATTGGGAAAATACTTTATTAGCAATTAAGGAATATGATGAAGATATATTCTGGGCTTGTGTTCCTCAATGTATTAGATGTGGAGGATGCCCTGAATATAAAACTTGTGGATATTATGAACAATTTGCAAAAAATCTAACAATGGAAGAACAAATAGATATTCATAAAAGATATGATAAATATAATGAAGAAAGAGCTAAAAGACTAACTTTGAAAAAATAAAAAAAATATATTATAATATTTATATATAAAATAAGAAAAGAGGTAAAAAATATGATAAGACCAATTTTAACATATCCTGCGGATAAAGAAATATTAACACAAAAAAGTGTTGAAGTAACAGAATTTAATGATGAAATAAAAGAAATTATAACCGATTTAATTGATACATTAAAAAATTCAACTGGTGCAGGCATTTCCGCAATTCAAATTGGAAAACCTTATCGTATTTGTGTTATAAATTGGTGTGATATTCATGTTTTAGTTAACCCAAAAATAACTAGAACAAGAGGAACTCATTCAATGAGGGAAGGCTGTTTATCAGTTCCTGGATTATTTGTTGATCATGAACGAGCTCAAAAAGTATGGATCACTGCACTAAACGAAAATGGTGAAGAATATGAATATGCTGAGGGCGGCAATGGTAGCTATATTGCTCAACATGAATTAGACCATTTTGAAGGTACTTGTTCATTATTCCAAGCATATGATGAAATAGAAAAAAATATAGGGGTTGAAAAGAAAAATGAAAATAATTAAAAGATTTTTATTAAATAGAAAATTAAAAAAAGAATATAAAAGAAAAATATTAGAACATAAAACAAAATTAATTCAAATTTTTAGAGAATTATTACAATGAAAAGATTGTGATTGGATAACTAAAGACTTGGATGTAATGAATAATTTATGGTATAGAATATTAGAACATGATGATAGTCTATATGATAAAATAGAAATGAAAATATTTAAAAATCCTGATGGGAATTATTCTCAAGAAGAATATGACGCCGCAGTTCAACATCACATAAATAATAACGACCATCATTGGGAGAATAGAGTAGATGACCAAATTTTAACCTTACAAACTAAGCTAGCCTGTGTTGAAAATCTACTAGATTGAATGTCTTATAAAACAGCTCCTTATGAAGAATGATTTACATTCATTGAAAATACAAAACTACCAGAAATACAAAAAAACTTCATGAAAGAATTTATGTGAGTAATAATAAATAATAAAATGGAGGTATAATTATGTTATGGTTTTGGATATTAGTTGGAATAGTAGTAGTATTAACAATAATATTTGTAATCTGCGCTATTATAACTGGTAAAAGTATGGAAGCATATTACACAGGACTAGATGACGAAGAGAGGTATTTAAATGATATTCCAGAAAAACAAGAAGAAAAAATTAAAGAAGAAGAATAGCACTGTTGAAATGGGAACTTCTCTTTACGAAGTAAATAAAGGGCTTGTAGAAAAAAATGTTCCTGATTTAACAGATGAAGAAATGCAAAATAAAAAAACATTAATAATTGATTTTATAAATAATACAAGTAATCAATATTATATGTTATTATGCAATGATAAAAAAGATTATACAATATTTAGAAGAGAAACGAATGAAAATAAAGATTTCTTAGACAATCTTGAAACTCCAGACCGCGATAGATTATGGAATGTATTAATTGATGAATGTCTTCCTAACCGCGGCCGCACAAAATCAATAGAATTAACTGAAAATCAAGATGCTGTTGAGATATGGATCTCAATTGAGAGCGAAAGTTATTGCTATATGTTTTTTCCATATGATGCAGCTATCATTGAATGTTAGGAGGATAAAATGACAATTATTGCAAATGTAAAAGGTTTTACTTTAGCACATCCAGTTATGGTTGTTGATAATGATAAAGTCGTTTATGCAACAAAAGCATCTTTAAAAGATATGCCTGAATTACTTTCTCATTTTGCTCAAACTTATAATTGTAATCATATTACTTTTGTAGGTAATCAAAAATTTGCTGAGAAAATGGCAAATCAAACTAAAGATATTTTTAAAGCTAAATATAGTAAAGAAACTGAATTAGAAATTGAATACATTACTAAATAATAGTAATGTTTTTTTGTTGAAAAAAATAAAAAAATAGAGTATAATAAAGTATAAAGGAAAGAAAAGGAGATAAAATTATGAAATATTTATTAGAAACAACTGAATCTTATAGAGTTAGTACTGAAGAAGAAGTAACTCAATTAATAGAAAATGCAAAAAAAGATAATCATTATATATTAAAAAAACACACTTCACAAATTAAAGAGCGTAAACAAAAAGGTGAGGTTGTTGATATGTGGTATAAAGTAACCTTAACAAAATATTTTACAAGTGAAAAAGAACCTGAAGGAACAACAGAAATTGTTTATAATGAGGGGAGCGCATTTTAATTATGGAAATAAAATATAAAAAATTAGATTCAAATGCAAAAGAACCAACTCAAGGGAGTCCATATGCAGCAGGATATGATTTATATGCAGCAACAGATAAAGCAACAGGAATTAGACCGCATACAACAGTAAAGATTGGAACTGGTATTGCTATTGAGTTACCTGAAAATACCTTTGGTGCTATTTTTGCTAGAAGCGGACTTGCTACAAAACAAGGATTGCGTCCTGCAAATTGTGTAGGAGTAGTTGATTCGGATTATAGAGGAGAAGTTATTGTAGCATTACACAATGATACAGATAATATACAAGTTATTTCATCTGGTGATCGTATAGCTCAATTGGTAGTTATGCCTTATATACCTGTTAGATTTATTGAAACAGAAGAATTAACAGATACTGTCCGTGGTGATGGTGGATTTGGTTCTACAGGAGTTTAATATGTTTGCAGCTCTAATGGGATTGCTTACAGCCCAAAACAATCTTAGAATGACTCAAGCAAGATTAATAACTCATCATATACCAATTAATAATAATGATATTGAAAAAGAACAAAAAGAAAAAGAAGAATATAAACCAAAGCATGAAGAAGAATTTTATAGACCTAAACATGCTAGTGAAATAGATATGTCAATATCAATTTAGGAGGAAAAATGAAATATTTAATTACAGGTAGCGGTTATTTGGCTAAAAATTTAATAGCTAGATTGTTAAACCACCCAGACACTGAAAAAATTAAAATCTTTTCAAGAGCAGAAAAAGAACAATGAGAAACAAAAACTCTTTTTAATAATGATTCTAGATTAGAATTTATTATTGGAGATGTTAGAGATTATCAAGCAATTTGTACTGCTTTTGTTGACGTAGATCGTTGTATTCATACTGGCGCAATTAAAAGAATTGAAGTTGCAGAAAAACAACCAATGGAAGCAATTAAAACTAATGTAATTGGTAGTATGAATGTTATAAATGCGGCAATCGCTAATAAAGTTAAAAAACTTATACTTATCTCAACTGACAAAGCGACTTCCGCAACCACTTGCTATGGCAGTACTAAATTCTTAATGGAATGTATGGCATATGCAAACGAAAGTGATACAGATATTATTTGCACTCGTTATGGAAATGTATTTGGTTCAACCGGCAGTGTTGTTCCAATATTTGATGAATTAAGCAAACAAGGTAAACCATTAACTATTAGAAATGGAGAAATGACTCGTTTCTTTATGGAAGTAAGTAAATGTGTTGATATTATTATAACTGCATTAGATTGTGGGAAAAATGGAGAATTATGGATATATGCTAGTAAAGCCTGTACAATTAAAGATCTAGCCGATGCTTTTGGCGGAGAACAAATTATTACTGGTGTAGAAAACATTGAAAAAAATGATGAAGCCCTTATTACTATTAATGAATTAAATCACAGTATAAAAGCTGATGAATATTATATTATTCGTAAAGATTATAAAAGTGACATTGAATATACAGAGCCGTTAACAAGTTATACAGCAGAAAGATTAACACAAGATGAAATTAAACAAATGATTAAGAATTGGAGGATGGCAAATGATAAAAGTTAGTATCTTAATGCCAGCCTTCAATGCTGAACGTTTTATTCGAAATGCTTTAGCAAGCATTCCAAAAACTGACGAGATAGAAATTATAGTTGTTAATGATGGCTCTACAGATAAAACTGCGGCAATAGCTAAAGAATTTGATGTAAAATTAATTGACCGTAAGAAAAATATGGGCGTTGGTTATTCGCGCAAAGAGGCGCTTGCCGCCGCACAAGGTGAATACATAATGTTCTTTGATAGTGATGATACTATTAATACTGAAAATTTTAAAAAAGTAGTAGAAATGTTAGATGGAACTGATATAGTTTATTACGATATGATAAATAATAATGGAGAAATATATCATTTAAATGATTATTATAAAACAAAAGTTGTAGGAATGGTTAAATTTATTAGAAGAGAATATGCAAATAAATTTGATTATCCAGCACTACCAAGATACGAAGACGTAACTTTTAATGAAATGTTACAAAGTCTTCCACATACAGAAAAATTTTCTAATTTAATTGTAGTAAACTATAATAACCCTAGATATGATAGCACTAGCGCAAAATGGCTTAGAGGTGAATTATAAAATGAAAATCAAATTATATTCACAATATCGTAGGTTTAATGATTTTCAAGAGCCAAAATATATTCAATGAGATCCAGACGGACAAATAGAAGCATATCATGATGTTTTTATCTCGGCGGCAATTCATAATAAAAATAACGGAAAAAAGAAAATTGCAATTATAACAGAACCAAGATGTGTTTGGCAACATGTTTTTGGAAACTTTGATATAGAACTATTTTTAAAAAGACAATATAATCTTTTTCAATATATATTTACATTTGATAATGAAATATTAAAATTGCCTAATGCTAAACCAATAGGTTTTCCTGGAATATGATATTCAGGAGACGAAGAAAAAACAAAAAATATCTCTATGTGTTGTTCTAATAAATCTATGTGTCCATCACATCTTAAAAGAAAAAAAGTTGCAGATAAATTAAAAAATAAAGTTGATATATTAGGAGATTATTTAGGAGAAGCAAGAGCTTCAACAAAAGACATATATAGTCAATATAAATACAGTGTTGTGTTAGAAAATGATTGCTCTTATTGATATTATACAGAAAAAGTTATTAATGCTTTTGCTAATAAATGTATTCCAATTTATTATGGTACGCCTAGAATATTAGAACTATTTAATCCAAAAGGAATAATTTTTGTTGAAAATTTAGATAAAATAGAAGAAATTATTGATAATCTAAACCCTCACTATTATGAAGAAAATATAGACGCAGTAAATGAAAATTTTGAACTAGCAAAAAAATATAGTTGTTATGAAGATTGCCTATATTTAGATTATCAAAAAGAATTGGAGGACTTATGAAAATATTAGTTTTAAGTTGTGATAAGTATTCATATTTATGACCAACTTTTTTTACATTGCTAGATAAGTATTATCCAAATCATCCAGAGGTATATCTTTCAACAGAACAAAAAAATTGTAAATATTGTAAAACAATCAATACTAAATCTGAAATATGAACAGATAGATATCAAAATGCGTTAAGACAAATTCCTGATGATTATGTTTTAGTTTTGTTAGAAGATTTTTTTATTCGTGGACCTGTTGATGAAGAGCGTATTAATCAATCATTAGAACTAATGAAAAACAATAAAAAAATTGCAGTATGTAATTTTGAATTACAATATAGAAAAGGAATTGAAAATGCATATCCTGGATATGATATTCAAAAAAATAATCAAATATATTTAAACTCTTGTCAACCTAGTTTGTGAAATAGAGAAATATTAATTAATAGATTACAAACACCTCAAGATGCATGAGCATGAGAGACAACTCTTATTAATAGTCCATATCTTCATTTAATTAATAATACAAATAAATATATTATTGATATTGGATATAGACACCAAGCCATAACTGGAGATGGTTGAGGAGTAACAAGAGGCAGATTGTCTCAAGAGTGTCAAGACTTCTTAAAAACAGAAGGTTTAGAAATTAAAAAACATAAATTAAGTATTATTACACCCTATTACAATGTCTTAAACTATACCAAAGAGTTGGCGGCAGCACTTGAACCGCAATTAACAGATGCAGTGGAATGAATTATTGTAGATGATGGTTGTAATGAGACCGAATTAGATAAATTAAATGCTCAAGTTATTCATTTAAAAGAGAATAGCGGCGGCGCTAGTGTTCCACGAAATGAAGGAATGAAAATTGCAGATGGCGATTATACAGTATTTATAGATGCTGATGATTTAGTTCAACCATATTATATAAAAACAATTTTAAATAAAATTGAAAATAGTACATTTGATTATTGCTATTTTGGCTGAAAGGGTATTGGAGCATTACCTGTAAACATAATGATTACTGATCAACCGCCAGAATGGAACACATCAATATGAAATTGTATTTATAAAACAGAAAATATAAAAAATATTCAATTTGATCCTGCGCTATGTATGGCTGAGGATTATGAATTTAATAAGCTAGCCCGCATAGGAAAATGTGAACACATAAATAAAATAATTTATATTTATAGGGCTGGTGTTGAAAATGGATTAACAAAACGTGGAACTAAATATAACCCAAAATATAATAAACAATATGATTATAGTAATGTATTTTATTTTTATAAATTATCTGAAATTGGTGGTGTTGAAACATTTATATATCAACTTGCAAAAAAATACCAAAATTTAGATATAACAGTATTTTATAAAGAAGCTGATTCTCAACAATTAGCACGATTAAGCAGATATGTTAGTGTTAAACAATATACAGGACAAAAAATTACTTGTAAAAAAGCATTCTTTCACTATGATAGAAGTGCTATTGATACAATACAAGCTGATGAATATTATGGTATGATACATGCAGATTATCTTAATTTTAGAGCTGCTCCTCCACCAACACATCCTAAAATTAAAACATATATTGGAGTAACTCAAGCTGTTTGTGATGCATTTAAAAAACGCACTGGTAAACCTTGTGTTTGCTGTTACAATCCTTTAGTAATAGGAAATCCACCTAAGGTATTAAGATTACTTTCCGCAACCAGATTTACATATGAAAAGGGTGCTCAAAGAATAGAACAACTTGCAACAGCTTTAGAACAAGCTGGTATCCCATATGAGTGAACTATTTTTTCAGATACGGTATTTCCTGCAAAAAAACATAATATTATATTTAGAAAACCTCGTATGGAAATTTATGATGATCTAAGAAGAGCAGATTATGTAGTTCAATTAAGCGATACAGAATCGTTTTGCTACACAATGGTTGAAGCACTATCTGTTGGAACTCCAGTTATTGTATGCCCATGACCATGTTTAAAAGAACTTGGAGTTAACGAAACAAATTCATTTATTTTACCATTTAATATGAAAAACATTCCCGCAAAAGAAATTTATGAGAAAAAATTTAATTTTAAATATACTGTTCCAAAAGATATGTGAAACACATTCTTAACTCAAGATGAATCAACCTATGCCCAAGAGCGTAGTAGATTATATTTAGTAGAGGCTCTTGATACTTATGAAGAAATGAAGTTAAAAGACGGTGTTTTGGGATATCTACCTAAACGCGGAACAAGATGAACAGTAAATAAAGATAGATTAGATTATTTATTAGGTCAAAATCCTAGACATGTAGCATTTGTTAGAATTATTCCAGATGATGAATCAAAGTAGGAGGAATTATGAAACTTAGTATAATTACTCCTTACTTTGACGCTTTGGATTATACAACAGAATTGGCAAACAAACTTATTCCTCAATTAAATAAAGATGTTGAATGAATTATAATTGATGATGGATGTCATGAAAAAGAACTTAATAAATTTTCTAAAAAAGTATTACACTTAGCTCAAAATCGCGGCTGCGCGGGATTACCGCGTAATATAGGTTTAGATGCCGCCCAGGGCGAATATATTACATTTGTTGATGCTGATGATTTAGTGGCGGACAATTTTGTTGAAGCAATTCTTAATAAAATAAATACCTCAACATTTGACTATTGTTATATGAATTGAGAAAGATTAGATAAATTATTTCACACAAATGTAAAAAAGGGTCGTCCTGAATGAAATTGTAGTGTATGAGGAATTGTATATAAAAAAACACTGATAAACTCTCATCGTTTTAATGATAAAAAAATTGCAGAAGATTATGATTTTAATAAAGAAGTATTAAATGGAACGCAAGAAATTATTACTGATTTTCTATACTTTTATAGATTAAATAAAAAAGGAATTAGTCGTAACTATTAATAAGGAGGTATTATGACTACAACGTATTCAAATATATATTATTTTAACAATATTTGTGCAATAGGAGGAACAGAAACCTTCTTATATCAATTAGCAAAAAAATATAAAGATTTAGATTTAACGATTGTTTATCGTGATGCTGATATTACACAATTAAATAGATTAAAACAATACGTAAGATGTATAAAATTTACAGGACAAAAATTAAAATGTAAAAAAATATTTTTTAATTATCATTTTGATATTATTGATAATGTTGATGCGGAAGAATACATTTTAGTTGTTCATGCAGATTATGCCGCATTAAAGAAAACAATGCCTAATTTAAAACCACCAATACACAACAAAATTACAAAATATATCGGAGTAAGTAAAAATGCTTGTAAAATGTTTACTCAATTTACTGGTAAACCATGTGAATTATGTTATAACCCATTTACCTATGAAAAACCTAAAAAACAATTAAAATTAGTAAGTGCAACTAGATTATCAAGAGAAAAAGGTAAAAATAGAATTATTGCATTAGCAAATTTATTAGATAAAGCAAAAATAGATTATGTATGAACAATTTATACCACAGATAAGAAAGCAATAGAAAACCCGCACATCATTTATAAAGATCCAGTATTAGATATAGAAAAATACATTGCGGATGCTGATTATCTAGTTCAATTAAGTGATAATGAAGGTTTTTGTTATTCTGTAGTTGAAGCATTATGTTCAGGAGTTCCTGTTATAGTAACACCATGTCCAGTATTTGAAGAATTTGGATTAAAAGATGGTATTAATTCATATATAGTGCCTTTTGATATGAAAAATATTGATGTAAAAAAATTCTTAAAAGTACCAAAAAACTTTACTTTCACGCCACCTAAAGATAGTTGGAAAACATTTTTAGATAATACTCCAAGTACATATGAAAAAGAAAAAAAAGCTATCTATTTAGTTGAGGCATTACCTATTTATCATGAAGGAAAACCAATCACTGATAGTCAATTAGGTAGAGTACCTGAAGTTGGAGAACGTTGGGAAGTAAATAAAGAAAGATTAGATATATTGCTTGGTAATAATCCAAGACATCAAGTTTTTGTTAAAGTAATAAATATGAAGTAGTTAATTAAATTAACTACTTTTTTTATTTTACAAAAATATTGCGTTCTAAAAAATTTTTGTGTATAATGAAAGTAGAGAAAAGTAGGTGTTGATTATGAAAATACTTAGTTTAGATTTGTCTACTAAAAGTTCAGGATGAGCAATATTTGAAAATGGTATGTTAATGAAATCTGGATGTATTACATCTTCATCTTTAGATTTAATTAAAAGAATTAAGATAATGACTGCAGGAATCCACGATCTTATAAATGAAAATGGCCCAATTGATAAAATCATTGCTGAAGAAGTTAGACCAGAAGGGACTGGATATGGTGTTGGAAATCAAAAGACACACAAAGCATTAATGTATCTTCAGGCGGCAATTAATTTTATGTTATATGATGATTTCGATAAAAAAGAAATGGAACTTATATATCCTAGCTCTTGAAGGGCGGCTATAGGAATTCACACTGGCCGCGGTATTAAAAGAGCTAGTTTAAAAGAAAAAGATATTCAATTTGTAAAAGAAAATTATAATCTTGATGTTAATGATGATGAAGCGGATGCTATCTGTATTGGATACTCTTGCTCTCACGATGAAGAAACCGATATAAATTGGGAATAAAAATTTTATTCCTTTACGATACTTTTTATCATAAAAGTATTTTTTTTACTCTACAAGTCAAATTTTAAGCACAAAAAAATAGCACAGGTATAAAAACCTGTGCTTTTTATTTTTATAATTTTGTTTGAACTTGAGTTGCTGATATACTCATTGTTCCATTTATATCTAAAGGTATAGATAATGAATTCATCATAAAATCTCCATGAATATCAGCTTCATTAGATTGTATCGTAACTCTTGTATTGGGTTCAAGATGATAAATAGGCATTAATGAAATATTAACATTTGAATTATATTTTGTATATTCTCATAATAAATTTTTAATTTCATTAAAACAACTATTGTGTAATCCACCGACACTTATACCAGAATAAATATTAGAACTTACTTGGCAATAATCTTGATTTCTTCTTTCGCATTCTTCTCTTTTTGCCTCTGCAGAATCTCCGGTTTCAATAATAACAATATCTGGAATTTCAGATTCAAACACACAGTTTAAATCATTACTACTTTTAGCAAGACTTCTACGACCAATATTATTTACATTTAATTCACTAATTTCTGCGTCACTATCTATAAAATCTAACCAATAATCGACATTTCAAGGATTAGTTAAAACATCTTCATAAAATGCTCCTGTATAAATAATTTTACCATTACTGTCTGTATAATAATCTGCTTGTAAATTATATAATTTAGGTCATTCAGCTTCTAATTCAGCATAATAATAATTTGTTTCCAATCCTAATGGGGCAGCAGTAGCTCCTGATAAGTATAATTCAGAACGTCAATCTGTAGCTTGAACATTAACCATAGGATGTTCTTTATATCTAACATATTCATTTTGAGAAAATAATAAACTGCTTTTTGTTGTTTCATATGCTTGCTTAATTGTTTCAATATCATTTTCATATTGCGTAATATGATGATTTTCTATAAGAATATGTTGTTCAATTTCTGCTACTTCCATTTCATAATCTTGTAAATATTGCTGTCTAATTAATGCTTGTTGTTCTTCATAAGTTTGAATTTGAGTTGCTAATTGTAAATTTGCTAATTCAGTTTCTTGTTCACTAATTTCAGTAGAAATTTCTTGTACCGTCGCTTGAGCGGTTTCTAAAGCATTAGTATATGCAAGAATTTGAACATTAAGTTCTGCTAATTTTGTTGTATCTGTTTCATTGTTTATTTGTCCAGATACAACAGTTATATCTTGTGCTTTTTTCATTGCCGCATCTTGTTCTTTTGCAGCTTGTATTCTCAATTCGTTAATCTCATCATCATATTTTTTTTGAGTATCTTTACAAGATTGAATTTTTGTACTAAGACTTTTTACTTGGGTTAAATATTTATTAAATTGTTTATCTAAATCTTCTATTTGTTTTTTATAATTTGAAATATTTTTATTACATTGATTAATTAAATTTTGTTTAGTTTTTATATCTGTATTATAATTAATTTCCATAATTTTTAATTGATTAGCCACTGCTTTATAATGAGTACTACCTGGATTTAATGTTCAAATATATTTTTTAGTAGTAGATAAATCTACATATATCTTGTTAAATTCTCCTAAATTTGGAAAATTATTTATAGTAGAATATTCTTCATATGTATAACCGTCAATAGAAACATACCTTTGATTTGTTCCATCTCATCTATAAATTGCATTTGTACTAGTGTCTAAATAAAATGTTTCTTCAGCTCCAATTTCTGGAAATAAAGCTTTTGTTTGATATTTCAATGGACATTTAGCTTTTCTTAATCCATCATTTGGATCGTCATAAAAGAAAACCTCATATATTTTACCTATTTCAGGTTTTGTATCAATAGCCAAATGATAACGAATAGGTAATTTTAATCCTGTTGTAGTTTCTCTAATTCCCCATACTACAAAATCATTTTTAATTTTAGTATATTGTGGACTGTTAGAAAAATTTATAACTAATTTATTATCGCTAAAATCATAAACAGATTTGCCATCTGTAATATTAATTACATAATCATCATTGTTCATATTGGCCAAATCAACAGTTGCTTGTGTAGTATTTAAATAATTTTTAATTTCTTGAAATACAAAATTTCCATCGACATCATAAAAATATTCAAAATTACCTAATAAATTTTTAATTTTATCTAAAATAGTGCATACATTATCTCCTGCATTAGCAGTTAAATCTTTATTACTTCAAACAAAATCAGTATAAATAAAACCAACATCTTCTCCATAATTAAATTGTTGAATAACCCCACCGGTTTGTTTTGCATTAGCAAAAGATGTTGTAAGCGTATGAGACTCTCCTTTGCTTGTTAAATAAATTGGATTATCTCCTAATCAACGCATAACCATTTTAATTCTTTCTTCAATATCGTTTATTACAATTTTTGTTAAATCTTCTTTTCCAAAATGATTAACCAATTCTTTAATAATTGTTGTTAAAGTTGGTTGAATTGTAATCATCTCTCCTGTTAAAGTATCAATTGTATCATATTTATCAAAAACAACAGATGATGTAATTACTCCTCCACACTCTCCATTTAATAAGCACATTTTATCTTTTAATTGGGCGGAAAGATTAGTTCCAGAACCAAGATCTGTGTTTACACTACATTGAGTAAAAACAAAAGTTCCTTGTGGATATCATAAAATATCATAATTTGTATATTTATTCGTTCTATTAACAATACCAATTTCTACATATACTTTTTTATTAATAGAAATTAAATTTTTTACATCGGTAATTTTACCTGTTGAAACATCTTTAACTGTCATAGATAAACTACAGGTTCTACGAATGGCAGAACTACCATTAATTGAAATAGTTCCGCCAGTTGCAATACCTTGAATTTCCTGTAAAGGATTTTCATCTCAATCTAATAATGTCAATTTAATAAATTGAGTTTGTAATCTTTGTGTGTCTGCCAGATATAAAAAACTAGTATCTTTTAAATAAGGATAATCTCTTTTCATATTATTCCTCCATATAAGGAATAGATATTATATCATATTCTCCTGTAAGTTTATTTCATACATATAAATTTTCATTATCTGTATATAAACGATTAACTACTCCATTTAAATCTATATAATTTGGATTTGATGCATCTCATAATGGAACAGAAATAAGTTTATATTTTTGTTCATCTTCTATTCATACATAAATATCTTTATTATAAATATATAAAACTTTTTCTTTGCCAGGTGAAGGAAATTCACTTTCATTATTAATAAATACAACTCTTCTAATTGGTGTTAATGTATTATCTCCATCATCTTCAAGAACTTTATCATCATAAACTCTAGTAAATATATTATATTTTTCATAATTATCAAGATTACATTCATCAATTTCATATGCAGTAGCAGAAAAACTCCATAACCTACGACCAAGTGTTTGATTTGGTTGATAATTAACATCCATTAATTTAATTAAAATATTTCCTTCTGTTGGACTGCGAAATAATTTAACATCATCCGCCTCTAAGAAATCTTTAACTTTATCTCTAAAGAATTTTTCTCATACCATATCCTGATAATCGCTAACATAATTTTCAATATTGTATTGATTATAATTATCTACATAATCTTTATAAGCCTCTTCTTTAGTAAGAAATAAACCATCTTCATCCATTGCTGAAGATATCATTCCACCAATAGGAAATTGAACATAACTCATATATCCATTTCGTTTTACATATGGATATTTACTTCCAATTGTATCAACTTTTGTTTCACTAATGGTACGTTTAAATGAAGATATATTTGGATTAAATTTTAATTTTAATTGTTTATCTTTACAAGTCAAAAACATATGTTCAAAATTTATCATAATAGGTTCTTTAAACATATCCATTGGAGCTCTAGCACCCCTAGCATCGACAGCTTGTATTCCATATAAATAAAATACACCACTTTCTATTGTATAATCATATCATACAAAATCTATATATGGTGCATGATCAAATGTTGAAATATACATATCTTCTCATTTTGCAAAGTTATCTTGCGCAGTTGCTCTTCTAATAATAATTTTACCAGTAAATTTACCATGAGATCTAGATCTATTAATATGCATACCAATACGACCATTTTCTTCATCTTTATATGCTATAATTTGTAAATTTAAGTCTGGTACTTCCGCAGAAGAAACTGTAAATTCATATTTATGAGTTTCTGTATATAAATTTTGAGTTACATAAGTTAATGTAAAATAATATTCATGATCTGCTCTGAATCAATAATTCATTTCATAATTAAAATTATTAATATCAGTAAATTCATTAGCATAAATATCGCCACTATCTAATAATAATTTATCTTCTCCATCTTGCGCTGGCTCATAAGCTTTAATTCTATAATTTCTTAAAGTTTCAGTTTCATTTCTACTAGCAAAAGTAATTTCACCAATTACTTTTGTATTTATAATTGTATCTCAAATATCTGTCGCAGAAGACTCGTCAAAATCTTGCAAAGTAATTGTTGGAACAGAAATTCCTCGTACTAAACATACTGTAGATCATTCACTAAAATATTGTAAATTTCTACTTAACCAGCCATCAATTGCTTGCACAGCATCCCCATCATTTAAATCAATACCTGAACTTGGTGCATTACTAGATGTAAATCTAATTTGCACTTTATAATATTGATCAATAGTAAAATTACATCCATTTAAATCTTCTGGCTTAATATCAATAAAATATTTATCCCTAGCTCCCGCAGCTTCCTTTGCAGGATCTAGTTGAACTGATTTTAACATTATATCACAAGGATATTTAATTTTATGTAAAACAGATTTATTTGTTAATTGACTTCTTACAGTAACTTGTGCATTAGCAATTTCTGAGATAGAATTAAATTGAGATAAAGAAAAATATACTCTACAAATAAATCTTCTATCTGTTGTTGGACTAGTTGTTGTTTTTACATTTGTCGTAACAGAACTAACAACAATAGTTGGTTCTGGTTCAAAAAACACATTTTCCGTAACATTTGCAGTAGATGAACCAGATATTAAATCCATTAAATAAACCTGATAAGTTTTTCTTAATTGTAACTCTAAATCAATACGAGTTGGATCTGTTGGATCTGGATATTGTGCTGCAATACTTGCAAGAGCAGCATCATATTGATTTTTTAAATCAGATACACCATTAATACTTGAATTAGTAATATATTCATCATATGCATTATTATAAGCATCTAAAGCTGCATAAGAAGTTTTAATATAAGTTTTTGGTATAGTTTTTACAGATACGCTTTTAATTAAAAAAGCTGGCATGTACGTATCCACAATAGGTGGGTATAAATTATTCGTTACAGCCATATCTCTCATCTCCTTTTATCTCTGCGGAAATAGTAGATCTAATAATTCCTAGACCGGGCTCCCGCAATCTATATTTTATTCTCTATTTTCGTTCTTTAAACAAATTCCACTTTTTTTAGGTAAAGCGCGGATTTCTTCCATAAGCTCATCAATAAAACTATTGCCGCCTTCATCTTTATAATGACTATATCTTTTTTCAATACAATCTAAACTATAATCATCTATATATCCAACTTGATAGCAAAAATAATGATGTTTTTCAGTTATCCAAGCTTTAATATCATCTCTATCTGACGCTTCTAATAAACTTACAGATTTTTGAATATCTGCTATTGTATTTTTAATTTGTATTTGACAACCTTCAATTTCATTCTTCATACTTTTTTGTTCTTGAGTTAAATCATCAATACTTTTTTTCATAGCCTCTTGTTCATTAAGTTTACCAGCATGTTTATTAATTTTATCTTTAGCTCAGTCAATTCATGTAATTACACCTTTTACTGCAGCACTTAATAAAACGATAAACATAACGATTTCATCAACAGAGTATGTATTTAGCAAATCTTTCATATTATCGTCTCCTTTTCTTCCAAAGATACTTCTTTTACTATTGTATATTAAAAACTGTTTAAGGGAATGATTTATTTTAGGCCAAAATAAAAAAGAAAGCAGAGTATCCAACTCTACTTTCTAGGTATTTTCATAAAATAACAATAAACTTTTTCATCAATAGCATCTGGATCTATAATAAAATCTTTACTAAATTTAGCATACCATTCTATATTTTCTTCAAATAAATCATGATAATCATTATATGCAGAATTCATTACAATCCAAAAATCAACAGGTCTAATATCTGAATAACCATAATTACCTCTAACTCCTTCGGTATCGGTTAAAGTTCATTTCATTCCATAAGGTTTCATATCTTCAATTATTTCTTTAGCCATATCTTCATTTAATACTTTACCTTCTGCTATTTCATATAGTTTTTGTTCTACTTTTTCTAACTCTCTATCGCCAACCATATCAATGATATACTCCATATATTCAGACATTTCTTCAATTTTATCTGTATCACCAGAGCTTAAGATTTTTGTTATATATTTTTTATAATCCATTTCCAATTTTTTCCACCTTTCTTAATATTTCATTTAACAATCTATTTTGATATTCTAATTTATGTTCCATATCAAAAATAATTGTATCAAGTTTTCTACTTTGAGATTCGTTTTCTTCATAAGAATGAAGAGAAATATAAGATAAAAGCACAGTTAATAAATCTAGTGCATCAAGATTACGATCATTCATTAAATACTCCCAACTGTAATTGTTTCACTTTTTGGATTTACACAAGAAGTGATAACAAATTGTCCATCTTCATAATTATCATTCCCATTACCATACATAATAGGATATCTTACTCTAGTATTTAATTGATTTGCATATATTGTATTTCCTGCTTTACATAAAACAGGTATATTTCCTATCTCAGTTTGAATAAATACAGGTAAGTTGGCAGTTGCGGCAGCATTATTACAAATAATTAAACCATAAGTTTCTGTATTTACTAAATTTTTAACTGTTCTATTTGGGATTAAAATAACCTCTTCATCGGTAGTTTCAACAGTTGAACAATACATTGTTTGACAGCTATAATTCATTTCAATCTCCTTTCTAAATAAAAAATGCGGAAGCACCTAGCCTCCGCACGTCAACTTGCAAAAGCAAGGATTAAGTTAAACTAATATAAAGAATTGCATCCACAACCAGTGTAGCAAGGTGGATTTAAAACATATCTACCTTGTAAATTTAAAATTGTGTCTGTTGAATTTTGTACAGCTGCAGTTAAAGCGGCAGTTTGATTTGCATTAGATAATGCATCTCTAGTAGTTTGAAGTTTATCACTTAATTCTCTGATATAATTATCTTGAATCATTTGTCTTGTAGCATTATTTTCAGTAGTAACTAAATTACCAATTGCGGCAATACTATTACTAATTTGTTGTTGAATATCTTTCATAGAAACTAAATTATTATAGTTACTAGTTAAAACAGTATCAGTTAATGCACATTGACCATTAGCTAAACCTCTAATAGCAGCGTCTTGTGATTGGAAATATAAGCTATTTTGAAGGTCGCTTTGTCCTAAAGCTGTAGCTCCATTATTCCAGAATCCACCATTTCCGCCAAATAATAAAATGAAAATAATGATTAATGAGAAAATACCCATTGAACCACCAAATAATCCATCATTACCGTCTCTTGTTAATGCTAATACATCAGCAGCTGACATTCCAGTATTATCGTTCATTCTCTTTCCTCCCTTTCCTAAAAATATATTTTTTATAATAAAAAGCTAGTCACGTGCCTATCTTTTATTACCATTAATTAAATTAATCATTTGCATAAATTGTTCTTTTGTAATCCCTTTTTCATTACACATTTTTGCAATACTTTCCGCCTGTTTTTCAGTGGGTTGACTACTTAGCGTATTAAAAAGTTGTAACTGTTGTGGATTTAGTAGACTTGTTAGGGCTTGTTGTGGTTGACTTGACATCAACATTTGTGACAACAGGTTCTGTATGTTTATCATTCAATCTCTCCTCCAATTCTTTTAATTTATTTTCTAATTCATCAATTTTTATATCTTTTGCATCTTTAGGAATTATAATTTCATAATTCTTAGAAATTGTTCCATCTAATTCTTTAACACATATTCTATGATTTGTTTCGTCGATAAATAATGTTTTTTTAGTTATAATAACATTCTTTATATCCTCTTCTGGTTTTAAATATCTTACTTCAGTATCAGAGGAATTAGATGTATTAATAATATTTTGAATTGGAGTGGTTTGATTAGCCATACCTTGATATTGATTTATCATATTTTCAATATTTTCTTTTTGTCTATAAAGTTGTGTCATCATACCACCATAATTATTATAAGGCATTCTATCCCTTCCTTTCTTTAATACAACAAAAAAAGCCGCGCAATAGGAAACGAATTATCTCCTATTACGCGGCTTAAAATGTCGTAATAATAATTTCATTCAATCCATTTCCTTTTTATAATTCTAGTAAAGATGGCATACAATAACATTGTATCTTCATCCTTACATATATATTTAATTTTTATCTCAAATCAATTATACTCTTTGTCCCAAAAATTTTTTCAATCTTATCTTCAACGACCTATTGCTAACCAACAAAATCTTAATGGCGAACCATATAATGCTGTTTGCCCTGCATCTGCAGGAGGTAAATAAGAATACCTTCTATAAAAACAACAATTTGTATTGTTGTTAGGTGTTGGAATAATATTTGTCGCTAAAATATTTGCCTGGCCAACTGAAGATGCACTAATATATGCTGGATTAGAAATAACTGTAACATAAGAATTAGTACAAAAAGGTTCAGGATATGTAACTGTTAAATAGCTATCAGGAACAGCCTGCCCACCACTAGAGAACGTTGCTATTCCTCCCTCAAGCATTAAACCGCCATCAAATTTTATCCAGTAAGTATAATTAGATCCTCCATCTACTACTTTTAATCCACTGGTATATCCTAATGCTTTTCCAGGTTTATAAGTAGTCGCCTCTCTAACTTCAAATTGTACATTATAATTATTTTTAAATCATTCTCAAGTCTTATCTGAGTCAAGAACATAAAATTCAATAGCAATGTATTTCATTGTACCTGTTGCACCAGTTGGTTTTAAATTAATTTTAGATTGACTAATAGCAAGGGTGCTTGATGTTTGAGATGCTTTTAAATAAGCACTTGTTCTTGCCATTGCTTGTCCATTTTCATTAAATCCAACAATATAATATGAACAAACTCCTATTGGTAACCCAGAAAAATAATAAGTTCCATTAACTGTTCAATCAACTGGAATTAAATTTGAACATAACGCAGATGAAGAAGGAGAACCTACTAAAGTATCTGAATTATATCCCCAATAATATCAACCTGTAATTAAATTTTTAGTATGAATTTCATCTATATATATGGGAGCTGTAATTGGTCTTCTTCCAATTAAATAACTTTTTAACATGTAATGTCCATGTGCAATTCCATCACTATCTAAAAACATTGAATCATTAAATTTAAAAGCTTTTGACATAATTTAACCTCCTTCTACCATTCATCCACAACAGTATATTCTAATATTGTTTTATCATTTATTTTTATTGTTCCCATAGAAGTTGTTCCATTAATATAATTATTTAAACAAGTTGCGCTTGGATATTCATTATTTCAATTTGAACTTGAAGTATTTAAAGCATTAACTTTATTATCAATAACTTCTGCTGAGAATCTTAATTTATCTTTTAAGTTATCTTGATAAATAATTATTACTGTTAAATCCATATCTGATCCAACAAGTTCTTCAGTTCCATAGTTAGAAACTTTATATGTATTAGAGTTGTCTGCTAAAGTATAAACAACTGTTTCCACTCCATAATAAATATAATTACTATCAAACATATAAGGAACATCTAAAGCTTGTACGGTTGCAAGATTTGAAGCACTATATGGTAATCTAGCAGTTCTTTTATAAAATTTTCCATCTGTTAAATTAAGTTCATCGTAATATTCTTCAGTATCATCAAGATTAACTAATCCATAATCTGTAATTACAGTTCCATTAGCATCAGAATATGGAATATTAAATGAATATTCATAATAACTTTCATATACCCCTTCATTAACTCCTTCCCAAGTTAAATGACAACATAAATCTGCAATATTTGGAGTTGATACACAAAGGTATCCTTCATCTTCAACAAGAACATGTTGTCTTGTAGTATTATTAATTAAACTATCAGCCCATTCTGAAGAACTTACTGCAGTTAATAATTCTACTGAGCTTGATGTTGTTGGTATTGTCTCAATAAACCCAATTTTTCCTAAAGTAGCTGCACCAGTTGTTACCAATTCGATAGTGTAAGTTTCTGGGGTTACTTTAAAATAAACAACATAATTATTTGATGTACTAACAATATCTCCATTATTATCAATACTGTATCCAGAAAAAATCTTAGTTCCATCTTTATCAAATTGATTTAAACCAATTGATAATAATTTAGAAGGATTAGAATTTAATACTACACCAGTTTGTTGTGCAATATAATTAATTTCAATAATATCATCTACCGTTACAGTTCCACTACTAATTGCGATACCATAATTACTTAAAGTAACAGAAGTGTTATTTAATTGCCATTCATTTGCAGTATAACTTATAACAATAGTATCTCCAATATTTTCTCTTGATGTTGTTGTAATTCCATATTCAAGCATATCAACCCATGTACTTCCATATTTTCATTGATTAGCAACATAATCTACAACAATTTGATCATCTTGAACTTCTTGTCCAGTAGTTGTAATTCCGTATTGACTCATTGTTACTGTCGTACTGTTTAAAGTTCAATTACTACCATTATAAATAAAAATATATGTTCCTGTCGTTTGATTTACTTTATTAACAAAGGTATTTTTATTAATATCCCCAGACATTCTAGAAGATTGATCATCTACAAGAAGACTTGCATCAAAAGTAAAAGTATAAGTATCAGTAATCATTTCTACTTTTTTTGCAAAAGTAGATTTATCAAGTAAATAAACATCTGTAGAGCTTGTACTTATAATTGGAGTATAAATAAAATCATATATTCCAGAAGTAGAAATTTGAGTTTTAAATGTTGTAGAATTAACACTAACTGTTAGTGTTTCTGCGGAAGTTACTGTTGTTGTTAAACTTTCTTCTATAGTAGAAGATTCACTATGTCCAATTAAACTAGATAATTCAGCATAACCATCAGAGATATCTAACTCTCCACCGGAAGTTCTATATTGCCAAGTATCTTCATCAGTGATACCTTCTTCAGAAGTAAGGTTATCTGCTAATCCTACTGTTACTCCAGGATAATTTCCATCTGGATTAATTTCAGGATAAACTTGATTAGTTTTCGCAGCATCTTGATAAAATTTTATTTCAGCCATAATTTATCTTTCTCCTTTCATATTCTAATTAATAGAATAGAATAAACCAGTTGTAATTTGTTCACCATCAATGGTTCCAACACCACGTGTTTTTCCTGATTCTCTTTGATAAGTAAAACCAATAGTATGCATTTCTACATTACCAGTATTTTCTACTCCAATTAAACTATAACTTGTATCTGTTGTAGATATAGAAACAGTCACTATATCTGCTACAAAATCATTAAACATTGTATTGATTTGAGTTTTATTATAAAAACCACTCAAATCATCTCCTAATTTTTCTCAACCATTATTTATATAAAAATATTCATCAAATCTTTTGACTTCTGTTGGATTAGGAGTATCCATAACATAAAATGTATCATTACTAATATCTGTAGTAGGTAATACATTTACATATTGAAATTTAACAGACCCCATTTCTCCCTTAGGACCGCGGATATTAACTGTTTGTGGATTTGGCAATCCTTTATCATTCGTTCAAGATATATTTCCATTAGAATCAACAGAAGGAGTAAATACAGCACCATTATCTCCATCTGTACCATCAACGGCAAAATAAGATATTGAATAACTAATTAATGAAGTATCATCATTATATTTTAATGTAATTCTAGTTCATAAATATTGTCCCTGTGTAACTACAGGAAAATCAGTTGATCAAGTTCCACTAGGGATAACAGTTGCGCTGGTTGATGCTTGATATTCAACAACTTGATCATAAATACCTCTTCCATCTTCACCTCTAGCATATACTTCAACATCAATTGTATCATCTGTAGATAACATGTTACCCATTGCAGTTGTTCCAGCCATATTATATACTACCTCCTTCTTCACTACTAATAGCTTCAGGATATAAAATTAATAATTTAGGTCCATCATTATCATATCCTACTAAAGTAGTATTTCCATTTAATTCTATTTCATATCAATATGTTTTTGGTTGACTTTTTAAAGGCTCACCAATTTTCATCTCTTCTGAAGTAAAATCTAAATCCACCGAATCAGTGTTTTCATTGATATTAAATCGTTTTTCTAATAAAACTTCCCTTAAATCATTTTCTTTGCAAATATAAAATGTAATATAATCACCAATTCTAAAAGTGTCACTATTATTTACCAAATGAATTGTAATTTTATCTCCTCTATTTACATAAATTATTTTATTTTTTATTTTATACATACCATATCCTCCCTTCTACGAAATCTCATAATGCAGACCAAGAACAACTTCTCTATCATCTACATATAGAGATCCTCCCTCTGCAGAAGTAGATGTTTGATATTTTAATCCAGTAAATGTATTAGACAATCTAGTATTATATATTTGCGATCCAGATGTTGCTGTGGCTTCTTGCACACCTGTTAAATAATAAGTTTGATTTGCAGAAACCAATTCAGTTGATACAGCTCCTGGTTGTGGTGCATATAATGTAATAGCATTATTATCTCCAACCTTAATTGTACCAACAGTTGCTCCACTTTGTTGAACTGGAGTAATTGTAATATCAGCAGCATTAAGATAACTTTTTCCTTCAACAAAGCTTGCAACAGCTTGAGATGTAGGTAATTTAGTACTTGTACTTGCTGCGGAAATACTTGAATCAACATCTTTATATGCTGCATTATCTAATCCATAAACCGCAATATTTTGTACACTTCCGCTAGATGGTGTTACTTTAATTTGACCATTTGCATCACCAGTAGCAAAAGTATAAGTTGTATCACTACCAGGAATTCCTAGTCCAGTAATATCAGATTTACCAACTGCGGAAACTGATTTAATATGTCCCTCTGCAGTAGTTGCTAATTTATATAAACCTTCAGACTGAGCAGTTGTTAATCTATTTGAATCTGTTGCATGATCATATGCAATTTTACCACGATCTCCGCGATAAGCAGTTGAACTAGTTTCACCTAAAGCAAGTGTTTCACTAATAACTACAAATCCACTAAGATTTCCTCCCCATCTATAAGTTTTTTCAGTGGTTATATCAACATAAATTTTACCAGTCTCACCAACAATTTCTGTTGTATGAGCAGCTTCTTTATAAAATTTATTGTTATAATAATATCCCTCAATTACATCATCAACATAACTTGGTAATTGTAAACTAGGCACTTTACCATTTGCATCTAATTCTGCTAAACCATTATTAGAACCTTTTAATGAAGTATCTAACTTATTAGCAAGACCTGCATTAACAGCTCCAGAAGTAATTAGTTTTGTACTAGAAGCAGTTCCTCCAACAGAAATATCAATTCCTTTTGTTGCTATTGCACTGATTCCACTACCAATTAAAACTTCTCCAGAAGTAAATGTTCCAATCCCAGTACCGCCTCGTGAAACAGGTAAAACTCCAGTTGTAATATCTGATGTATCTACTACAGATTTAAAAGCTAAATCTCCTAATCCATAAACCGATATTTCCGCATTAGTACCATTAGTATTTACTTTAATTGTACCATTAGTTGTACCAGTTTCAATAGCTCTAACACCAGCATTTGTAATATTTTTATTAGTAATTGTAATACCATTAGAACCAGTATAATTTATACCATCTATTTGAATTCTATGAGTACTATCTTTATCTAAATATAATTTTTGAGTATCTTGAACAAAAATAATTTGTCCTTCTACTATATCAAGAGAGGATAATTCAGAATTATTTATTTTTCTAAATCTAACTTGTACCATATTTTATTCTCCTTTCTATGATATATCATAATAAAAACCTGTTGGCACAGGTTTATCATCTACATATAATGTTCCACCACTTGCAGATGTTGAAGTTTGATACTTAACTCCTGTAAATGTGCTTGACATCCTAGTATTATAAAGTTGTGTATCATCAGATGAACTTGTACTTTGAACACCTGTTAAATAATATGTTTGATTTGCATTTGATAATGGAGCAGAAACACGTCCAGAATCAAGTACTTTATAAGCACCGCCATTAACATAAACATTACCCGCATAAAATCCATTTCCAGATCAATCGAGTGCATACGCATTAGAACGTGCGTTCTCTGCAGTTCCATTTCCAACAATATCTAGAAAAGTACTATTAGAATCTACTATATTATATCTACCTTGAACATGTTGATAATCACTTGCTGCAACAGTATACTCACCTTCAGCATGAGATTTTTGTCCTGATGCTGTTGTTCCACTACCTTCAGCATGAGAAGCATAATCTGATGCTGTAGTATAATAACCTTCTGCATGACCATATTTTCCTGATGCATTAGTTGAACGACCTTCTGCATGTGCATATTCATTTGATGCAATAGTTGAACGACCTTCCGCATGAGAATACTTTCCGGCAGCTTTTGTAGAATATCCTTCTGCAAAAGCATATTCACCCATAGTATAACTAGCACTTTCCTCATCTGTTCCAATTGCTCTTAAGCTTCCTGTCGTAGAACCATTAAGTAAATTACTATTTACTTCACTTGTCAAAGGTGTAATTGAATTACTACCAAGAGTAATAACACCATTATTTATTTTTGCATCTGTAATACCATAACCACTTAATGTTGTAGGATTTGTACCTGCGGTAATATGACCAGTATCATTAACAGTTACAGAACGATATGTTCCTGCTGTTATTCCAGAAGTTGCATGTGAAATTGTGCGGCTACCACTTGTTGTAATTGCAGAACTGCTATCTATTGAAATAGGGCTAGTTGCATTAATTGTGATACTTGTTACTGTTCCACTAGGTTCGTCTCCTGATGGAATTAGTTCCCATGTATTTGCATTGCTTGTCTTAGTTAAACAAATAAATGTATCTCCAACTTTTGCTGCTTTAGAAGCATATGTTCCATCTGTAATTACCTTATAAGTATCACCCACATTAGCAGTTCCATCAACAGGTAATGAAGTAATTGTACCACCAGTACCTAAACTACCCTTAAATATCATTGGTTCTGGTAAATTATCAATAGCAGTATCAACATATGCAGTTGTAGCTATCTTTGTAGAATTATCTCCTTGAGTTTGGGTGGTTGCAGTAACACTACTTGGAATAGCTCCACTTAATTGTGTTGCATCAAGAGTTGAACTTGATGTTAATGGAGTAATTGTATTACTTCCTAAAGTAATAACTCCACTATCTATTTTCGCATCAGTAATTCCATATCCACTTATAGTTGTTGGATTGCTTCCTGCTGTAACATGTCCTTGAGCATCTACTGTAACACTTTTATATGTACCAGCTGTAACTCCTGATGTTGCATGATTTAAAGTTATTTTTCCACTAGCTCATGTACTAGAAAGAGCTGTTCCTGCCACAACTTTTGTATAATTTTCACGAACAGTAACAGATCACGTTCCACCATTAGCATTTGTTAATTTATATACATAAGTTTGATCTCCTTGTTGAGAATCACTATGTGAACTTACACTTCTATAATATTGAAATTCAACATTTGTGGGATTTGTTTCATCACTAACATATGCCATAAATGCCATACGTGTTTGACTTCCACTTGCTGGATTTGCATTTGAACTAGCACGACAATAAACTACATGTTTATTAGTATAAGCAGTAATAAAATCTTGTCAAGTAGAACTTCCATATTTTAAAATTGTCATACCTGACATAAAATTACTATCATTAATTAATTGACTTGTTTTTGTTGGACTTGGACTTAATTCTATTCTATTTGTACCATCTTCATCTAAATACACTTTTTGTGTATCAGTAGTTACAATAAATTGTCCTTCTGAGACAGAGAGATTTTCTAATTGAGAAGACTCAATTTTATAAGGTTTAAACTTTGCCATATAATTCCTCCTTTTGTCTCTTTTATTATTTTTATATTTTAAATACTTGTGCTAATAGTTTCTCATTCTAAAATGCTATCAGCATAAGCTTTAGCACCATAAATTGTATTAGCACTAGCAGTATCACTTACACTACCAATTACAGTACTTTGTACAGTACTTGCACTACCAGCCGCATCAAAATCAGTTGTTGCCGCATAAGCCGCACTGTCTAACCCATAAATACTAACAGCTATACTTCCAACTTTAAATGTTCCATTTGTTGTACCAGTTGTAATATCACTAGGTTGAACTGCACTATCTGCTAATCCACCTTGAGCTGCAGTAGCATAAGCACTACTTGCAGTATAAGCTGCGCTATCTAAGCCATAAACGCTAACTGGACTACCATCAACTTTAATAGTTCCATTAGTAGTTCCTGTAGTTACACTTTGAACAGCTGTATCTGCTTTACCACCTTGTGTAGAAGTAGCATAAGCGTCACTATTTGTATAAGCAGCACTACCAAGACCTTTAACTTTTACAGTAGTATAATTAGTTCCATTAATAGTATATTTAATTTCACCATTAACATCACCTTGTGCAATACTTTGAACAGCAGTATCAGCTTTTCCTAAACTAGCTGTAACTGCGTCTGCTAATTTAGCACTTGTAACAGCTTTACTATCTAATTTATCAGTTGTAACTGCTCCATTAGTTAATTCAGTTGTTCCAATACTACCGGCAACAATAGTTGCACTAATTACATTATTATTATCAATAGCTAATTGTACTTGAGTTGCACTTGGTTGAGCAGTATAAATATCAACTAAATCTTTTGCGGCAATATAAATTGTATCACTAGTTGCATTAGCAATTACTAATTTAATATATTTACCAGCATTTGCCGCACTTGCAGTTCCAGTTCCAACAATTTTACTTGTTACATCTGTTGTTCCATCATATAATTTACCATCTGATGAATTATAAGTAATATCAACAACAGTTCCACTTTCAACTACCATATCTTTAGGAATATCAATATTAGCATTTAATCCAGTAGCACTTTGTACTATATTATATCTTTTTGAATAAGGATCTGAACTAGAGCCTGAAGTTTCAGTAACCGTAACAGTATAATTTGTTGCCGCAGGCACACTTACATAAAGACCTTCTTCACCAGAACCAGTTTGTAAAGTAATATTATTTCCTACTTTTGATGAAATTTGTACTCCAACTTGATTGTTATTTGTAACTATAATTGATTTATCTTTAGCAACAACTTCAGTTAAATATCCAGGGATATCTGTATTTGATAATTCTATTTCACCTAAATAAAACTTATCAGTATCCGTTAAATAATAAAAATCATCAGCACTTTTTGTTAATAAAGCATATTGCTCTGAAGTACACTTATAAAATTTTATCATAATTCTTCCTTCCTTTCTTTAACTACTGAGTTATTTCTTCTCATGCGGAACCTCCGCTGATTTCATCATAACTATTAGTTAAACTATTCCAACGATATAAAGTCGTTGCTTCAACATATAAAACTTCATTTTCTCCTTCACTTGGAAGTCCACTATCAGAGAATACTAAATTAGACTTTTGACCAGTCATTTGTGTTCATAATCCATTATAATAATTCCATAAAGCGTTTTCTCTTCTAACATAATAGAAACCCTCAATTGGAGATTTCATGGCCTGTCTAGTGGCATCGTCTACAATAGTCATAATATCTGCGTAGGTTGTTCTTTTTCCGTCTACGTCTAAATATATTGCTCTATCATCAGTTGTAAAGATTAATTGTCCAGCTTTAAGACCGATTTTGTCTAGCTTGTCGGATGTAGTGGCAATAAATTTCATTATTATTTTATTATTAGCCATATTCGTATCCTCCTTCTGAATATATACTAAAAATAGCATAATCTTATTTTTCGCTTTTGACCATAATAAAACAAATAAAAAAAAGATTAGTTTATACAAAACTAATCTTCTTTTACTTCCTCAGTAGGAATTTCTTCTTGAATAGGTTGCTCTTCAATTTCAGGTTGAATTTCTTCAGCTTCATCTCTTTCAATTAATTCTTCTTCCATATCAACTTCTGGTAATCCAGCAACTGATGTTAAGATAGATAATAATGCGGCTAGTGCACTTGTTCCTAACACTGTTAGCCAACTAACTTCATTAATTGAAATTCCTGCTGGAATTAATGCTAAAGCTGTTTGTGCAAAAGTTTTAAGAGCTCTAACTAATGCACGTCTTAACCATACTTTAAAATTTGTTCTCATACTATTCTTTTTCCTCCTCTTTTTCTTCAACTATTTCAGCCTCTCCTGATTGAACTTCATCAACTGGCATTGATGGCAATGTTCCAGAAGCTAACGCGCCCAATAAATCTAAAACAGGATTTTGTTCATTAATAGCCTCTGTTGATTCTTCTTCTTTATGTTCCTCTTGTTTGATTGCTTCTTGATATTGATTTGCCATCATAGAATAAATATCAAAAACTGCATAATAACTTTCTTCAAGAGATGCTTTTGAATTATTAATTAAATCAATAATTTTATTTTTTAAATCATTAATTTTCATTTATTTCTTCCTTTCCTTTCTCTTCTTGCTCTTTTATTTCTTCGGTTTCCTGATTTTGTTCTTGTTTTCCTTTTAAATCAAATTCAACTGTCTCATTTTCTTCATTTTCAAGTTGTTTATTATATAAATCAACAACCTCTGTCATAATATCTCTTAATACAAAATATATACAATCAATTGATAAATTTGATTGAATGATTGTATCAGTAATATTTTTTCTTAAATCATTTAATAACATTTTAAAATCCTCCTTTTATTTCCTTTTATATTACGTTGTTAAAGTACAGGTTGTAATAATTCCTTTCTTAATAACAAAATGAATATTTGCATAATCACCAGTTCAAAAATCTTTTGAAACACCTGCAGTGCCATTAATTCTCAATTCTCCGTCTGGATTTAAATTTACATAGGTTCCTGATTTAATTCCCACTGCGCTACCAGCATCTATATTCATATTTACATTTGCATACACACGACCAGAGCCACCAGATCCAAATGAAACGTAACCAATTTGATTACCCGCACCAGTTCTTGAACTTGCACTACGGAACGAAATTGATGAAGTCCCACTTGATCCAGATCCAGGATCTGCAGTTGCACTTGCAACATTTAATCTACTTACATATGGATGACTTGTTCATCCAGATGATGCAAATCCCATTCTTAAAAATCCAGTACCATTATAAACATCTAACATACCAGATGAAATTGTATTAGCACTAACACTTGTAATATGTCCACTACTAATTTTTAAATCTCCATTACTATCAATAGAACATCCTCCAATAGTTCCAGCGGTTGCTGTAATAGTTCCACCTACTGTGGCATCACTTAATACAGCATTTTTAGCATAAATAGTTCCAGTATTAGTTACACCAAAATTATCTCCAGCCTTAAATACTATATTAGATCTGTTTGTTCCACCGATAGTTGCAGTTATTCCAGTATTACCTAAATATAATGCATTGCTGGCTGTATAAAGTGCATTTGCACCAAGTGTCCATCCAGCAATCTCCCCAGATGTTGCAGTAATTGCACCAGCTTTAGTTACTTTAAATGTAGATCCAGTACCAAGTGATATACCATCTTTACCAATATATACACCTTCAGTATTTGCCGTTAAACTAGATTTACCATTATATATTGCATCTGCAGTAACAGTTCAAGGCCCAATTGTGCTTCCAGCACCCGCACTTAATGTTCCACTAATTGTAGCACTTTTTGCAGTTAAAGCTCCTGCAGTTGTTACTTGAAAAGCACTTGTTCCATCTGCAACAGCTCCTAGTGCAATACCATTTGTTCCAATGTAAAAACCCGATGCATTTGTATTAAAATTAGATTTTCCATAATAAATAGCACTATTAGCATTTCCAGTCCCATTAGTACCTATTGTAATTTTATTTGTTCCGTTTCCAAAAGTTCCTGCGGTAGCATTAATTGTACCACTTATAGTTGCTCCAGATGAATATAAATTACCAGATGAGTCTACTCCAAAATTAGAGCCAGATATAAAACGTCAATTAGCAGCCGCATGTCCAGCTATTGTTTTATTAGCGCCTAAATTAGCAGTACCTAAATATAATGTTGGATTATCAACTGACCCGCCATACCATAATTTATTTGTTTCAATTTTTCAATTTGCAATAGTTCCAGATTTTGCAGTTAATGTTCCTGTATTAGTAACTGAGAATACAGAGTTAGCTCCTAAAGCAATTCCATTTGTTCCTATGTAAACGCCATCTTTAGCATCTGCTAAACCTGTTTTTGTATTATAAATATATGTATTTTTAATTGTTCATCCGCTAGCACCATTTCCAATATATCCTGAAGTTGCGGTAATTTTTCCTTTTAAAATTACATTATTAGCATATAAATTACCACTATTATCAACTTGAAATATAGATTTAGTAATAGATTCACCATTAACACCTTCATAGGTAGTTGTTTTTCCTAAACCAATACCTTCTTTTCCAAGATAAAAACCATCACTATTAGCATCTAACGATTTTTTAGTTGTATATACTTGACCTTTTGTTCCATTTAAAAATAATTGATTATTATATAATACATCGTCAGAACCATCCTTTCCAATAGTCCATCCTCCAATGTGTCCGCCGCCTGCAGCAGTTAATTCACCATTCTTATCTACTTTAAATTTTCCACTACCAAATCTAATTTCAGGTGTAGCTAAATCAATAAGCATACCGGCAGGATTTTCATTATTTTCAGTATAATTAATTGGTAAACCAACATTTTCATCATCAGTATGATAACTTTTTCAAAAATTATTACTATAAAGTAATGCTTTATCTGTTTGTGGGTCTACAATAATTTGTCCACCGTTTCCACCCTTACCAAAAATGGCAGAACCATTTTTACTATTTAAAAATAAACTTCTAATTCCTTTATGGTACCCTATTAATCCTACATCTGAATTAGTTCTTCCTCTTTCACGAACAGCACCCATATATACACCAGTAAAAGTTCCATCAGATTCTTTTAAACCTGCTCCGGCTTGCGGAGTTAAAATTCTACCAGCAGCATTATCTATTGAAATTGAATTTCCATCTCAACTTTCAATTCCTGCTAATCCATGTCTATTTAAATAAAAATGGACAGGAATATGAATCTTTGCAATTTGTATATCATCTTTATCTTTAATTTTGACTTCTATCGCATCGGTTAAACATTCTCCATTATAATCATCCTTTGGAAAATAAATTTTTGAATTTTCCATTAAATTATTTTTTGGAATTAAATGTTTATCAGATATTCAAGAAGTACCATTTTTAACTCTTCCTTGTGTAGACCATACATAAGTTACCCTATAATCATTAGACACTGTAGAAATATCTTCAACAAATCCATTAATAACTTTTGTTACTTGTAAAGTAAATGGCTCAGCATTATCATACATAGGGTTACGACCATCACTAGAATAACATACATATCTAAAACCAGTATTTTTAATTAATTTTACAGCATAATCAGAAGATGTTTCCGCAGTAATAATTGGCATTGTGCAATAATAACTAATTCCTTGATAAGTTACAATACCTTGAATAATATTTGCAGGTTGATCATCTTGATATTTATCTCAATTAAATTCATATTTATGATCATTTGTTTCTTCAATTATAATAGAAGAGCTATCTTTTGTTACTGTGTCTGGCGTACCATTTAAAGTATTATATTTATTTTGTAAAACTTTTCATTCCACAGTAAAACTACCGCTACTATCAGTTCCATCAAATATTTTTTGTCCGTTTTCTCATAATTGAATTCTAAATCATTTTTTTGGAGTAGCAACACCATAATTCATAATACCATTTAAAACCATTGGATAGTCATCAAAATTACTATTATTTGTATTTGGAACTATTTTACATATAATGTCACTACCATTAGTTCCAGGTTCACCCTGTTTTACAAAAATAAAATTAGTTTTTGCTTCTAAAGTTAAATTTTTATATTTAACTGTTAATTTAATATCATTATTTGTTTTATTAATATTATATTCATCCACAATTCCATATCTCAAGCTTAAATTATTAGAACTTTCTCCAACTAATAAAGTATTTTCAGTTGGAACTTCCCATTGAACATCACATTCTTCTAAAACAATGTCACTTAAAAGATAACCTAAATTATCTGTAATTGTAAATGTTAATGGCTCAATAGTAATTGGTCTTTCTAATGAACTATTAACAGGTGAAACACCTAAATCATCATAAGTAAATACTTGAGTTCCATTAATAATATTTAAAACATATTCACCTTCAGTCAATAGTCTATTGTGAAGAGTAATTGCGGCAGTACCTACAACTAAATCTTGTTTTTTAACCAAACATTTAAAAGTTGTATAATTAGTTACTTGACGCATATCTATTTTAATAAGTTTATTTTTTTCAACCCTTTGAATATTATCATATTTATCTACAATTACTTGAAGCGCGTCCAAGTCTGCTTGAACGGCCGCAGGCATTATTTCTTCAGTTGCAATCTTTGCTTGTATTAAGTCACGATCTGCAATCGCTTCATTATATTCAATATTTTCATCATAAGTTTCTAATAATTCAGTTACGGTACCATTAACATCAACCATGCTTCATGAATAAGTATAATCTTCTAAATTTTCTTCTTTATCAACATAGCAAGTCAATGTTGGTCTTCCATTATCAAAATAAAATTTTGTACCTAAACTACTAATAATACTAAGTTCTGTGTTACCTTCATAAACATAAATACATATTTCATCTTTCGCAAGTATCTCTTCTCTTTTAACAACAATACATTTAATATTAGTACAACTACTATTACAAAAACTTCTTGTAATAACACATTTATCATTTTGAGTTAATCACATTTTAGTTTGTTCATCAACGATATTATATTCATTAATACATTCCCACCCCTCACCAGCATAATTTATATAATTAACATCATTAATTTTTACTTCATTGTTTTCTCTAAATCAGTAATATTGAATTTCTGTATTATTAACAATCTTACCATCGTTTCTTAGTACACTTTCAATAGTAACAGTATCGGTAGGTAAACTAAATTCATTAAAATATCCTTTACCAGGTTTACTTAACACCAATGTATATCCATTACTATTAGATAAATCTCTTAATCCATATAATTCAAAATCTTTAATAAAAATATCATTTTTTAATAAATTATCATTAGTAATAATATAAGGAAAGCCCTTTTCAAAAATGTAAATAGATTTAACCTGAATAAAATTTTCATTACTAATTTCAAAAATATCATATTGTTTAGTATAATCTTTTTGATCATATGGAGAACCTGTCATCCTGTTAACATCAACAACAAAATCTTTTTGAATAACATCACCGGTAATATTATCCGTAAATTCCATAGTGACACCAAATCCAAAATTACCACTTTTTTGTTGTTCTACTGGTAAATCGGTTTTAAACTTAGCTCCACAAAGTATCATTCTTGTTTCAGCAATAGATTCAGAAAAAACTATCGGGTCAAAATTAATATTATTAACATTATTTTCTACATCATATAAATATAATTTATTATTATCTTTGTAAGAACATAATTCAAATTCTTGTATTGCGGAAATTGAATTTCCAACCTCTATTTCATATTGTTCATCTTCTTCCTTAATAATATTTCTTTCTATTGCTTCTTTATCAACAGTATCAAGAATTGTTTTTGTTTTACTAAAATCATTATTAGGAATTGTAATGTATACTAAAGTTCCTTCTGGATACTTTATATCAATATTACTAGAATATGCTTCAATTTCACTATCTTGGTATTTTATTTTATATTTTCCAGTTTCCGCATCTTCAAGTGAAATAATTGTCCCTTGAATTGTTCTATCATAACCAGCTTTAGACACTGCATTATCTACCATAGTTTCAATAGCATCAAGAATTTGATTTTCATAATTAACACTACTCATTGAAACACTCTCCTTTTCTCTCTTCTTTTATTCTTCTAAAATAATATAAAAAATTATTAAATTATATTTTCTTTATTGGGCCAAATAAAAAAAATAGGTAGTTATTATTTTAACTACCTATTTTCCATTACCCTTTGTGCAGCAACATTAACTAAATTATTTAACGCCTCTTCAATTTCTCTTGCATTACGAACATTAGGGAATGATGCGTCAATGTGAACATCTTGTTCTAATAATCCATTGCCGCCACTAATATTTGTATAACCAGAAGCACTTGCATTTGCTAATTTAGATAATACTGTACTACCAAGTGAATATGTTAATCCTCTCATTACTGAAATAGCATTTAACATATTTTTAGTATCTGATTGATTTAAAACAAGTTCTTTTTGATGTAGAGTTGCTAAACGACCTTGACCACTTCAATTGCCAGTATAACCACCAGTATCATATCCAGAAATATCTTTAATTTTAATCCATCCAACTCATGAACTACTCTTACTAAAATCAGGACTTGTTCCAACATGAACTCAACCCTTACTCTTATAATTTGTATTTTGGATATATAATTTTGAACCTTTTTTATAATATGGATTTTTTATGTAACCGCTTCCAACAGATGTTGCATAACTAGAATTAATTGTAACTTTATCTCCAACATCAACTTGTCCATTGCCTTGAGGTTCTACTTTTGTAGGTTCTTGTTTTTCTTCAAGAGTTTCATTATTATTTTCATTATTGCCTTGATTACCTTGTTGACCATTTTTTTCTTCATCTTCAATTTCATCTATTTGTTTATTCTTTTCTTTATGTTCATATTCATAAGCTGCGGTTGCCGCATTTTTTGCAGCCTCTTCTGCATCTTTATATTGTTTTGTTAATTTAACAACTTCATCATAAACCTTTTTAACATATTTTAATTCTTTTTTATAACAGTCAATTAAATCTTTATTATCTTTTACTAAAGTTTCTGTTTTAGTAATATCTTCATCAAGACCATTTTTAATTTCTTCAAATGTTTTGCCAGATGATTTTTCTAAAGCCGCTATATCAGATGAATATGTTTTTTGAGCTTTAGTAATTTTTTGTCAACTTTTTTTAGTAACAGTAGCAAAACCACTTTCTCCATTGAACGTATCGTTCATATTGTTTGTATTATCAACAATATTTTGTGCAGCTTCTTGAAAACTTTGAGACATTTCATTAGTTTTACTTTTTACAGAATTAGATGTTTTAGTAAAGGCTAAATCAATTGCCGCAATTCCACCTTCTCCATCTTCTCCTGTTAAGAAGTAATCAAGCATATCTGAAACACCAGTTTTTCAAGTTGGCACCATTTCACGTAAAATTAAATCTTTTTCAGTATTGGTTAAATTTGCAAAAGCCTCTTCAGACAAATCATTTAAATTTTTTCAATCCTCAAAAGCAGATTCTTGTAAATTATATTTTGAATCTAAATAATCTTGTTCAATTTGAACCATTAACTCATTATATTGTTCTTGGATTAATTTTTCTTTTTCTGCACGTTTTTCTGGATCTGTAATCATTGCAGCTTCTGCCATTTTTTGCTGATATTCACTATAAATGCTGTAAGCATCATTTAATACTTGATTATATCTTTCTTTATCAAAATTATATAATGAATTAGTTAATTGATCAACTTGATCTTGCGCTTTTTGAATTTCATCTTGATTAGCAGTATACTGATAAGTATAATTACCTTGGCTATCTCTTCTTAATCTCATTTGAGATTTATTTTGACGAGCATCTTCAAGGGCTAATCTAGCAACTTCAAGTTCATATAATTTATTTGCTCTATCTAAATCATATTGAGTTAATCTATCTTTCTCTTCTAACGTTGCTAATTGCTCATCCATAATTTTTTTCAATTTTTGTTGAGCTTTAGTATTATCAGATTTATTAATAGCATCTGTATATTTTTTCTCTAATTCTCGAATGCCATAAGTTGCATTGATTGTATCAAGATATCTGTCTGCATTTTTATTAATTAGTTCTCATTGTTCATTTACAAAATCCAATCCTTTTCCACCCGTTACTTCATTATTTAAAGCTTTAAAAATTCCATTAATAGCATTTTGAAATTTATCAACTGCATTTTGCAAACTTTCTTCTAATGTTTTGTTAAGATCTTGGGCTGCAGTTTTTCAATTTTCAGTAACAGCTTCAAGTCTCTCTTCTGCATCTAAATACTCATCTTGAACTTCTTTTCATTCTGTACTATTTTCTTCTAATGTACTTAATTCTTTTTGTAAATTATCAACTCTTGTTTGTTCTGCGCTCATTTGTTCTGCTCAGAATTGTTTTTCTTGTCTTTGAAAATCTAATGTATCATTATAATTTTCTTGCTGTCTTGTATAAAATTGGTCTAACTCTTCATATGAGTCTTCTCCATAAACTAATTGAATAATTTTTTTATCATGTTCTATTAAATCATTTAATAAATTATAATTATCAATTTGTTTATCAAAAGCTTCTTGAGATGCAGCTATTTGATCTAATACCGCTTGATGTAAATCTCTTTCAACTTGTTCAGCATCTTCAATAGATTGCATTAAAGCAGTATATTTATCTTTAAGTTCATCTAATGCTTTAGCTCGATCATTAACAGTAGTACCATCTGCCGCCTTAGCGCTATAAACGGAACTAAGACCACCTTCATCCATAATTTTTAATTCTCTAAGAATTGATTGTACTTGTGATGTTTGAGCTTGAATATCTCCACGACCATTTGCCGCATAATATGTTTGAAGATCTGCTTTTCTAGCTTTAGCATTACCTAAAATATCGCTTTCTCTAATACCTTGAATATTTTTCTTTTTTCATGCATTTCAATCTCTTGTTGCTTGATTCATATCAAGAGTAATTTCTAATTTTAAATTAAATTTTTGAATTTGAATTTCTATTTGTTTTTCTAATGCATCTAATCTACTTTGTTCTAATTCTGGAATTAAACTAACTGTAACTTCATCATATCTATCAATATCAGATTTAAATTTTTCATATTTTTCTTTTGCTTTACTTAAAATTTCATCATCGTCTCATTTTTCTTGCTGAGCTTTAGTTAAACCATTATATTTATCTACTAATGCATTATATTCAGCTTCTGCAGCATCTAATGCTTCTTTATAATTAGAAACTGTTTTATCACTGTTAAACACAACACCCCGTGCAGCTAATTTTTTAGCTAACTCATCTTGTTCGCCCTCAGCAATTTTTAATTTTTTAGTATAATTATTAACTTGAGTATTTAATAAACTCCATTGTTGATTTAAATTTTTTAATAAATTACCACCAACAAGTTTATTTTGTTGAGATTCTAATTTTTTTAATGAATTATCAATTTTTGTAATCTGAGTATTAATTTTATGATATCTATCTACTTCATCATCTATATGTTTTTCTTTTTTAGGTTTTGATTTTGATCCGCCGCCAGATTTTCCTTTTCCTGTGTCTGTTGGTGGTTTATATTTAAAATTACCAACATTTGCACCTTTAAACTTAGTATTACCAGCATTAATTACAGGAATATTGATTTGTCCCTGAACATCTGTAGTTGCTTTATTAGTAAATGTTTTTGTTTCTCCTGTCGTTGGGTCTGTATATTGGTATGTTGCGGTTTCAGAGTTAACCTCAGTAAGAGTTGCTGGAACCGTATCAATTGTAGGATTATAACCAATACCAGCTAAAATTTCATTAGCCTGTTCTTTAGTAATATCAAAATTTCTTAATAAAATATTTAATTTTTCTGCTAGTTGTGGATCAATTTCAGTTCCAATTTGTATCTTTTCAAGATCTAATCCCTGAATATAATTTACCAAATCATTAACTTCATTTGGTAATTTATCTTTTCAATCTGTTTTTAAATTAACAATAAAATCTTTTGTTGCAGCTTTTTGTAAATCATCTAAAACCTTTATATCACCACTTGCTAATTTTTGTATTTCTTTTAAATGATCTCTAACAAAATCTTCTGATATATCTTTTCCTAAAATATCTTTTACTGCGGTAATAGCTTTACCAACCTGTTCCATTTCATCTGGAGTAAGATTTTGTCTTTTTTGTCATTTCTTAAGACTATCTTCTCCATCTTTTAATGCCGTATTTAAAGTATCTAATTTTTTACTTAATTTATAATGATGTTCTGCTGCGGTAATAGCAAATGAATCATTTTCTTTTAAAGCTTTGCTATTTTTTATTAATTCTTGAGTATATTTATAAAAACCATTAGCATCAGCTTCAATTTCTTTAGCTTTTGCATTAGATTGAGTTCTAAAACTTTGATTTTGTAAATCTTTTAATTCTCCAGCTGTACTTGTTTTTGAGCCTTTAATAGCATTAAGAAATTCTTTCATTGATGGAACACCATCAGTTTCATCAATTTTAATACCCAAATCTTTTAATGATTGTTCTAAATTTTGATCTGCATCAATAATTTCTTTAATTTTATTAATATCTTCAGGAGTTAAGCTATCAACATCACGAGATAAAATTTTATCTGCCAAATCAGAATCAATATTGTATTTTTGACTAACTTTTCCTCTTTCTTCATTTGCTCTTGTAATAATTTCTTCTTGAGAAACAATTTCTTTATCCATTTCTTCAAGAGCTTTTTGTCATCTTTCTATATGATCTGATTGATATAAATCAAATTGTCCTCCTTGTTGTCTATACGCAGCAATAGAAGCCGCCATTTCATCTGCGGTATATCGTTGACCATTATATTCATACTGTCTTTCTTCGTCGCCATAGTCAACATTAGTAAATTTTGCTTGAGAAAATTCTTCTCCTCGAGACTCAAGAAACATTTTCATAAATGTTATTGCGTCTACATCAAACTCTTCACTGATTGTATCGACTCCAGATCTCTCAGCTTCTCTAACAGTTTCTTGAATCTTTGGTAATTTACCTGCTTGTTCTCCTTGTCATAGTACTGATCCATAGCGACCGCCCTGTTCTTTAACTTTATCTGGTACTATAATCTTATTAATATTATTAACATTAGTATCTATACTTTTTAAAGTCTGCGCAATATTTTGAAAAGTTCCCTGTTGATCTTTAAGAGTTCTTTCTATAGTCGAAGTATAATAATTTTTATTACTTCCACCATTTTCATTAGCATATTTTTCTGCAATTTGAGAAACTAAAGCTTCATAATCTTTTTTAGATAAACCTGTTTGTCCTAATTTTCTTTGCTCTTCTTCAGTAAGATACGTTGACCAGATTTTAGTATTAGAATTTCTACTATCATATCCAGTGTTTTTAGATCGTTCTGCAACAGAGATACGTACAGTTTCTAAAGCTCTTTCTCTATCTTTTCCATATAAAGTTAATTGATTAATATATTTAGCATATTTAGTATTATCTAATGCAGCTTCTTTTTTTTCTATATATTCATTTAATTTTTCTTCATCAAAAGATAAATAATTTCCAGAACTTTTTATAATACCTTCTATATTTAATAAATCTGGATATTTATCTAAAATAGATTGTACTTCTTCATTAACCTTTTTTAATTGCTCATTCCATTCTGAAGAATAAGTAATACATCCATCTAAAGTATTTTTAGCATCTTTGAAAGAATCCCAAGATTGTTTTAAATCATTTAATGAAGTCGCTAATTCATCTGCGCTTTTAGTTAAATTTTCTTGTGCCTGTTGTAAAGTTTTATATTCTCGTTCATTCTTTGTTACGGATTGATAAATTGCATAAGCAGCAACACCAATCGCTGCGCCAATAGCAATATATGGAGCTAATGCCAATAACGTTTGTCCTATTGCTGCTGTTAAACCTTTAAATGTTGCAGCAGTACTAATATTAGCTGTAGTTAATTTTCCTTGTGAAGCTGCATATTCAACATTCGTAACAACACCATTTTGTTTTACTTTATTATTAAGCGCAACCGCCGCAGTTTCTTTTGCTTTTGTTTTTGCTGCCTTTTTTGCTGCCGCTTCTTCAATATAATAATTAACCGCTATTTTTTTTGCAGTATCAGCAATAACACCAATATTTTCTTTAATTAATTTCATGCTATTGCCAAACATAGCTATACTTGTTGCTAAAGCACTTATAATTTGAATTATTTTTTCTCCTGCAGATAAACTATCATTTTTAAAAATGTTTCAAATATTTACAAAAGAATTTAAAGCAGTTGAAGCTTGTCCAACAGCAGACGCTAATTTTACTCATTGTTCAGTATTAATCGTTTGTTTTGCTACATCAACAGCCCCTTTAATTTTTTGACTTGTATTATCTATATCATTATTTAATTTCTTTGTTGCTTTTTCATGTTCTTTACTTGCACTTTCTGAAATTTTTTGAGTAGCAGTATTAATTTGTTGTTGAGCTTTGCTTGTTGCATCTTTTAAATCTTTAACTAAAGGATCATAAAATCCAGTAGTAATATTTTTATTAAAACTAGTTCTAGCTTTTTTATTTGATGAGCTTTTAACTTTATAAATATAATTAGCTTCATTACTCAATTGTTCTCTTAAAGCTTTAACTCTATTAAGTATGTTATTTTTTTCTTCTTCTGTTAATGCTCCAGATAAATTATGGGCAAAAGTTTCTGCTTGATCTGCGGCTGCTAGCATATTTTTTCTGATATTTTCAATATCATCTTTCATGACATCGCCCTTATTTTTTGCTTCTCCTGTTTGTTTATCTTTTTGTCATTTTTTTGAGCCTCAGTTTTCTTTTTTTGTATCATAATCTTCTTGCATTCTTTTTTGAGCTTTTTCAACAAGAGCTAAATATTGTTCGTATCCACCAATAAGTTTATTTTGTTCATCTACAGAACCTTTTATATTTTCAGTTAATTTTTTTTGTGCATTTGCAGCTGCTTCAATAGTTGCATTTTCATCTAAATCTGTTGCTTTATCTATATTTTGAACACTTTTAATATAATCAACTGCACTATTAAGTTCTTCTTCTTGTTGAGCTCTTTGATTTAAAAGTTCTTCTAATTGAGTTATTCATTGTGTAATTTGATTAATAGAATCTTGATCCATTTTTGTCATAACAGATTGAAATTCTGCTATAACATCTTTTAATTCTTTTCACACTGGATCATTTTGAATATCTTTATTTTCATTTAATAATTTTAAATTGTCAATTGCTGTTTCTGCATCCATTGCAGCTTGTTTTGTCTTTTGTAAATTTCTAATTGTTGTAGTAAGACCAGTAGCAATTTGATTGCTAAATACTTGAGTTCCAATAGAACCAAGCATTAATAATGCATTTCCGCCACCACCAATACCTTCAACAAAATTAGATACTAATTTAACAATATTTGTTAAACTATCTATTAAAGAATTGATACCTTTATTATCAATAAAACTACTCATTAATCGTTCTGTTGCAGTTGATAATTGAGTTAAATGAGCTTCTGTACTTTCTAAATAAATATCTTGTTGTTTTTGTAAAGTACCAAGTGAACCACTAGCAGTAGAAATATTTGTTTGAACTTTATCTCAATTATCAAACAATGCTACTAATTGAGTATATTGTCTTGTTCCAGCAACATTTTCTGCCAAAGCAACTTTTTGAGCTTGAGATAATGTTTGTCATTTAGCACCCATTTCATTCAAAATGGTATCCATTTTCTTTAATTCGCCATATTGATCTTTTATATTAATACCAACTTTTTGTAATGCTTCTGCATAAGTACCTAAAGTAGTTCCATCTTCTAATGTTTTTCCAAGCTCTAAATCTTGAATACGAGCAAAAATTGTTTTAAATGCAGTACCAACAGTATCTGCGCTTTGACGAGTTTGAGCAACTACAGTAGCTAATGCGGCAGTAGCATATTCATAACTTAAACCTACTGTTTTAGCTACAGAAGCAAACTTTTCTAACCCCGTTGCGATTTCCTCAGAACTTGCAGCTGTACTAGCTCCCAATGCAGTAATAACATCGGCGAAATACTCTAATGATTTACTACCAGTATCAAAATTATTTCAAATAGCAGTCATGTAATCAGAAACTTCTTGTGCAGATGCTCCTAATACATTAGCCATTTTTACCGTAACTTCTGCTCTTGCACTAGCTTCTTCCGTTCCTAAACCTTGTTGAAAATAAATTAAAGAAGCTTTTGCAAAATCTAATGTACTTGCTCCTAAAGATTGGGCTGCTCTATTTGCTTGAATTGCAAATTTTTCCATTTCTTGAGCAGATTGTCCACTAACAATTCTAATATCATTTAATGCTGAATCTAAATTTTTAGCATAACCTCAAGCTTTTTGAAGAGAACCTGCTAATGTATTATAAACACTTGATGAAATTCCCCATTGTACAGTATTTTTTAATGATGTCGCCATCTTATCTAATAATTTATGAGATTCTTTCATCTGAATATTCATAGTTGTTAAACCAGTTGCTAAACTTCTAAATGCAGTTGTTCCTGCTGGACCCAAGCTTGTTAAATCTTTATATAATTTAGTTAAATCTACTCCTTTTAATGACTGACTAAATTTAGTAATATTAGTTGTTCCTAAGTTAGCGTTAAAAGCTTTTTCTAATGCGGTTTGAACAAGTGCAGCTTCTTTTTGAATTTCAATTAATTCTTTACGAGATTGTGCTAATGATTTATTTTTTGACGTATCAAAAGTTGCTTTTTGATATTGTTCTGTTGTCATAGCAGAAATTTCTTGTAAACTCTTTTTTAAAGTTTGTAAACTTTGATTATCAATAGAAAAACCAACACTATATTCAATTTCTCCATATTTTTGACCAGCCATATCCTTCTTCCTCCTTTTATTTCATAAAAATTATTCCAAAATAAAAATTCCCTCTTATCTATTTATGATAAAAAGGAATAATCTATTAATCTAATCTACCCATTGTATTTTTATTTAATTGGACGACCACCATTAGAAGCTTTAACAAAATCTAATACATTTTGATATTTAGTTAAATCAAAATTATTCATTATTTCTGTCATTTTTTCAGCCTCAATTGGTAATTCTTTTAATAAACTAGATACCATACCTGCTGCAGTTGTACTATATTTTAATTCATTTTCAATTTTTTCATTTGTCATTTTTAATAATTCATTATATTCATATTCAGGAATTGCCGCAATAATTTCATTAATTAAACCATTGCTTTCCATAGCATCATATAACTTTTCTTCATCTTCTCTTTGCTTCTCAGTAAAAGTAAGATTAGTATAAAGATAAATTAAATGTAAATGAAAATACATATTCACTTTTAATGGATTATATAATTTTTCTTCTTTTGATTTTTGTAATGTAATATCAACTAAATCAATTTTATCACTAATTGATAAATATTGCTTAACTTCAATTTTATATTCATTAAATTGAATTTCTTTTATATCTTCTTTTGTTTTTAATTTTAAACTTGAATAAGTTATTTTACTCATAACAAATTCCTCCTTTTTTCTCAAACATTATGAGGAAAAAGAAAGTAATAAAATATATAAAACATTTTACACATTTAAAAGATTAAAACTAAATCCCTTCAAATTCATTATTTTAATGTTTTAAATAATATTTTTATATTTTATTCTTTTTCTTTCTTTAAACTCCTCCTATTATTATTATATTAAAATTTTTAAAGATTATCAACATTATACGCAACAGATATATTAATTCTATGAATTTGATTTAAAATATTTTCAATACGATATTTACTACCACCATCATTCATTTCATTTGTTAAATTAGGATTTGTTAATCCTTCTGCATGGGATAATTTAAAACTCTTTTCTCGTAAAGCATCATTCATTAATATTTCTGCAGTATTGATAACTTTTAATGTACCAGTTTTACTATCCATTAAAACAAAAACATTAGCAGTATCTGTATTGGTTTTTAACGGATTTCCTTTTACAAATGCATCATAAATTAATTCAAAACGCACAGTTTGATCAACATCCTCTTTAAAACCATTGGCTACATGGACCGGTTGTACGGCCGCCGCATGTAAATTAATTCAATGATTAGTATAACCAGAATCTAACATTGCCAATAAAGTATAAATAAGTCTTTGTGTTTGTAAATGAATTCCAAATTTTTTTAACCCCTCTCATTTTAAATTATAATTTTTAACAGATGCATAAACATCTTCTCCTTTTACTTGTATTTGTACATCAACTTTATCTTGACTAGCACCGATAGAAAAAGTACCATTCTCTGTATCAACATTCTTTATAAAATTTATTTGAGAAGTGTTTAATCCTTCAAAATTATGCAAAGAGACTGTAATATCGCTCTTTTTTTCACCTTTTACAGCATCTTGTATTGCTTTTGCTGCCTCACTTTTAGATTTTTGATGAATTCCATCTGCACAACTCGCAACGAAAAATTCTCCAAATTTACCTCTAATAGCACTTTGAGTAGTATTAAAACTATATGCTTCAATTTCATCTTGTAATTTACCTAAAGCACTTTTTAAATTTCCACTTTGATAATTTTGAAAATTTCCAAACTTTAAGCTACTATTAAAAAAATCTTTATATAATTCTTGCAATTGTTGTGCTTTATTTTCAAAAGTATCTTGTCTCATAGTTTGATTTTCTTGAAAATATTTAATTAATTCTTTAATTTTTTGTACTTTTTGTTTTCTTTGCGTTAATTCAGCAGTTTTTTCTGTAATACCAGAAAGATTTAAAGAAGGTTGCGCAATATTACCATATAAAAATTTCTTAATATTTTCAGTTGAAGTAGTTTCTGCTAATAAATCATATGTATAATCTAAACGTTTTTGCCTTTCAGTGTTTACTATTTGTTTATCTAAATTTTCTTGAAAATCACTATTTTCTCGCAATCTCATTTCTAATTGACTAATAGTACTAGTAGAAATAGGTTTAACACTACCTAATCTCTTTTTTTTATAAGCTTCTAATCCCATAATATTAAAATCTTGACCTTGTCCATATCTATTAGTTCCATATTTTAAATAGTTTTTTGTTAATAAATGAACATAATCACCTATAGCACTCATTTATATCACCTATTTTCTCTATAAAATAAAAAAGAGGAGACTATTTTTTTATAGCCTCCTCCTTCATATTTAATTTTTATTTTTAAATTAAATTGTAGAACCTGTGATTTCGCTATCTTCATCAGAATCTTCATTAGAATCGTTATTATTTGTAGGGATAGCAATTTCAGCAGTATGTTTCATAACTGAATCAATTTCTTTTGTAGCAGCTTCAGAATCTTCAACTACTTGGAATACACATAATACTTTGTGTTTGTTATCAAAATAAGTATATCCAGGGAATGCATCCATAGTGAATGTAAATGTTGAAGGATCTCCTGTAGATGCCATAGAGAATGTAAAGTTAGATTGAATTTTTACATTTGGTAATGTAATTTCTGCAGGGAAATCTTGTCCAGTAGCTTGATCTCTAAATAATGTAGAAGCTTCAACATAATAATATCCACCAAAGTTTTCTGCATCAATTTGTAATTCAGATACATTTAATGAATTTTTAACTACATAGAAATCAACAAATACAGTTCTTCCTGTATAGTCAGTAGCTCCTTCAATTTTTTTACCATCATCAGCAACTGTTAAGTTTTCAATAATTTCTCCTGTAACAGAACCATCAGATTCAGTAACTACTACAAATACTGGAGCAGTTCCATCAATCTTTTCATTTGTTCCTAATGCATCTGTTAAATCAATTTTTCCATTTGCATCAACGTTAGCAGCTGAAGTTGTATGTACATGAACTTCTTGTCCTTCTTTTTTGAATAATCCAGCACCAGATAATACTGAGAATCCAATTGGAGATAATAAAGCATCTTCAACAGTGAAAGTTAAAGTCTTTTCACCTTCCCATGCGATTAAACGAGTATTTCCTCTACCACCTTGTGCATATACAGTAGTAGCTGCACCTTCAACAGTAGAAGTCTTTGCTGTATCAATATATAATACTGGTTGTCCAGCTTTAAAAACTGTGTTTCCAATTCTAGTGTCAGCTTTAGCTTTGAAAACTACATTACATATTTCTCTTACACCAAATTTCATAATTTTCCTCCTTTATAAATTTTTATTTTTTCCTTTTACCACTTAATAAGAATTGTTAAAAATTCTTATTTTGTTTATTATCATTTATTATTAGAGTTTTTTAGAACTCCGTTTTCATCAACATTAGAGTGAATATCTTCCATCCAGTCGTCGACTTCTTGTAGATCCTTTGCACCAGCAAGTTGAGCTTTTAAATGCACATCTCAGCTTATTTTTAATTGATACCTTTTAAACTCATCAAATAATTGATAAGTGGTATAATTAAGCAAAGAATTCATGTCTTTATTTTCTCCTACTGCAAGAATTGAAACATATCTACTCAAAATAGCAATTTTCTGATTATCCATTCCCTTTGCGGCCGCAAGTTTAGCTTGTCGGTCACGAAGTTTATCAGCAATTTGTCTTGCCAAGCTTCCAGATGGCTTATAATCAGAACTGCCGCCACCTAAGCAAAGTATTTCATTCAAAGCTTCAATAAATTTATCATAATTATCTTTATTTAACTCAAAAGTTAAATTATCTTTCTCTTGAGTAAATATAATTTTTAGATTTTCTATATCAATTTGAATTTGATAAGTAGGAAATAATAGAGATAATACCATTTGGGCACAAGTTTTATTTATTTGTACACTTGGATTTTTTTCTCTCATTATTGACATTATTATTTCAA